TCTAGCATGCGGCGTTATGCCGTTCCAGGACTAGGGAGTTTTCCATGCGAGTACACTATGCAAGGCGGATATCCGCGACGGTATGGAAAATCCCATGCGGTGTCAAAATCGAGGGCAAGGAATGGACGCCACAGCGGAGTAAAGTTAATTGCCCTAAATGCTTAAAGCTTATGACGGCGAATCCCGTTAATAGGCGCGGAGCGCTCTGTCATGTGGATAAGTCTGAATAGCCTGTGGATAACTCTCGCGTTAATCCAATCGCACCGTATAGTTGCGTGGCTGTGGATAACTTTTCTATCCCTGTGGACGTAGAAAAACCCGCGCTCTAAAAACGCAGGTTTTCGGCATGACCCTTGCATACGCGGCGCGTATAAACCGCTATTCCAATCATGCTTGAAAGACGTGTGTTACCCATGACACAGCCAGTCTGACTAAGCTATTGACTTTATTAGTCTTTTAGCGCCTCTCGGCTAAATAGCCATAACTATTGATTTTTCCTAATCCACAGTATAGCGTAACAGGTACACTCTAAGGACTAGAATAGTCTCGCGTTGCATTGGGATTGGAACGCGGGCCGTTAACGTGCCATTACGGGGTCACGGGCCGGCTATAGGACGCTTTGAAAGGATCGGATAGCCTGACACCTATAAGATTGGAATACGCGTCTACAGGGTCAGGGAACGCGCTATAAGGGAACTACAGATAACATGCCAAAGGTACAATGTGAGACATGCGGAATAGAGAGGCTAACCGTTGAGAGGGGTTATCGCTTTATATGCGGTAGGTGTATCGAAATACTAAAGACACTTTATAGGTCATTTCCACAGGTTAGGCCAAAATAGTGTTTACATTTTGATCATTGTCTAAAAGTTCTACAGGTTTTTCAAAACGGATACTAGTGTTATTAAGTGTTTGGCTTTGGCATGGCCGCTGCAATGACTTAGCAATATAACGCCGCAACGGAAATAAGCGGATAACGAAAGGGATACTCACATGTTAAAGAACGTTTCGATTGATCAAGTTCAGGAATTCGCTGTGGACGGCATTAACTCCCGTCTCGGATCTCACGGTATGGGAATTACAGGGTCATACCTGCAAGACTCCCGTCATACCCAAGTGTCCGATCGATTCGCCGTGATTCAAGCGGCTAGCGTGGGTCAAGCCCTTGCCGAAAGGGGTTTCAACATGACTAGCGTGATCACGGGCAAGGGTCGGCATGAGGACAAAAAGGATTTTCAAAGGACTATTGCCCGGTATCGGTCAACGGATGCATTCGAGATTGAAGGGTTAAACCTGGACATTATCTATATCTCGAAACACCTTGGACGCGGCATGGACGAATTGAGACTAGGGCTCTATCGCGGTGTATGTGCTAACGCTTGGGCAACGGGAACGCTTTTTGAGTGTGTCCGTTTTCGCCACACGGGCAATCCCGCTGAGAATATCCAACAGGGAATTCTCAATGTCCTGTCTCAGAGGACACAGCTTATCGATGCAGTCAAGAGAATGCAGAGTGTCCAGATGGACGCAGTGAAAATTGACGCATTGTGCAAGCAATTCGCGGCGATTCGCCTTGAGAGTGTCCCGAATGCCCTGAACGTCAACTACAGGGCTTTGGCCAAAGTCAGGCGAAATGACGACGCTAAACTTGACTTGTTTACTGTGGCGAACGTGCTACAGGAAAACGTGATCAGGTACCCGCTTAGCTACCAAGTTGAGAGTGTGGACGCGAACGGCGTGGAATTCCTGCGTAATCAGTCAACGCGCCGCTTTAAAGAGTCCTCTGAGGCTCTAGTCAATCTCAACGGCAAGTTGTTTGACGCTGCAATGCAATTCGCGGCGTGATCCACGGGCATGGGGTCCGGGTACCTAACCCGGACCCTAATCCCTCAAAGGCGGAACGTCATGTGTGAAATAAAGCGTAAAGCTAAGGTATTATCAACGGAATTGCAAGGTTTACGTGAGTGTACCGGCGAAAACAGTATAGCCATGTTTCAATTGTTAAACGAAGTACTTAAAGACGCTGACAGCCTGATTCAGTCAATTGAAACTGTACCTAACGTGACACTGACCTTAGACGAAATGACCCTTGACGAAAGGTCAAACGCCGTTCGCGAACGTTCCAAAGTGATCATGGCTAAGGCACGCGAGATTAGTGAAAGGTCCACGCGTGCAAGACAAAGGTCAATGGACATTATAAACCGCTGGAATAAAAAGGATAAGGTGATTTATGGCTAAAATGCAATGGGGTTTTGATCTCACGTCATTCGGTGACGGAAAACAAGGCGCGAAAGTGTTTCGCGAGATACTTGAAGCGTGTGGACTCCCGACTAAGCCAAAGCGTCGTCGGCCCTATCGCGCGGATAAACTGATCGGACGCGTTGACCCTTTGAATCAACGGCCCTTTGTCTGGAAAACGAAAGGACTCCGCCTAGTCACGGGGAATGACCCTTTGACGGGCCGATACTCGCGGGCCGGTCAACGCGAAAACGAATTAGGGTATGCGTCTTATATCGGCATATCGGGCGATAAGGATAGCGTGACTAAGCTAGCTAAACTAATCGCGGAACGCGCCGAATACGTTAAAGAAGAGACTCCCGGCGAATCGCGATTTATCGGATAGGTGTAACATGACTAAACGCAACGTTTCGTTAGTAAAGAAAACGATTAAGGATAACGATACCTTAATGGCTAAATTGTTACTGGAATGTTGGAACGCGGAACGTCCACATTTCGGTGGCGTCGGCCCGCACCGATATGACGGCAAGGATAAAAATTGCTGTTATTGTAATCGTCCTAAAAATTGGAAGCCCGTCAATGCCGGCATGGAAGCATGTCTAGTCCACGGGAATATTAACGATTAAAGAGAGGGAATAAGCCATGGACATTCAAAGGAAATGCGAGATTTTGAAACAGGCGAACGTTAACCTAAGGAAAATGTTTCCAAAGGGTCCGTTGCCTCTGATCAAAATGCGGGACATTGAAGCGGTGTACGATCGGAGCGTATTAGGATTTTCAGTAGACGCGAAAACAAAAAAGGGATTAGGACGCGGATACTTAACGGGTATTATGTATCTCGCGCCTTATAAACTCTCGGGAATTAACATGTGTCCCATGGCGTCGAAAGGCTGTGCAGCGGCGTGCTTATTCACGGCGGGCCGTGGCGCGTTCCGATCGATTACGCGTCAACGCGTGATCAAGACACTTGCTTATCACTTCGATACACCGCGATTCGTGGACGCTATTAAAAAGTCAATCCGTTCGCTTATCGTCAAGGCGAAAAACAAGGGATTGACTCCCGTTGTGCGTCTCAACGGAACGTCCGATATCCTTTGGGAACGGAATACGGACATTATCCAGTCATTTCCTGACATTCAATTCTATGACTATACGAAAATCGCGCAACGTTTTCTAATGCCCGTTCCCGCGAATTATCATTTGACCCTTAGTCTCTCAGAGTCGAATGATTCAGACGCGCGGCTAGCTTTGGCCAAAGGACATAACGTTGCCGCTGTGTTTCGAAAGGACATACCGGCCCGCCTATTCGGCTTTGACGTGATCAACGGCGATGATACCGACCTAAGGTTTTTGGATCGGCGCGGCGTTGTGGTAGGACTCAAAGCCAAAGGCAAGGCTAAGCATGACGCGTCTGGCTTTGTTAGAGAGACGGGCGATACTGACACAGAGTCAGAGGCAGCATAACATGAGCAGAATAAAATATAACTGGGTCTCAAATGGCCCAGGCGGCTGTGACACACACTGTATCGAGTATCCCTGCGGGCCGTGTCATACAGGAAAACATAGGCCAGATGAAACGCAGTGTGTTAAAGATGACACAGAGCATGAGTGTGACGAAAATGGCACAGTAGACATTGACCTATGCTCTGATTGCAAGGATCATGCAAGTTTTTGCAGTCAGTGCGGAATGTCCTCATGCTGTGGCGCGTCGGCATTTGATACTGATTACGAGATTGACAGGGATTAAACTGTCTAAACGGACCCAATGGGTCAATCGAAAGGATAAGGTGATTTATGGCTAAATCATACCGCGTCATTATTGCTTGGGTCAATGGCGACACTAGTACCTTTAACGTGAGGGCGAAAAACAAAGATGACGCTGAAAATCAAGTCATTCTCTCGTTAAGCGGTACTGCAAGGGATCACATTTTGAGTTATTGGAGTCTGTTAATAAAACGAAAGGAAAAAACAAATGCTAAAGATCACATTTGAAAACGCTGAAAAATTGATCAAGTCTAGCAATGGGTCAATTTTCTCATGCGAATTTGTCAAAGGCGACGGATCAATAAGGAAAATGACTTGCCGTCTCGGGGTCAAAAAACACCTTAAAGGCGGAACGCTGTCATATGACCCTAGCGAATTGAATATGATACCCGTTTTTGATCTGACAAAACGTGATTATCGGATGATCAGACTAGACACGTTGCGGAGTCTCACAATGGACGGGCGAACGTTCGCCGTTGTCTAAGGCGCGGGATAGGGGTCCGGGTTAAAAGAGTATCCTACCCGGACCCTATCTTAAAACTGTTTTTTCGATAGGAATATTTATGGGAGCACATGACATTAGTTTTACTGTGGACGGCTCACAGCCTTTTAGCGCGGTGCGCGACGCGTTCAAGACGCGGCGCGAATCAGACGCACAGGAAAACGGGCATGGACGTTATTCGGGCGATTTTCAAACTGTCAATAGAGTTGATAATCATGGCGACAAAGTTTTTGACACTGAATCCCTTGCACAGGATTATTGTCTAAAAAATGCACAAAAATGGGAAAACGTCATCGCCGTTCGCGTCAAAAAAATCGACGCGCCTAAGCCGACTAAGGCAATTGAAAAACTTCGCGCCACAGTCAAAACGTTGCGCGATACACTGCGAAATGCCCATGGATCGGCCCTTGAGGGATACAAGGCAGCGCGGCTATCCTGTCAATATATGACATGCCGTAATTGCAAGTCTCGCCTTGCAGCGCGGTACCTTTCGAGCATTACGGATAGCTGCGCAGTGTGTGGCGAAAGTCTCGCGGCGCGTTCCCTCTTAAGGCGCGTTGAGAGTTTGCAAGCTAAGCTAAATAAGGCGAATGAGAGACTTGCAACGCTCGAAAAAAGCGCACTAAGCGCCGCTTTAGCCAAGTCAGACAAAACCTATTGGTATGTGTGTGGATGGGGAGCTAGCTAGGGGAGCGGGTCAATTTTTGAGTGTTAGGGAAAACTAAAGTCAGGAGTGAATTATGGCTAGGAAAATATCGATCCCAGAGGCTAGAGTCAAAGCAGACATACACCAAATCAACGTGATCAAGAAATTGGATAAGCAAGCGGCTTTGTTACTTGTAGAGCTAGAGTCATTAAAGCAAGCTGACCCATTCTCGATTCACACCAGACACCTAATGGTGGAAGTCTTGAAGGATGCCGAACATCTCGTGCATATGGTCCTGCGAGGTAATAGACAAATCAAGCTGGACAGCGCTTGTTTGATGCAATTGCACCGATCAGATAACTTTCTAAAGCGCTTTGTCGCTAAACTGTTTTCTCCTACCAGGGAGCTATTTTTAGCGTCTCAGCGAAACTAAACCCAGGAGTGAATTTTATGAAACTGCCAAAACTGAAATTCAAGATAAACGATATCATCAAGAACGCAACGCCGGGATCAGGCGGAGCACAGGGTCGAATCATGGCATACGTCTGGAACGGAGTGGCATGGTATTACGCTATCGCATGGTTTGACTCTTCAAGCACAGTTTATCGATGGTTTCTATGCGAGGAAATTGAACATTTTTACGAGATTGCAATTCGTCCAAACCAATAGGAAAGGCGGAATAAATGCGGTTATCCACGTTCATTGCAGAGTTGCAGGATTTACTACTAAAGCAAGGCGATAAAGAAGTTGAGTTGCAAGGCGATATCGAATCGTACAATGATGACTCGATCGAAGGAACTTTTGAAGTGGGCGGCTACGCTAATGGGGGCAAAAAGGCTTTGATCTTGCTAGTCGAAAAGGAAAGCCGCTTCGAGACTTGCAGCGCATGCAGCGGATCAGGTTACTACGACCACAATGGCAGCCCTCCATGCGGTGCCTGCAATGGAAAGGGCCAAGTCAAGAGGCGATAGGGAGTGGGTCAGTTTTTACTGCGTTAAATAAAATAAGTCAGGAGTGAATTATGACAGCCAAAGAAAAGATCGCTTTTGAAAAGGGAGTTAGCTTCGCCGCTGAAGTAGCGGATATCTATAACAGTTCGACTACACATCCTTATCAACTAGGTGATTGCATAAAAGCGAAGTTGAATTTGCTGGATAAGAAGAAAGTCAAACGCAATCGCTCCAAGGATAGGCCGATAAAGAAGGCGCAAGTAGACATCTTGCAATGGTGTTTGGCTGAGGTCATGCGCTTACCGATCACGGATCGGACGTTAGAGTTACGCGATCGAGTTGCCGCGCGAATTGAGCTAGTTCAAACGGGTAAAGTTAGCGCGAAATATGAAAAACTGGTGATCAAATAATGGTGTACCTCATTCACTTCGATAAGCCATACAAGCACGCCAAGCACTACATTGGCTTTTGCGAGGGCACTGGAAACCTAGAGCCACGAATGCAAGCGCATGCAAAGGGTCAGGGCGCCCGTCTGCTCGAAGTATTGAAACAGGCTGGCGTTGGCTGGAAGTTGGTGCGCGTGTGGCGCGGCGGAGATCGCAACTTTGAACGTGCGCTAAAGAAACAAAAGAATACACCGCGAATGTGCCCTATCTGTAATAGCAGCCTGGGGGACATTGAAATTCCAGAGGTAAAGTTTGAATCTCAAAAGTGTTTTTCGGATAAGGGTGAACAAGAATTGATCACTGTTTAAAAGATAGTCATATTTAGAGAACAGCGCAATAAGGAAATTAAGTAGTTAGCGCTGGCACAGACGATGCACTAAGTATAAGACGTGAAGATTGCTAAAAGGAGTTAGACATGCAAAACGTTTCGGACATCGCAAAGAACATCGAAAAACTCGTGAAAGAAGGATCTTTCACTAAGGCAGAAGTTGTGGACTTCGAGACTTTCGTGGTGTTCAAACAAGATTCTCCGACTGGCCCCATGTTCCATGTCTCAGCTTTTGAATCAATGCCTCCCGAATTCAGAATCGCTTTCCATTGGAAGAAAGCTGGCGATACCGTTGGGCCATGGAAAATCGTGTCGGTATTCGATGTATGGGCCGCCGATTTTAGCAAATTAACATTCAACACAATGCCAAAGGCAAGCTGATTATGGAAAAGAAAACAGAGGGTGTCGCTGAGAAATGCGACTCGACGTGCGCTGGCAGACATGGAAACGGCAGCCAAGGCGAAAGCCTCGCTGGACCGCCCGAAGACTCGGAAACACAGGCCGAGCCCTCTATCCTTTCTGTTGTGGTGTGCATTGGCACTCGCGCACCGATTGAGGTTTGTCAATGTATCATTTGCGACAGGCGAAGGGTTTTGTTTTCAATGCCTGTAACGGCAAAGTCAGAATTGGAAATTGAGATCGAAGAACTTCCGTTTTTAGGAGGATAGTATGGGAGAGAAAAGATATAGCGGTGGATATTCTATCACGCCACAGCCTACGATCGATGAGCGCATTAAGGATTTGGAAACTCAGATCACAGCGCTCAAAAAGGAAAAGCGCGAACAAATTCGCTTGGAGAATGTCAAAAAGCGTGCTCTGAAGAAACTAACCAGCGAGGAACAAAAGGCACTCGGTCTCTTGTAATTTTCCACAGTCTCTCAAGCGGCCAGTATGGCGTGTCCGTTCGGACATCCAAAAAGCGCTGTACTGGCCGCTTCCCCTCCGACACACTAGACTAAAGTAAGACACAGCGTTATCCTAGCGCCATGAACACGCGCGATCTAATGGACTTCGACCGATCGCAGCTTAGCATCGCCGCTCGTTTGCTGTCAACGCTCCATACGGACTTAGATCACACAGAGAAACTAGGGGCCAAAGTATGTGTCGAGCTAAACACTGAGTCAGGCTACGTATTCCTAATAGACAACAACTTCAATGTGGCGATGCTTCGCGGCGAAGTTTTAGAGGACTGGCTACGCTGTCCGAAATGCCTCAACGAGGGATTTAAGATGGACATGACTAAATGTGAAAAGAAGTGCTGTCAGAAATTGGCACAATCCTTGCATGTTTTATGATTTCTCTTGACACGAATGGTACCAGTATGGACGTGATTTCTATGGCCGAAATTCCGCCCAAATCATGTCAAGCAAAATCGTAAATTTAATCCAAAATGCATAGTCATATTTGAAGTTATGGAACGGATACTTTATTTGCAGAAAGCGAGCAGCTTTAAAATGAAAATCGACTTATCAATTCAATAGGATGAGTTGTTATGACGTGGTGCATTTATTTTTCGCTTGATCAAACCGATCGGGTATCCCATACTGGTCTCAAGAGGTCACATGGCAATAACGCTGTGTGATTCAGCCGAGAAGGATAAACCTATGGGATTAGCAGCACGTATGCAGGACAACGAGATCAATCAAACGTCATCGCAGAATAGGCTTACCAAAGAGCCGAAAATGCGTGAGGCCATTGTCAAGAAAGAAATCTCGTACCATAAGGACGGGCAGGAAATCGTCGTGTTGGAGAACATGTCGATTTGGGTAGACGTAGAAAACGGCATTGCCCTGGTCGGAGAGGATCACGTTGAGATCTTCTGCGACGAGTATCATCTGATCAACTAGATCGCTTCACGGGGCGCCCCTAATCCGGGCGCCCCAATTTCTTCTTTACTCACAAAACATTTCATAGTAGTTGGCCGATTCGCTCGAAAGGGGACGGCCTAAATGAGGGTATTGATTGTGGAGGATGACGCCTCTATAAGGCGTATGCTGGCACACGTTTGCGATATCGTTGGGGTAGAATACGACGAAGCTGATACAGTACAGCTAGCACTTGACAAAATCGATGATGGGTGCCCTGACTTAGTTTTGCTTGATATGCTGATGGACGGACGATTGGCGAGCGACATTTTCGAACACTGCCGTCGTCAGAACAAAGTTCCTCGTATTGTAATGATGACTGCCCTTTCTTGCGCAGATAAGCTGGCAAAGCGATTTAAGCCCGATCATCTAGTCAAGAAGCCATTTGATTTAGATACGCTAATGAATCTACTAAATTAAGAAATTTCATTTGACTCATGAAATAATATTGACGCAGAGAGTAGAAAATAGTACAACCTAGCTATGACATCGGAGGACAAAGCCTCCGCAAAAAGAAAACCCACCTAAAATACTGATGTCGAAAACACAGTAACCTACGAGGAATAAAATGAAGAATGTAGATGCGAAGGAGTTAGGAAAGGGTCTCATGGAAGTGGCCCATGCCTCGGAGACAGCATACGCAGTCGCCGAGTATTTTCACGATAGGTTTTTCAATGGAGAAAAACAAGGTCGTAACCGCCCATTTGTGGATATCCGGCGCACGCGAATGGAGATGGTCCGCGAAGGCAGGAAAGTGATCGAAGCTGAGTACACGAAGTACTGGAAGGATCTGCAAGCGCTTGGAGTTGGTTCCATCGTTTACGGGCGCCGAGGGAATCCAGACCGATTCGCGTTGCATTACTCTCTCAAGGGGCTCTCTCAAGCGATGATGGACGGCACGCTTGATCAAGAGACCAGCACAGCGGTTGAGAGACAGCAACGGCCCAAGCCTTCGCAGGTAAAGCCTGTGAGGGCGAAGGTAGAGGCCAATGGAAAGCGGCAGAAGAAGACGAAAAGCAAGGTGCTCTGTATTCCCTTGCGCGAGGGAGTTGTTGAGATCAATCTGCCCAGCGACATCACGCGAGACGAGATCGCAACGCTTCACACAGCGATTGATCGCGTCTCAAGCTGATGTGATGTGATATTTAAAATTTGAAACTTGAAACTGGGCCAGGTAGCTGTTAGCTATCTGGCCTTTTTGTTTAGTTGACTCTTATTGTCTTATTTTGCTACTCTGTTAGCTAAAGGATGTGACCAATGTTTGCCAAAGTTGACAGAGAAGAAAAGATCGCAGCAAGCTTAGTCCTATTTGTGGGCGGCATTGCAATCGCAATTAGCTTATCTGGCTGTGGTGGTCCGCCCGGCGCGAAGGGGGATACGGGCGCGCAAGGCCAAGCTGGACAGAACGGTTACTCTATTGTGTCTACAGCGACACAGCCGCCTGCCGGATCTTGCGGTCAAAATCCAGACGGCAGCGATATTTCAGGCACTATTATTCTTATGGCTCAAGACGCAGCCAATACAGGCCGATGGGAGTCCAATGATCCCGAGCAAACTTCTATCCTCGTATGCAACGGTTCAGTAGGCCAAACAGGCGCGCAAGGCAATCAAGGCCGCGATGGAACAGACGCCACGCCAGTGAGCGCGGTACAATTCTGCGCAGGCTATACCACGACATATCCAAGCAGCTTTCCTGAGTTTGGGTTATGTCTTGGCAGCGATCTATACGCCGTATATTGGGATGGCCGTAATGCGTGGCTCTCTGAAGTGGTGCCCGGCTATTACGCTTCAACGTCTACCAGTGCGCCTTGTGATTTTACAGTCAAAGCTAACTGCCAGATCAGTCATTAGTGTTTAAGTCTTTGACAATGACTAAAAGTTCTACATGTTTTTCAAATAGCGAAATAAGGAAATTAAGTACTTAGCCCTGGCACGACCGCTGCAATAGATAGCTGCAAGGTTGATAAGGGAGAGCGTATGAAACTGCAAGAATCTGCTAACAGGCTTGAGACGAATGTTGAGAACAGGGAGTCTCGCAAGTTCAGCATCAACAACGCAGAAAAGATCATCATGATCTTGCGCGATAAGATGTATGAGACCAAAGAGCAGACTTTGACCCAGGAATACATTTGCAACGCTCGCGATGCGATGCGCGAAGTGGGCAAGGGCAACGGCTTCGAGATCACGGTGCCTACCCGTCTCAATCCTCTTCTCAGCATCCGTGACTTTGGCCCTGGCATGTCGCCCGAGCGTATCAATAACGTGTTTACGTATTATGGCGATAGCACCAAAACTGACAGCAATGTCCAAACGGGCGGCTTCGGCATTGGTGGAAAGAGCGCGTGGAGCTACACGGATAGCTTTACCATCGTCACGTATATTGACGGCGTGAAACGCACCTATCTGGCCCATACGGGCAATAATTCGGGCGCCATCGATCTGATGAAAACCGAGACCACAGACGAGGAAAACGGCACCGAGGTTCAAATTGCCGTTCGGCCCGATGACGTGCGAGAGTTTGAGCGCGCCGTCTCGCGTGCGATTTACTTCTGGAAGGACAAGCCGACTGTCAAGGGTATGGAAGTGCCTACCCTTGTTCAGGGCACCATGGTGAGCGATCACATCGAAATCATCGATCGCAATGCTCTCCCCAGCTATGTGAGTGGTGGAGACGATTACGACAATCGCCCGCTTTGCGTGATCGATGGAATTCCTTACCCGGTCACTGAAAAGCTGCTCCAAAAGTGTCCCAAGCTGAATAAGGCGCGACAGATCCCGCGCCGCCGCTTGGTTCTCCACTTCGGCACTGGCATTGTCGAATTGGGCGCCTCTCGCGAATCGATCAGCGACAGCCCTTTCACTGTCAATGCGCTTGAGAGAATGGGCACCAAAGTGATGCTCGAACTCAAGACATTCATTCAGTCTGGTTTTGCCAAGGTACAGACCGCTGGCGATTACGTGTCCACGTATCTTGAGATGTCCAAAGACTTCCACTTGGAGGGTGGCTTCATTAAATACGGAGAGTACGAGATGAAGGGCACGATGCTGGTCAACCCCTTGCTTAAAAAGGTCAAGATGACTGTCATTCATTGCACCGGCAAGTACGGGCGCCGAGTGGAGAAGATTACGAAACAGGAGTTAAGCGAGATCAGAAGGGAAATCGATATCGCGCATTTTCCGCACACTTTCTATCTCAAGGCCACAGAAACTCCTGTGGTCCAGAACAAAAGGGTTAGGGAGTATCACAAGAACACGACTCATTTGCTCCTACTTGAGCCTTTGAATGGCGATATGGCTTCGCTTGATCAGGTAATCAAGGAATTGCAGATCAAGGATTTCCAAAGCATTACCTATACGGAAGTCCCCAAAGAACAGCGTGCCAAGGTCACGCGCGGCAAAACCGAATTTTGCATGCACTGCCCTGGTTATGGGCTCGATCGCCACACGTACACGACGCTCGATGACAACATCCAAAAGTGGCTGTATGTCCAAGTCAACGATGGCGATTGGGAAGTGAAAGGCGATCTTCGAGAGTTGGACAGCTATCTTAGGCAAAAGGGCTTGAGAATCTGTGGACTCGCTCCGCGAGCCGCCAAGATGGTTGAAGGCAACAAGAACTTCAAGCCTCTCAAGGAATGGCTCGACAACTTCACTCCGACCGATTGCGACGTAAAGGCTATTGCTCACAGCGAAGCGAGAAATGGCGGAGTCATTGGGGTTCTCAGCGGTCTCAAGGGACTCAAAGATCCCTTCCTGACGGAGATGGTTAAAGAATATAAAGCCATTGGAGAGTCCGACAAGCGCGTGGCGATGCCCGAGGTCATGAAAATCAAGGTTAGGCAGAGCAAGGAGTATAAGGCTTTCAAAGAGAAAGACGAGAAGCTTGCGAAACTGATTTCCAAGCAATATCCGCTCGCTTACGAAGTGGAACATTACTCAAGACATGTTGGCGAATTGGCCTTTTATATCAATGCGAAATACGAGGCCAATGAGTGAGCAAGTTCCACGTTCAAAAGAAAAGTTTCGTGTTGTATAACACACTGTGTGGTGTAAACTCGAAATTAACGGTTTTAACGCTGGCAAGACTACAGTCTTATCCGCGCAAGAAAATGTGTAAAAGATGCGAGAAAATCGCAAGGGAAGGGAAAGCAAATGAGCGTTAATTATTCAGTTCTCGATGAGTCTGTGTGGCTGAACTTCAATCATAAGACGGTTCAAATCAGAAAAGGCGATCCCCGCTTCGAAGATGTCCTGCAAGCAATCAGAGAAAAGCGCCTGAATGACATCCCCGCCCTTGCAGACATGCAGTCAGCCTTTGAGGGCACCGGAATTGAAATTCGTGATGGCGTGCTTGTGGACAATGAGAAGTCCATGCCGAAGGAGTTGAGTGATCGCATTCTCAAGTTCAAGGAACAGCAATTGCCTTATGATGCTCTATTTAAGTTCTGGGAGAATCTAAAGAAGAATCCTTCGTACAACTCCAGGGCCATGCTCTACAAGTTCCTTGAGCACAACGGCCATCCGTTGACTGAGGACGGATGCTTCATCGCTTATCGCGGTGTGACCGAGGATTTTAAGGATGTCCATACCAAGACATTCGACAACAAGCCGGGATCGGTTTGCGAGATGCCTCGCTCGGAAGTAGACGATGATCCGAACAAGACTTGCTCTGCGGGGCTTCACGTTGCTTGTTTCGACTATGCTAAGGGCTTCGGTGAGAAAATGGTCGAAGTGAAAGTTAACCCTGCCGATGTGGTCTGCGTGCCCGTAGACTACAACGGGACCAAGATGAGGACGTGCCGCTTTGAGGTTGTTGCTGAGACTGAGAAGCCCCGCAGCGAACAGCTTTACGACCATGATCCTTCCGAGGAAGAGGAAGAAGAAGGCGATGACTACGATTGCTACGACTGCGAAGACGCAGGCTGCATCGAATGTCAGCCGGACAACTTCTGCGCCAATCCCACTTGCGGCGAAGAAAGAGAGCCGTTCGGTAATTTTTGTCCCCACTGCGGTCACGAACACTGATCGCAGATCAACCCCGGCCCGGCATCACTTCTCCCCCGTTGGATGCCGGGCTTCCCTAAAGGAGCATTGTATGAAGAACAGACTTGTTGCCTTGATCGCTGGTACTGGTTTCCTTGGCGTGATCGCGTTGATCTTTACGCCACTTGCCTTGAGTTTCTACGGGATCTACTTGGCTTTCTCAGCCAGCATCATCCTCGGAGTGCTCGCGCTACTTGTGGAGCCGTCTCCCTTCATCCTCGGAGTGCTCGGAGTGCTCGGCCATCCCGAGGTAGCCCATAAGATCGCAACTTGGCTTGGTCTGTAACGCAGGAGTGAATCGTGAGAACGTTACCAGAAGATGACTACGACGAGAAGAATCTAAAGAAGCTGAACGCTGCTTCGTGGATGGTTGAATGCCTTGCTCTCAACCCCGAGTACGTGTTTTGGGGACCAGGCGAAGACTACATGAAGAGTCCAACGGAAGATGGCGGCTGGGATCGTGGCCTAGAATTCGCCTCGTGGAAGGAATTCAATTGGGAACTGAATGAGTTGAACGAAGTAGTTCACTATTACTTCAATCTCAATAGGGAAAGCGTCCAATGCTCTGCCTGCACTGGTAGCGGTTACAATGCCGAAACGAACCAAATCTCTGAAGATTTCTACGACTTCAGTGAGATGGGACGCCGTTGGTGCGACAAGATCACACAGGACGAATGCGATGCACTCGTTGAGCAAGGCCGTTTGTCCAAATGGGTTGATGGCAAGTTAACCAAAAACGTCGGGCTCACTGTGGAAGAAGTGAATAGAGCCAACTCTCGTGGTGGCCATAACTTTGAGTTCTTCCATGACGCGATCAATCGCTGGATTCTCATTGAGACCAGAGCAAAACGTCTTGGTGTTTGGGGTAAGTGCCCTAAGTGTAAGGGCGAGGGCCATATATTCACCAAGCCAGCCGCTCAACTACAACTCGTTCTTTGGGTGCTCCATCCTCGCAAAGGCTGTTCGCGTGGTCTCATCATCAACAACTTGGAGAAAGACGATCTCCCAAGTATTTATGCTTACTTGAAGAAAGCAGACGATCGCAATAGGGAGAGGTTCGCAAAAGTTGCGGCATGCGTCGAGTTCCAGGAGTAAATTTTATGAGAGGCGTTTTCTGTTATAGAAATCTCAACCGCAAAGGTGTGGTATGGAGTGTCCGCTCTAACCGCAGCGGCCTTGTTATTCGTAGATCCGAACTTGTGATTCTAAGGAATGTTACGTTAAAAGTTTCGCAAGCAGGGAGAAAGAGAGTGCTTCGCCAAAAAAGAAAGAATGTACACGCTGGCGCGACTGGCATTCTCGTAAGCAACACAAACGCCTTTCGAGACACGGCTTGGCAGTATGCCTGGGTAAGAGTCAAATATGATCCCTACAAGGCTGGCTACTTTGTGGAAGAGTCTACTGGTAAAAAGGTAACAAGTGCGAGATACCTGATGTTACGAAATGATGGCGCCTGGGCTGCTTTCCCGAGGTAACTTATGAAAGATCGCTGCGCATACTGCAAAGCTCCAGTCCCTAGAGGCTACAGACGAACTCTTCGCATAGACAGAAGTAAGCTACCTCACACCTTCGGCAAAGCCAAGAAGAACGCGAAGACTTTTTATCACTATGCCTGTGCTGTGTGGAAGAAAAGAGGAGTTAAATGAAAAAGGGTAAGCGAGTCCGTTTCAAATTCGCAGTCAAAAAGGCTTATTTAAAGAGCGACTGGGGATACAAGGTCATCATCCCTGGCCGTGATGGGATGCATTCGACTATCGAACGCAGGTTAACGAAAGACTCTGCCGATGAGCTGGCCGGAGCCTTGGAACGCGCGCACTCGGAATGGGTAAAATACGCCAAAGAGAAGGCCGTAAAGAACGCCTGCCAAAACTGTAAGGGCTCTGGCGACTACGACGGGAGCGCATGTCTCCGTTGCGGCGGGGATGGGAAAGAGTTCTCCGATGTGAGGAATAACAAATGAAGTATATCTATATTGTCACATGCCACTACGCTTCTGATCATGGCTTGGACAGGGGTAGTTCAGAACACTTCTTTCTGAAGAAAGATGAAGCTATTAGATTCTCTGCCAACTCCACGGGTCCAGGCATGTGGGCATCTTGGCGTGAGAAACCGATCGGATCTTATCCCAAGCCGAAGAAACGTATAAAGAAAGGAAAAGCCTTTTGAGGATTGATTTATGAATCACAATAACGAAAAGACCGCGCTATTCCCTGGTAGTTTCAATCCTTGGCACGAGGGTCATGAGGATGTGCTGAATAAGGCGCTCAAGACCTTCGACAAAGTTGTGATCATGAGAGCTATTAACCCAGAGAAAGAGGCGCCCGGGCCTATGGAATTCCCCGAGCATCTTCTTGTAGGTGGGCGCATAGAGATCGTGGAGTTTCGTGGCCTGCTCAGGGACTATGTGTCTGGCAGGCACTTTGATGCAGTGATCAAAGGCGTTCGCAACATCGAAGACTTCATCTATGAGCAGATGCAGTTCTACTTCAATCAAGATCTTGGTATGGAAACTCCCATGTTCTTCGTGATCGCCAATCGCGACATGGTCCACAAATCCAGCACCTTTGTTCGCGCTCTAAGAAAGTTCAAGAGGGCTTAATGTACGAACTACTGATTATCTACCAAATCAAGCATTTCCTCTGCGACTACCCCTTGCAAGGTCAGTACATGCTCGGGAAGTTCAAGCCATGGCCAGACTTCATCAAGCCCTTGGCTACTCATGCTCTGGTCCATGGGGTGGCTACGTTTTTGATCGCCCTTGCATTCAATCCCAGGATTGCTTTTTGGGTAGCTCTGCTCGATACCGTGGTTCACTTCGCAGTCGATCGAGTAAAAGCGAGCCCCAACTTGCTTGGGCGCTTCAAGCCACTTACGGCCTCAACTTATAAGATGGCCTACAACATGAGCCAGGGCTTGGGCATGATCTCTGGCGATTCTATGACCGATAAGCTGGATCAGGAAAAGCTCAAGGCGTATAAGATCATTGGGCGTAAAGACATTCGAGCAAACACGTTCTTTTGGTGGAGCTTGGGCGCAGATCAGATGGCCCACCACTTAACGCACTATCTGATCATTTTCTTACTGCTGAAATAAGGAGATAGCATGGCTAGGAAAATTGCAACTTTGAGTAAGAGACATTGCAGCACAGGTGGCGGCAATTATGGAAGTTATTATCAGATTTCCGCTCGAAGAGGGATCAAAGTTCTCGATGGAGAAGGGGGTTGCGTTTTTGATACCCAAAAAGAGGCAACGCAAAGTGATTTATATGATGAAGCTAAAGAGGAAGCTAGACTCTTAAGGAAAGCTCGCAGAAAAACAAACAAGGTTCCCACATGCTACGGAGTGCGTTTAGTAAAACAAGACGGTAGGTATGCGGTGGGAATCGAAATGGAGCATGCGAAGGGTCGAATGCTAAGCGAAGCTTGCATCGACAGCTCTATCGCGCACAAACTTGCGGAGGATTTGGAAAACGAACTTCGAGTCAACGGAATCTCCCATGGCGACTTGCACTGGGATAACATCATGTACTACAAGGGGAAAGTCAAAGCTATTGACTTTAGCCCTGGACATGTAACTGTCAAATAAGGAGGAAAGCAATGGAAAACGTTAAGGTGTTTAAGAGGTATCAGAACAGGAAGCTCTACGATGTCGAGCAATCGCGCTACATCACGGTGACGGATGTTCTCAAGCTTCCCGTGGGTAGCTTTAAGATCTTCGCACATCCCACGGGCGAAGACGTGACCCTCGATGTAATCCTTCAGGCGTTCTCGAACGTCGAAGTGAAGGATAAGACTGAGCAAAATAGGAATGCAATCCACACATTCCTCAACACACTCGGTGCTTAAATGGCCAAGACGCTACACGTAAAAGTTGCGTTGGAGATTCGTGTACCTGATGACGATGACGAAACAGTGCGCGAAGCCATTAAAGAAGCAATGCAAGAAGCTCTTGAGAACGATGAGTTCGAGTACGAAGAAGAGATCGTGGAAGATGAAGAGGAATATTCTTGAGGAAGGACTTACTTGCTTTCTTTATTTGTTTCGCGGGTCTGTACGTGGTCTATGAGGCCATGAAAATAATACTTGACCTGATTATAGGGAAATAAGAAAATAGAGTTGGAGGTACGTATGAGAAATAGGAGAACTAAGGAAGGTAGCAGGCTAAGAATTTACGTCGATGCGCTTTCGTGCGTGGAGTCCATGTCTCTTGACCAATGGATCGCGGAATGGGCGCTCACTGCCCCAGCCGATGCGGTGTATGTTACGAAGCATCAGTGGACCCAGTACCTCAAGGAATGCATTGTTCATGAGGCTTCTAAGATCGCTTATCGCCCTATGCTGGAGGCCGCATGAAGATCCTCTTGATCGACGATCTTCGTAGCGAGGACATCATCGAGATCACCTATGGTAAGCGGCCAACACATGTAGCGCGCGACTACGATCAAGGAATTAAAGCTCTTAAAGAAGAAGGCCCTTTTGACCTGCTCTACCTCGATCACGACCTTGGAGATTACAACAAGTTCGTGGAGAGAACTGGATACGACGTGATGTGCTTTCTGGAAGAGAACCCTCAATTCCTTCCAAAGGAAATCGTGTTCGTGACCGCAAACCCTGTGGGCCGCAAGAAGATGATGGCTGTCTACAGAAAGCTGTACTCGTAGGAGAAATTATGAAGCGGTTCCATGAACTAACTAAAGAACAGCAGGATCAAGCCATCGAGTTCGCCAAACAAGAACTCAAGGAACTGATCAGCGTCAACATCATTTGCTCTGATCGACCCATGACTGACGAGAACATCCACGAGTTTGCGACGATCGCAGCTGAGGATGCTTTCTATTCTGAAAAAACCGATGCCATTATCGAAGGGATTGCCGATGAAAACGCGTGATTTCGAGAGACTGTTGACTAACGCTGGTTTTGTCCTTGTCAGGGTAAACGGCCATAGGATATGGAGTAACGGGCAGCGCCATGTCGCAGTGACCAAAGACCGCACGATTCACCGTGGTATTGCGCGCCGCATCCTCAAAGAGATCGGCTACAGTGAAAAAGTTCCAGAGCTGAACTTCGGGTGAGGATATGGAAAAGCTACAGCTAAAAGAAGCTCCTATGAAGTGTGGTCAGTACGAGGCCGTACAACCTGTGTATAAAAAACTGATCGGCAAATCAGGCGACATTTGGCTTGTACCCATTGGCAAATTTGCCGCCGATAATGTTCATGTTTCGGGTGGGCCGAACAGTCGCGGATACGCTGGAGCAACCCTTAAGTTCAAACTTGAGGATGGATCTACCCTGGAACTAACTGGACCATGGCACTGCAATGCGTCTGCTTTATTCGCTGACACTGGCTATGACATTCGAGACAAGCACTCTACCAAAGTGGTCTTGGCGCTGAAAGCCGAGCACAAACCAGGGAAATGGCTGCCTGAGCTTTCCGAGATCCTTCACAAGGATGAGGAGCCCCAGGAAGGGATCTTCGATCGTGGCACCGACATGGCGAAGGAATACGCAAATAGACTTAATAAGCCCGTTTACTACCACGTTGAGACGGGCGGCGGTTCTCATAGCGGCTGGATGGACCCAGGAGAAAAGTAATGGAATTCAACAGAATTGGCCATCTTTTTGGACTTGCTTGGTATACACTTAAAGAACTTAAAGTATCTAGGCAAGGACTCGCAGAGGCTTCTTATAGGCGAGGGTACAAACAAGCTCTTGAAGACATGAACACAATAACTAGAGAATTCGAGGCAGAGGTCTCACTCTGGGAAATGGACGAAGAAGATGCAAGACACTCTAGGCGATAGAATCAAAGGTCAGTACGAGGATCGCACACGGTACTTTCTTCCGAGGAGAACATACACGATCATTCGCGTGGATGGGAAAGCATTCCACACACTAACGCGCAACTTTCGTAGGCCATTTGATCATGAATTCATGTTTGTCATGGATCAAACTGCGATCAACATGTGCAAACAGATCCAAGGAGCGCAGTTCGCTTATGTGCAATCGGATGAGATTTCTATTCTTCTGACAGACTTTGACAGCCCACAAACTTGTGCGTGGTTCGATGGCAACGTACAGAAGATGGCGTCAATCTCTGCTGCAATCGCTACTGCCGAATTCAACAAGGCGTTTGCGACAGCAGCTAAGACGGCGAATGAAATTCGGGGCAATGCTAACGAATATATGACTGGCGATTACGGTCAACTCAAGACTGGCTATTTTGATTCTCGGGTGTTCACTATCCCCGATCCGGTCGAAGTGGAGAACTACTTCATTTGGCGCCAACAAGACGCGAGCAGAAATAGCATTCAGATGGCTGCCAGATCGGTGTATAGCCATAAGCAGCTAGAGGGAAAGAATACCAGCGAACTGCACAACATGCTCTTTGCCAAAGACATCAACTGGAATGATTACTGGAGCGGGGAGAAACGTGGACGTGTGATCAAAAAAGATCGCTATGTGCTTATCGACACCGAGACAGCCGGTGTGAGCGGCGAGTTAGAAGTCAGCGAACCTGTCTATCGTACACGATGGGTTTCTTACGACGGTACTGGAATGGAGAATGAAATCCCAGTATTTACGCAAGATCGCTCTTTTCTTCGTAAACTAATTCCTCTCAATACTGAGATTATCGATTGTATGGTCGATGAAATGGGCGGGTAATGACTGCCGAAGAACTACAAGTAATCAAAGAGAAGATCAAGAACTCAATGGTCGAGCATCTTACCAAGTCAATTGGATATCCTGATTGTACCAACGATCAGATCATTTCGCAGCTGAAACCCATGTGGGTTAAGTTGGAAGAAGAAAACTTGATCCTTCCTGGTATGTCCTTTAGTGCTTTCACTGTTCACGCGGAACATGCCTTCCTGTTTCAGCAAATGCAGGGAATAATGGGACTCTAGTCTTCAAACTGTCCGTACTGATTCTCTTCTTTTTCAAGATACGACAAATTGATGCTGCCGCCTTTAGGCATTTTCTTAGCTTCTTCTTCGACCAAATCGGCAATATTCTTTTCGTCCTTGAGCGCCTTGTGAATGGGCTTTCCAGCTTTGATACGGGCGATGTCTTCTTTCTCAGCCTGTTTGATGAACTGGGAAAGCTCTTCTCTCTTCTCGCGCTCATACTCAGGATCTTCGAGCGTATAGATAAGATCCAAAAGGACATGGATGTCTTCTTCGAGGTTGAACTGAGAAAGCTGATCTTCGAATTCCGCTATCATCACTTTTTGCGGATCGAGTTGTTCAACTATGTGAAGCGGAGTGTTGAACTTCTTTGAGTAGGCTCGGCAGATAGCGCGCCAGATGGATTCCTGCGTAGGGGAGATCAGGGATTGGATCGCAATTGCCTTGCAGTAGTCGAGTAAATCTTTGAATTCCATTATTGGATCTTCTTAAAGAAGGTTTCAAGTTTGGGGATTAGAGTATCGAGATCGACTAGAGGAAAGCTGTCATGTTCAACGAATAAGTGAAGCACTTGGGTGTACGGGTCGAGAGTGAAACCTCTAAGGCGCGCACCTTTCGGTATTCCCTTGGCTACTCGCCAAGCGGTATCATTCTCCATGATCATGAAAAAGGCTTGTGGATTAATTTCCATCCTCTTGACTTTGGCTTTCATCCATTTCCTCGTCCTGATTCTTGAGAAGCCTTTCGGCTGCCTTCCTGGCGTTCTCTAGGACTTCTTTCTTTTTTTGTTGTAATTGCGCAGCGAACTTGAGTTCGGCTGCAATGGCGGCATCAAGAGCTTCGTGAACGACATTCTCGTCTGCGATATCTCCTGCTTGTCCGTTCTGTTGTAGAGTAGAAGACCAAAAAGGTGGGGCACTAATGATACGATGCTCAAGCTGAGCGAGTGCAAAGGCTAGGTTGTCTTCATGCTCAAGCGCGATCGTAGGATTAGGACCAAGGAGTTCTCGGTACTTCCTGCCGGCAGACAGCTTTTCTGTAGGAGTCAAGAAACATTTGAAACGGAACGTTCCTGTGTAGGTTCCGTAGATGCTCCCTTCGATCCTCATATCCCAACGTGCTGTATTTCCTTCGATAATCACGTCAGAGCGGTCTAAATATTTCTTCTTTTCGCTTTCTTCCATAAATCTCCCACCATTTTACTGACTTATATCAGATGTATTAAAGATTCAGTCCTGGAAACCAAAGGAAAAGTGGACCAAAAGAATGTGTAAGTCCCTATTTCTATTATTATAATATAGTGAGAGGGAACAGGGGAGGATATAACTATATATCATGTGAATTTTGCGATTTTGCGAAAATAAGAAAATAATTTTGACTTAAGAAAAATAAGTAGCTAAAGTAGATAGTAGGAGTAGGTTATGTTCGAGTTGAACACTGCTGGCTACGATCTCTACGAGGTAGGAGACCTTTGGTTCTTGCACGTAAAAGGTGGGTCAGTCTTTTCTGGTACGTTTTACAAGGTAGCTCGTCATGCAATCTCTGTTCTTGGTTTCAAGGCTACTGAGATTGAAGAAGCTATTGGTGAAATGACTAAGAACGGACATAACGGTGCTCACTTCGGGATGTACAAAGGTTTCATTTTCTCTTTTAATAAGGAGTTCAAAAGTGTCAAAAGGGCTAGTTAGCCTGTTGTTCCTGGTTCTCTCTGGTTGCTCCATAAGGACGTTGCCTCCTCCAACTCCCATGGAGCCAGAAAAGGATCTTCAAGTAGGCGATTGTTACATTTCTGCGCCGAATGGTTCTCACTCAGAAGCAAAGCTTTTTAAGGTCATTGCAGTGGGTCGCTTCAGTTACGAAGTGATAGATACCTATGGAGACAAGTTCACAACTAGCTCTAAGGGTCATGCCGATGAGCAGGTTGACTGTTTCGATCGATTTGGAAAGAAGTAATGTTCAAGAATAGCTTTGATGGTACCGGCTCTAAATGGCTTTGTGATCGTTGTCGCAAGATTTTGGCGCCAGTGAGTTCCAATACCGCAATTAATTGGGAAACGATTAGCGCTCCTCGAAAGGGTCAGCCCGGCCATACTCTCAGATTCGACTTTTGCGATGAGAAGTGCAGGATCATTCACCTTCGCGGTAGAAAGTACTGGCAGAGAAAGCAAGATCATCGTGAAAAGAACGGGTGTACGCGTGAGCCTTAGACTGGTCAAAACAGTCAGAGGCCATGCTGGGGCGCCCGACTCTTGTTCCTGTGGCTGCGTTCATTTCGTTGCGGTGAGTGCTGGTTGGTCATGCGAGGATTGCCGCAAGTACTACGGTCCTGAACTCACGGTTGGCCAGCTTAAAGTAGATCTGAAGTCTCTGACTGAAAAAATGGTAGAGTTCAAGAATGCGATCAAAGACCTTGAACATCTGGTGAGGTAAACATGGAAGATATGCAGGAAAGAGTTTTAACCTTAATGAATCATGCCGAGGATGGCTCCAAGGCCCGCGTGACCATCAATCCAACTATGGTTGTGGCTACTATCGCGAGTGAAGAAGATGATAACTTCGAAGGTGTAATCGTCAGGCGAACAAACATTCTTTTGATGGAAGGCCAGCTTGAGGTCTTCATTACCATGGCTGATTTGGCCATACTGGAGAGAGCAGTTGGAACCTATTTCCTTCCGTAATGATTGTTTCTACGAGTTATATGACGAGCTTGTAGGAGAGACCCTTGGGTACTATAGGACTATTCAGGGCGCTATAAAGGCCATGGGAGAGGCTGTAACGAGGCTTGCAGAGCCTTTGGCCAGGGATTGGGAGATGGGCGATAAGTATCAGAAGATTGACTTCGCTCTCAGATATAGAGTGGAAAGTCACCAGCTAAAGGATTGATATGAAACCTAGAGCGCGAGTGAAGTTTTGTTGGGAATGCGGGAATAGACTTCGTAACTATTTCAGCTTCAGGGAAATGCTAGTGGATGGCCATCTGCGGGTGCTGCACATAGCATGTGCTAGGGAGATTAGTCGCGGTTCTCAATCATCTTCGTCAGAAGCTGAACAAGCTGACTATGCTGATTACGAACCTCGGAACGAAGCTCCTCGATCTTCTGGCCGAGAAACTTGAGTTCGCCATTGTACGTTTCTCGTAAGTGATTTAAGTCTTTTTCAACGTTTTCCTTGAAGTTCTTTACCTGACTTTCTAGGTCATGGATCTTCCCTTCAAGTTTGAGCTTCATTGCCGCGTCGGCTTCTTTGGCCGATTGTAGGATCTCCGCAGCCTGTTCCTTTTTAGAGCGCTCAAAATCGCGGGCGATCTTTCTTACTGTGAGCCAAGCTGTGCCGAGAGTGATTACAACTCCGGCTTCTGGAACTAAGTTTTGGTATTGTGAAAGGTCCATGCGAAATCTCCGACTTCATTTAAGATTACTCGACATGTGATATATCCTGATTATGAAACAGAAAATCGCCGATTGGATCAATGTAGTTTACGGTTTCCGTAAGTTTATCGCATGGTTAGCACTTTTCGTCGTTGCAGTTGTATTTCGCCTAAAGGGCTTAATTGAAGGTTCTCAGTTTGTGGATCTTCAGAAATCCATCTTCATGGGTTTCGTTGCCGGCAATGGTGTAGAGCACATCATGACTACCGTAAAAGAATACATCAACGCTAAGGGCCAGCTGACTACCGTGCAAGCTCAGCCTCAGGGTGATGACGTTGTTTCGGGTGACGAAGAAGCTACTCCAAAGGCGGGTTCATAATGGCAGACGAACAAACTCCCGTAACTCCTCCGCAGACGCCTGCGCCAGCACCACAACCAACTAAGCCTACTTTTCTCGATAAGATCAACTCGGATATTGGAGAGCTATGGGAGAAGGATAAGTGGTTTGTTATTATCTTTGGAGCACTGATTTTGATTATCAAGTTCAGAGATATCTTAATTGACATTCTTGTCAACAGCGGAAAGAACATTGAAAAGAACGCTGAAAACAAGGATGGTAAGTTAGCCGCCCAAGAGAATCAAGCAAACCAACAAGCAAATGATTTGGTGAAGAAGGCTGAACAGCTTCCTTCGCAAGAGCAGCCGGTGGACGATGACTGGTATAAAAAGAAGCCGTAGCTTGATCGTCCTTTTGGGCGCTTTGTTTTGTATTGGACTGGCTGCTTATAGGATTTGTTACGTAGTAAAGAATTTTACTTTGAAGGAATTGATTGAACATGAAAAAGGTCATAGCTAGTGTTTTAATTTTTAGCTGTCTTTCGAGCGCAGCTTATGCGGATTGCGACTTCTCGAAGGGGATCACCCCGGGTCCAAATCATACTTTCATCTACAGCGAAGAATGCCATCAAAAGGTAGGACAGTTGATTCAGGACAATGCAACCAAAGATAAGCAGATCGCAGATTATGTTCAGGCTATCAATCTGAAGGATCTTGCTATTACAAAGGCCGATAGCAGAACTCAGTTATGGATGGATACTAGTGACAAACTAACGGATCGCTTAACTAAGGTCGATGAACTACAAAAGAAAAACGATTGGCTTTATTTCGGCCTTGGTGTACTTTCGACGGTAGCAGTTGGTTTCATGACGGCCAGGCTCATTGGTCGTTAAATACGCTATTTTCTTAATTGACCTACAGCGAGCGGCATAGTAGCCTGGCGTTCTAGGTCACTTAACTTTTAGGAGAAATCAAAAAATGAAATTGTTTGTTCTTGTCCTTAGTCTTTTGGTCTTTGCTTGCGGCAATGCTCAGGCAGGAAGCTCTGGTTGTAGTAACACTAGCGATCTCACTTGGTCGCAAGCCGATCCCTATGATCATCTTACGGCTAGCCAGTGCATTGTGAATGCTACTCAAGCCGATGCTGGTACGACCAGTCTTCTCACTTATCTTCCTACCGGCCCTTCGGATGGAGATACGTTCACGTTGGTCGATAAGACTCCTACGTCTTATGACACCTGTGAGAATTGGTACGACGATCCTAGTTGGGGTGGTGATGGCAACACCTACGCTGGTTGTGCGCCAGCTGGATTCGGCTTTGAATCAACTGATAGTAATGTTGATGGCTCTACATCGGATACGCTCTACGAATTTTACTTCACGAATTGCGATGTAGGCGATGTCACTAACGGTGGTGCAGACCCTTCCAAAATTGGGTCGAATCCCTGCACGGCAGATCAACTTCCTTCTTATTGGTCCGATTATCAGTCAAAACGATACAGTTACACTGCAACCTACAGCACAGCTGCAGGTGGTTGGGTAACAACTTACGCTCCGGCTCAGTAAGTTCAATAGGCCAAGGATGGCTTATTCTTCTGTCCACTCTACGTAAATTTCAGCAGTAGGCGTAGTACCAATTCCGTTAAAGCAAAGTCCAATAAAGTCTGAGGTTCCACGAAGAACTAAAGATTGTCCGTTCTTATCACCGAAATCCCATTCATAGAGTACTGGCTGAACAGTAACAGCAGGGGTTGGAAATTCGAAACGAAGGCTTCGGAAGAATCCAGCACCAGTAGCTGTGGTAGCGGCTACGGACCATGTTCGTACCACTGCCGTTGCCGTCGCGTTATTAGTATCATGTTTTGCAATGTTTCCAGATTGGCTTGCGCTAGTTCCGCCTGATAAAGCGGAAAATCTTTGTAAGTTAAGAGTCGCTACACCGCCAGTAGCAGCTGTTGCAGAGATAGCGATACGCGTAATACGTACAGTTTTTGTAGCGCTGCCGGTGATAGAAAAGCTTGGAGCTGTAGCAGTTGAAATAGGTGCAAAGTCTACAACTGCACAGCTGTATGTTGCTTTCCTACCTTCGTTATTAACGTACTGTGCTGCAGTAGAATCTAAACGTGCTGCAGCAGAGTTTCCTGAAGATAGCGCAGGAATGGTAGTGCTATATAATCCAGCATATAAGACGGAGTTAGTAGGAGCGGTTGCGTTGTCAGCAGCATCCAAAGCAACGCCAGTGTTGCCTACAATACGAGCTGTCCAGTTGCCCGATTGAGTAGCAAGTACGTTGGAATCATTTGATACCGTAACTCTTGGTATTCCAGCTCCGCCTGCTCCTGTGCCAGTAGAAATGTTTGTTCCACCAAATTGAGTGACGTTATTAGTCCATGGTCCTGAAGCTTGAGTTACCGCACCGATTGTATTAGATCCAGTAGGTAAGGAATTTCCTTGTGTAGGTGTTTCGCCAGTACTTGCTTGGAGAGATACTGTCGCACTGTTTGTGCCAGTGACGGAGCATCTAACGCGAAAACTTGCCAAACCAGCAACCGGGACGAGCCATTGGCCATTGGCCGTGGTAGTAGTGGCGATAGAGCCGCTAGTAGGAACTACTGCATTAATAGTGAACCAATTGGTACCGTCTATATTTCCTTCAAAGATAATGGTTCCAGTCCACGTCGCTCCGGTGATCTGCACTCCTGTTACAGATTGTCCAGTGCCTAATGCCAATGTGACAGCATTTGTGGTAGCTGTCATGTTTAGGCTTTGAGTAATGGAAGTTAAATCTTTATTTGCAGTTAACCAGGGTGCAGTGTTAGGAGTGTTTCCTGGTTGAACTGTCCATGTTCCAGATTGACTTACGGACCAAGGTGCTCCGCCTTGCTGGACTGTCCAGGTACCTGACTGACTCGCTGGAATGGCTGTTTGGTCTGAAGCGATAGCGACAGGTAAAGAAGAAGCCATGGTCTTTTGACCAAGAGTAACCGCCGTACCAGCATTATCCTGTAATTGAGATTTGACTACGCTGGTATTAGTTAGAGGAGCAATAACCTGTCTAGCGGAAGAATCTAGTTGGATATCTCCGCGTTGGCCATTCGTGAGAGTTGGAAATGCTGTATTGAACACTCCGCCAACTTTAACTGGATTGCCAGAATCTGCAGCGCCAGAAGCAACGTTACCTACCGTCTGCCAAGGAGGAGTTCCTTGCTGTACGGTCCATGTGCCTGACTGACTGACAGACCAAGGCGCACCGCCTTGCTGTACGGTCCAAGTGCCAGACTGAGAAGCAGGGATAGCGGTTTGATCCGAAGCAATGGCGACTGGTAAAGAAGAAGCCATTGTTTTCTGGCCAAGGGTAATGGCGGTGCCCGCATTGTCTTGTAGTTGGGATTTTACAATGCTTGCATTCGTGAGTGGTGCGATGACCTGTCTGGCCGATGAATCGAGCTGGATGTCACCTCTTTGACCATTCGATAGAGTTGGAAAGGCTGTGTTGAAAACACCGCCTACTTTTAAAGGATTGCCAGAATCTGCAGATCCTGAAGCAATGTTACCAACAACCGACCACGGAGGAGTCCCTTGCTGGACTGTCCATGTACCAGACTGAGATACTGACCAAGGCGCACCAGATTGGCTTACACTCCAAGGTGCTCCACCTTGTTGAACTGTCCAAGTTCCTGACTGAGTAGCTGGAATTGCCGATTGGTCTGTTGGAAGAACTACGCGGAGAACTTGTGCAGATGTAGTTCCTGCTCCAAAAGCAGCTGCGCCTGTAGCGTTGCCAATTTGAGCAGCACTTCGTAAAGTGTTTGCTCCTACCGTTCCAAAGTTGGTATCTACTGTGCTAGGTAAGCTAGAAACTGTAACCGGAATTGCGGTTTGGTCAGAAGCGATAACCACAGGTATACTACTTGACATAGTATTCTGACCAAACTCCATTGAATTGAGTCCCAACTGATCTGTAATGACTGTGTTGGTATTGATGATGTAGTCGTTCGAATCAACACTACTCAAATATACAGTCGAAGTTACGGTTGAACCTGAGCCAGTATAGAAATCGAGGCGTTGACGCAAATAACGTCCGTTAATCCGAACCTTAAACATATAAGGTTGGGTAGCAGCTCCGCTTTGCACCATATATGTACTACCAGTTATGCCACCTGGACTACCACCAGCTGGTGCAAGTTCATATTGAAGAGTTTGAGCTGGAGTAGTGATCCAGTTTACATTATCATTGCTAACTTCGAATATAGAAGTAACAGTAGTTGCCGCACCATTTGCAGGGGAAGCAGATGAGTAAATATAGGCAGTGGTGTATCCAGTAGCATCTAAGGTGAAAACAATACCATTAAGCGAATTTGCACTACCAGAAGTCGCGGTATTATTCGTTAGTGAGGAGACATCTAATGCACGTTTTGATCCGATAAGTTCAGATGTAAGAGCATTTGCGGAACCATCATATAGGTTTGTTGCTGTTCTGAGTGTTTGAGCGCCTGTAGCTCCTGATCCAAAGTCGGCAGCACCTGTGGCATTACCAATTTGAGCAGCACTTCTAAGTGTTTTAGCACCAACGGTCCCATAATTGACATCAATAGGAGAAGGAAAAACAGCAAGCAACGCCGCCAAATCTGTATGATTTGCTGATTTGAAAGCAAGTAAATCGGTGTCGATTTGATTAAGAGAAGTAATTTGCGTAGTCTGGTTGGCGGATGTCGCAGCGCCAGTTGGCAAAGAGATTGTACCGCTGATGTTATTGATATTCCATGTACCCGACTGGGATGCTGGAATTGCCGATTGGTCTGTTGGAAGAACGACACGAAGCACTTGAGCAGATGTGGTTCCTGCTCCAAAAGCAGCTGCGCCTGTAGCGTTGCCAATTTGAGCAGCTGTTCTTAGTGAACTTGCGCCTATAGTACCATAATTGGTGTCTACGGTAGTAGGAAAGTTAGCGACGCTCCAAGAACCACCTTGTATAGCTGTTACGGAGTCGGTGCCAGATCCTAGGGTCCATGTACGCCCCGTAGTCCAAGTTCCTGATTGACTAACACTCCAAGGAGAAGTTCCCTGTTGAACTGTCCACGTTCCAGACTGGCTTACAGGAAGTGCGGACTGGTCAGAAGATAGAGTAACCGGCAACGAAGACGACATAGTCTTTTGGCCAAGCGTAATTGCTGTACCGGCATTATCTTGTAGCTGGGCTTTAACAGTCCAAGCTCCAGATTGTGCAGCACTAACGACATCTGAGGCGGTGAGCGCCCTGATTTGCGTTGGATCAACATACGCCGTTCCATTGGTGATTCTTGCGGGTAAATAGTTGGTCGCGCTGAAAGGTGAGCCAGCCAAAAGATCTAGGTTGGCAGCTACCCTATTAGTAGTTCCGGGGGTTGTTTGATCGATCCCTACCTTGCCAAGTAGATTTGTTCCTGCTGGGAGTGCCGATTGCACTTGCACGGGCATGTTTAGATCGCCACCTGCGTAACCTACGTCAGTCCAAACGTTCAGTGCGCTTCTGACTTGGGTTTGAGCGATACCTCCGCCTGATCCACCGCCAGTAACGTTTACGTTTAGTGAGCCACTGGTAGAAGTAAGTGGGTTGCCGGCGCTGTCTTGAATTTTGACTGCTCCGACTGTGACGGTTCCATCGAATGAGATCGGAAGTGGATTGTTGTCATCGTAGAAATTGCCGTATTGATCGACGAAGATGACGCGATCGGCTACTACAGGATCTCCCTCGTAAATAGCCGACCAATGATCCTTTTCAGGGACGTTATTTTTATCTTGTTCTCCAGCGCTGATAGCTGCGCCAGATGCTACCGTCCAGGTCGAAATATCAAGAGGTGGCCATTGCGCGATCTTGTTGTCTATTTGGCCAACAACGAGTTGCGTCTTGCTAATGACTCTTTTGATCTGAACTGGGAGTGTTACGCCAGGAGTGCTATTGGTTAGTACAGCTGATTGCTTAACACGAAAACCTTTCGTGTCAGCAACGATGATTAGACCAAATTGATTACCGTCAGAGGTAAACGCCTGCGGAGCTACCGCTGGCCATTTTCTTTCTAAAGCCATACCTTATCCTTGCCAAAAATCAGCGACCTTTCGCTGATATAGTAAAGATTAGGATGGCAGGGGAGGCTGGATTTGAACCAACACCCATTGGGTTGGAGCCAATGTGACTGCCGTTATCTTACTCCCCTAAAAATCAACAAGGGGCGCATATCAAAGTGACTTTCTTTGACTGTTACCCCTCGCTTAGGTGTACCGCGTTATTCCTGGTAGTCGTCCAGATAGGTACTCCGAATTTTGGCAGAGGGCACAGGATTCGAACCTGTGAGTCCCTAGCGGGACTACTTCTTTAGCAAAGAAGCTGTTTCAGCCGCTCACACAGCCCTCTATAACACTTTAGACTTTAAAAAATCTTTATTCAATTGAGTTTTTAACCGATGACAATTAGCGCATAAGGTCTGTAAATTATTCGGATCATTGTTTTCGTGGTTTCCATCAACATGATCAACATCCAACTGACACGGATGAATAGCTATAAAAGCGCACTTTTCACAATGCTCTTTTTTGTGTTTTAGATAAGGACGTTTATGTAACTGTCTCGCCCTATCTCGCTTTCTGTCATTTTCCCTTACACAAGTTTTACACCACTGATGGTGACCGTCTTTTCTAGTTCTATTTTTAGTAAACCTAGATATTGGTTGAGGATTTATCTCTGGACACATTGGTCTAGCACAATTCTTCATCCACTTAAGATTATGGCTGGGATTGGCTGGAAAATGGCTGCGGAGGTTGGGATTGAACCAACGACCTTTCGGTTAACAGCCGACTGCTCTACCGCTGAGCTACTCCGCATCAAATTTCTGGAGCTGGTGGTAGGATTCGCACCTACTATGGGACACCAGCTCTCTAATTATATTTACTTAAAACCTGAACTTCCACTAAATTCATTAATTATAATTTGGTAGCGCCACTGGGACTCGAACCCAGGTTGTCGGTGTCAAAGACCGCCGTACTAGCCGCTGTACGATGGCGCAACATAATCTGGCTGCGGATCTGAGAATCGAACTCAGGCTTTCGGTGTCAGAAACCGTGGTCCTCCCACTAAACGAATCCGCAATTTTGGTGGGGCTATCGGGACTTGGACCCGATTCTCATGGTTAAGAGCCAAGAGCTTCACCGTCAAAGCTTTAACCCCATCTTGGTTGTGCTGTAGGGAATCGCGCCCTCTTCCACGGATTAAAAGTCCGCTGCTCATCTACTAAAGCTTTCAGCACAGATTTGGTCCGACAGGAGGAACTTGCATCCTCTTACATCGCTTCACAGGCGACGGCTTTACTCTATAAGCTACTGAGGGTACTGGCCGCGCTGCTCGGATTCGAACCGAGAACTCTAGCTTCGTAGGCTATGGTTTTGTCCAGTTAATACTACAGCGCGATATCTTTACATCATATTCTCCTTTTGGTATTGCTTACGGGACTCGAACCCGTGTTCTCAGAGTGAAAGTCTGTTGTCCTAGCCGCTAGACGAAAGCAACTCTGTATAAATGGTACTCAGGGTGGGACTTGAACCCACACGCCTTCTCAGGCACTAGTTTCTAAGACTAGGGTGTCTGCCATTCCACCACCTGAATTCTTTTGGTCTCGCAGGTAGGACTCGAACCTACAACCTTGGCCTTAGAAGTGCCCTGCTCTTCCATTGAGCTACTGCGAGACAATGTCGAGTGGGTAGGAGTTGAACCTACGAGGCCCAGTTAAGGACGACGGTTTTACAGACCGTTGTGACCAGCCGACAGTCACCTCCACAAGCTTTTTGAACCGTATATTTCTCCTATAAAGTTGGTGCTTGCCCTCGGTGCTGCCCCGAGTCCTCGTGTGCTTCAAACACGCGCTTCTACTGAGTTAGCTTGGCAAAGCTCTTTCAAAATCGTATTTTTCTCCTACAAAGATCCGTATATTTTTTCCTACAAAACTGGCAGTGCCTACGGGATTTGAACCCGCGTTTCTTGCTTGACAGGCAAGTGTCCTGGACCAGGCTGAACGAAGGCACTATTTTAAAATGGTCTAGCGGGAAGGATTTGAACCTTCGCAAGGACACTGTCTCTCCTGCTTCCAAGGCAGGCGACCACTCCAGACTGGTCTGCCGCTAGCTTGTCGGCGCTATGCGCCCTATTCTGTTAAAACCTCTCTCTACTTCCGCTCTTAATGTCGGAAGCCTTTCTTTGATTCAGGTAGTCACGTTCTTGTTCAAAGACTACGTGCTTAGGTAGCTTCGTATAAACGTCCATAACCTTCCACAACTGGCCAGGGTAGTCCTCTAACGTAATGAGCCAACCTACCCTGGCCCCTCTTTCCTCGATCCAACACGTCAGCTCGGTGCCATTGGATCTAAGTTTGCATTGTCTGTAAAATTCCATAAATTCGTCTCGTAGAAATAAAAAAGCCCTCGTACTTTCGTAGGAGGGCTGTGTTCGGGTTTCTATTTAAGGAGATTGGGCAATAATGAACACAGTCCTACATATCAGGGAGTTCCTCTGGGCGTTGATTATGTTTATAAAATCTACTCATGTTCATACTTACCTTATAGATTACCGCTCTTACGTGGTCGGCGTGGCTGGATTCGAACCAACGACCTTTCGCTTATCAAGCAACTGCTCTACCAACTGAGCTACACATTTGGGACTATATCATAGTCGTTTTTTAGAAAACAACCAAAAAAGTGGAGCGGCATATCAGAATCGAACTGATGAATCCTGATTGGAAGTCAGGCATGTTGCCACTAGCATCAATGCCGCATAAAAAGGAAAAGGCCCTTGGGATACCTCCCAAGAGCCTTTCCGAATAATGTAATGAATCGGTCAGGTTATGGGAGGTTGACTGCGCCGGTACCTTCGTCTTGGTCACCAGATTCGTCGCTGAGTCTAAGTCCTGTGTAGTTGATAGTAACACGGCTTGTAGCGCGAGCGTTATGGTTTCCGTTGTACGAATTGGGGACGCACCCAATTGCAGTAAGGATTGTAGTTCCCGACTGACGATCGACTACCGCAAGGGTAACACCATCAAGGGTGAGCAAATCCTGAATCTTTGGAACTGCTGGAAGAACGTGTGGGCCTTGGCCAACAACGCGGAATCCAGAGCACGAAATTGTAACTGCTTCGTATGAAGTAGGAGTAATTTCATCAGGGCTGTAACGGCCTAGAAGATGAATTGGCTCCGTTCCGATGTTCATGTTGTACGTGCAAGTTTCGAAGATACCGACCAACTTGTTGTTGACGTATACCTTTGCTCTCGCACCTGTTAAGACTTTAGATGGCATATGCTATCTCCTTATTCCTTAAATTAAGCGGCGCTCTGTACTTGCGAGAAGTTGATGCTGATTGGGATGAAGTAGATCGCAGTAGCGAGCTTGATCTCAACCGATACATCCATCTCTGGACCGCTAATCGAGATTTTCTGATTCTTGTAACCAAGAGGAGCGTCGTCACTTGCAGCGATTAGCTTCAACTTCTTATAGCCGTCCATCTTCTGAGCTAGGAAAGCTAGGCCAGTAGCAGCGTCAACGTCGGCAAGAGACTTACCAACAAAGCTTGTCTGGAAGCTCGAAGCTAGATCGAGTGCAATGATGTCCGAATCGTAAACAGCCTGAATGCTGTTGTATACGAAGTTGGTATCGAAGCCGTAAGTCGTCTGGTCGCTGACCCAGTATTCACGAGAAGTGTCTCTGGATAGGAACAAAATACCTGCGCTGATTGCATCTTCAACATCGCCAGGGCTTCCCGAATCGAATCCACTTGGATCGATGTGGGCAATGACGTTTGCAGCCTTGTTTGTGATGGACTTGTAGAATCCACCAGTCTGCATACCAGCTGCTACGGTTGCAAGATACCAAGGCTGGAAGGTCTGGACGTTGCCAGTACTATCAACCTGAGTGACTTGCTGCATGCAGAGAGAAACGCGGTAGTTGCCGAGGCTCTGTGCCTGTGCCTTACAGTTTGTGTAAGTATTGAGGTACGAAAGCATCGCCATACGGTTCTTTTTGAGCTTTGGCGTACTGAACTCTAGGCAGTGAGACTTAGTTGCAGCGTTGATTGCAGCAATTGTATATGTGCTGCCGCTGTCAGTTTTACCTGCGGTAATGTCAGCCGAAGCGTCCTGAGAGAACAGAGGAACAATGATGTTGCATTGAATACCAGCAATCTGGCTCAAGGCATTAACGATGTCTGCAGCTGCGGTAGAACCACGAGTTCCACCCGATAGGAATGCAGCAGCAGTCATTGGGCTAGGTAGTCCGGCATTGCCGTTAGCCCCAACAACGAAGCTGGTAACACGCGAAGTAGCCATGGTAGCCTGGAAGTCGCTTGCTGCCTTCTTTACGCGGCCTGGAAGTAGTCCAGCGCCTGTAGAGCAGATTCCGATAGCCGTAACTTGGTCAAGCTTGCTTGGAGCAAGTTGCTGTGCGGCTGGGGCGCAAACGCAGCTGTAACCTGTCTGAGCTGCAATGAAAGTTGCAAGGTCAGCGCAAGTCTTAAACTGCGAGACGGGGATACTTAGGTTTGCTCCAGATCCACCAACAACAGTAGTGCTGACCGTAGTTCCATTGATGGTTAGAGTACCAGTTGTACCCTGATAACCAACCTGGAGAGCGACTACAGCGCTAATATCGAATGTTTCGTTAGTGTTGTTGTCTGGGCGAACAACTGCGACTTCTACGCCTGGTTCTTCAGACGAAACTTGGAGGCCGGCAACTAGTCCTAGCGCTGTTAGATCGCCAGGAGTTGAGTCATTGAGTTCAAACGATTTGCCCCAGCCCTTGCGATAAGCTGCAGCGTCTGCAGTTACCGTTAGAGCGATCGAGCTTGGAGCGGTACCTGCCGAAGCAGTCACACCCGCTGGGAGAAGAGGGTTTAGCTCCGAAACAAGATGTGGAATCGTATCGTGGTTGCCAGTCGTGTTGCTTAGGGTTACAACGCTTGCAGCTGCACCATTCAAGCGGATAGTGAAACTAACGCCGTTAAGGGCTGCGCCAAGTGATGGAATTGTTCCGCCCTGAAGGGTAGGAGCAACTTCTGCTTGGGTCGATGTAATGTCATATTTGTACAGGTTACCTGGCTTACCCCAGTTTTGGTCCTGGAGCGTACCATAGTCCGTGTCAACCAAAGCAGAAGCCTTGTTGCCCTGATTGGTCTTGACGATGTAAACTAAGTTTGCCGAAGCGGTAATATCTGGATCGCTCGAAGGTGCCGAGAGAGCGCGGAATGCGTCTACAACTTGGCCGCTGAGGTATGTCGCCATCACCTTATCAAGCTGGTCAGGAGTAAACGAGTTGTTCTTTAGTGCTACGTTCTGATAGCCGTTGCCGCCATCAGCTTCACCGATGAGCACGACGATGCCGGAAGCGCCAAGTCCTACTGGGTTACTCTGAACCGTGACGTTAGGATACGCGCCGGGAATGTTCGTATTTACGAATGGTGTTACTACTCTTAGAGACATTGTCTTTTCTCCTTAATTACCTTTTTTGAAGTCCAAAGTGCTTTACGCCAGCTTCAAACTTTTCGGGGTCATCCATTTTGGTTGCTAGAAGGTGTACCCATAAGATTTGTTCCAAGTCTTTGGACTTTCCGTAATTCTTCTTTTCTCTCGCCCAAAACTTTCTAAATTCTTCTCTTTTTTGCGCCTGAGTAAGAATCGTCTTTTGAGGCTTGTAAAGCGATGCTCTAAATGCTCTCGCTTCTTCTAGAGTCATTTCTTCTGACTCCTGTTGATCTTTTTCTTTCTTAGCCATTAGATGACTACCTTTCTCTTTCGCTTCGATTCCATATGGCCGATGAACTTTGCCAATTTGAAATGACCTCTCACCTGCGGGTCATCTCCCCATTGAGGATTTCCGTTGTGTGGAACTGTTCCCTCGGTAGGGCGAACGTTGTCAGAAGGCGCCTGCTCTTGTTCTTTTGGTTTAATCTCGCCTGCTGGTGCCTTGCCCTGCGCTGGCTGACTTGCATCTTGCGAGTTGTGTTCAGAGGGCTGAGCGTTTGGCTTTTGTTCATTCTCAGGTTTGTATTCGCCTTCTGATTTGTTCCACGACTCTGGCTTCACGCCTTCCGCTACGCAAACAGCATGTGGGTTGTTAACTCCTGGGCTGACTTGCTTTACGTGTTCTACACAACGATCATGCTTACTTTCTGCTTTGTACATGTCGCCACATTTGTTGCACTGAACCATTTTGGCGTCGTCTTTGGCTTTTGTAAGCTCTGACTTCTTAAGCAATTCTTCGACCTTACCGAGTAAGGCGATAGTGACTTGCTTAGGTGTATACTGTTTTTCATGAGCCATACTTAAACCTCTTATCTATTAGAAGATTGGGTTGTTTACATCTTTGTTGACATAAGTTATTGATTTTATTAACTTCATGTCTTCTTTGGTTTTAATTTTGTGTTCTTCTTTGAAAAGGGGTTGCAAATTACTGAAATGACAAAGTCTTTCTAGACTTTCTTTATTTTTAGCGCTTCTGAGCGGAATTATGTGGTCTACTTGCCATTCTTTTCCGTAATTCTGCCAACTCATTCCTGGTTTAAATTGTTTTTCTAAATGATTTTTGGCATGCTCTATGGAGCACCCCAAGAGGTCAATGGTAGTACTTGATTTGTTTAGTCCAGAAAATATGAAATAGTTTCTATTTCTTAAATTAACTAGTAGCTTAAAAAGAGGATCTTTTTGTTTCCTCTCTTTCATGTACTGATTTTTTGTTTTTTTAGGAGTAAGCTTTTTAGCCAGTTTCTTCTTGTAGTGATATGCGCTTCTTTTACGTTCTTTTTGTTTACAAGTAGCACATTTAGAAAATACTCCATCGCCAATTCGTGTCCCTTTATAGAACCATTTTATTGGTTTAATTTGCTTACATTCTAGGCATTTTCTCATTTTTTCTTTCTGCCTTCTAAAAAAGAATGGAGCTTTTGAATACTTTCTGCTTTGAAAAATAACGAGGGTTTACCGAATGGATCAGCCATCTTCTTCGCTTTTGGACTTTTAACAGAAAGCTGACCGGCGTTACTTGGATTCGGAGGTTTGACGCTAGGAACGGAGGTTGAAGGCATTTTGACGGCCTTTTCTAAATCCTCTGTTTTGCCCACTTTTTCAGGCAACTTCTTGCCTTTAGTAGCTTCGTCCCATTCGTGGACAGCGGCTTTGCCACCCAGCGCTTTCTTTCCTTCGGCAGTGTGAGCCCATCTTCTTTGAGCATCTGAACGGTATGGCATAAGTGTAAGATTGGTTACTCGTTATCAATTTCTTCTTCAGTATCGGTGTACCAATTCACTTGGCTTTTATCGTCTAAGCCTGGATCTGTGTTAGAAATAATGCTAATTCCACCAATATATCCAGTATTTGTCTTTTTCTTGAGACCTACAGATTCAATGATACGGCGGGGAGACTTGATCCAAGTATTTTCAATTTGGCCTGTCAAAGAGATGCCGCGAGTCCATGCCTTTTCTCCGCCAGGAGTTGTGAAGGCACCGTCAAAATCTGGTTCAGTACTACTCACGGAACTTTCCATGAAACCGTTTGCTTCAAGCAAGCTTTCTCTGTAGCGTAAAATTGAATACTTCACGATGGACCAAAGGAATAGGAGGTTCTGAGGGTCACCATGCGCGTGGCAGCCTATATTGTACGTTTCCTGAAAGAACGAGTGCTCTACCCTGGCTTCGTAGAATTGATTCTCTGGAACAATCCCGAATACAGTGGCAGTGATATCAAGCGCTGGTTCAAGAAGAAGACCCTCTCCAATGACATCTTGGATGACGTACCCTTGTCCGGTAGTAGGATCGACGAGAATCATTCCGGGGGCGACGCTGGTTAGATCGATACTTGGATCGACTGTTACTTCGCCGCTAGTATTGTCGTAGTTAGTGATCGTGAATGGCTTGAGGACATAAGCGATTGGCTTATTAATCTGGTTGGGTAAAAGGACGACCTTCTCAGTAGATTGGTCGGCCATGTGTTTCATTTCTTCTTTTTCGGAACTTCCGCCCATCTCGATCGTTACACATGGAAGACGATCCTTGTCGTCTCTTCCTCTCATATAGACATCGATTTGGTTATTCGCGAGCCATTCTTTGCACGCATCGATCTGTTTCTGACCGTATTTGTCAGAGAAGTAAGTATTCTTTTTCAGATCAAGCAACATGTGCTCAATAAGCCATGGATTCTTGCGCATGTCTTCGATGCCAAGCTCAAGAGCTGTTTTGATGATGATGTCGCCTTGAAAAATACCAGCCATGGTTATTTACCGTATTTCCCCAAAATCTCAGGGAGGATCTTGTCTTCCCATTCCTTGAGAGCCCAATCCTGAGCACGATCAAGGAACTTCTTGGCGGTAAAACCTGGGTGAATCCATTTTCCTGCGCTTGCAGGGCCGCCACTGACAGTTCTAAAAGTCAATATATCACGTCGGACGTTACCCGTTTTCGTGATGGTCTGGTAGATCGACACTCCTTGAAGTACTGGAGTATTGCCTTTTCCAGGAATCTCTCCGCCAAAGTCAAATGAGTGAAGCTTCCCAGTAAGAGGCTGACCATTTGCACCCTTTTCAATTTTCTTGAATGGTACGCCTTGTTTTTTCAAGTTCGATCTGATCCTAGCAACTATATTTTGAGCGTAACCAGTGAGCTGCGTTGGGGGCTTGCCATAATCGAAGGGAATGGTGCGATACTTGTGGCCATCTTTAGACGTGTGCTTGGCGTTCTTGAGCAAATCAGGCTTCATGTCCTTGTTTGCTTCGATGCCTTCTTCGATCCAAAGTGCGTCTTCGGCGATACTTACAATCCAGACTCCCTCGGCAACTTCTTCAAAACCGATGTTGTCCATCATTTCTTGACGAGACGATTTCAATTCCTCACTCGCCATCTCTTTCACTTTGGCGTGAGTAATAGCTGCGAGATTTGCAACGCCCTTCCTTAAGTCCTGCTCTACTTCCGTAGCGAACTCTTTCATCTGCTTGGCGATTGCGCTCGTATCGATCTTAATTTTGAGGGGCATCATTGCCTCGCTTAGGAGGCTTAACTGGAACCCCTGTGGCGCTCTGCACCATTCCAGACTTCCTGTCAATCCACCTTGTTTTTCCGGTTTTAGGATCGATCACTTTTTGCTGACCCTTAGCATTCACACCGCCAGGAGGCATAGGCGTCCTAGCTACGTGTTCCGTGGTATGTTTTGCCGAGAGTTTGCCAATTGGTTGCCCAATTGGCTTATCGCTGTGGGGCCTTAGCAGCGGCCTCCTGGCCCGCTGCATGATGACCAGGCTTCTGTGCGCCGCCTTGATCAGGGTGTGTTGGGAATGGGTCGTCCCATTCATTTCCACCGGCTACCGTTTGTTGTCCCGCTGCCGCAGCGTCAAGAGGACTAGGAGATCCTTCTACGCCACCGCCTAAACCAAGGGCTTTCGCCATTTCGATCATCGCTTTGAGCATCATGATGGTGGACTGGTAGAGTTGTGGAGCGGCTTGTTTTGCCTGTTCTAAATACTGCTTGTTTGCTTTGAACCCTTGAAGTGCAGACGAAACCATTTGTACGGCTCGATCTTTTTGAATGCTCGAAGCTTCTTGCTGGAGCCCGTCTTGAAGGACTGAGGTTAGATCAGGGTTGCTATCTTCTTGTGACTGTCCTTCAATTGCGCCTTCTGGACTATTGGCCTGTCCTAGCCCCATATCGGAAGGAACGTTCTGTGCGTATCCCTCGGGGCGCGAAGTGGTACCTTCCATGTTACTACCTTCTACTGTTTCGGTAGTATCAATGGCGTTTACTTCGCTAGCTGGCGGATTGCCTTCGGCTTCGATTTGAGAAGCAATAGCCTTGAGAGCATCCGTAGAGTGGTTGTCTTCTGGATCGATTCCGGCCATAGGACCATCTCCAGATGGAGCAGCTGGATCTGGCTTTTGTGGCATTTCAGGAAGCGCTCTTGCATTAGAAGGAGCCGCCTCGATTGGAACTTCTCTGATTGGATCAGGTTTGCCAATACCAGGAGGATTTAGATCATTTTGTTTGCAAGCCTCTGCTTCTAGGGCAGCTGCGGCGCCAGGGGCACTTAGGTCGGCAGGCGCAGCGGCGCCCACTGCTTCTCCGCCAGGGCGCTTGCAGTAAGGACAGTCATCGCCTGCTGTTTCACCCATTTGCTTGCAGTAAGGGCAGTCATCGCCCGTTACCTCCGTTCGCTTGCAGTAAGGACAATCATCATGACCAGCTGCAGTATCTGCGTCATGGCAGTACTTGCAATGGTCTGGATCTACGCCATCTGTAGCTTCACAATAAGGACACTCAGATTCATGTATAGCACCTTCTTGTGGTGCCTGTTCTAAAGCCTCTTCTGGCTTCTTTTCATTTTCTTTTTCCATAGGAGCCTCAGCTTTTTCAAGATATGCTTCTGCAAGCTTCACTTCATCTTGAGAAGCCTTGCCCTTTTTTACACGTTGACGTGCTTTCTTAATATCCTTTTCGACATTTTCGTCAAAGTGCGCGACTTGATCTTTACCTCTGAACTTTGCAGCAAGAAGTGCTCTTCCAGCTTCCGAGAGGTTATTGCCAATGCCAACAGACATAGTAATACCAGTCGCATAGTGATAGTCTTTTCTTAGGGACTCAATCTCCCCAGCAGTTTCTTCTGGAATCTTGAAAGATCCCTCGTCTCCACCGCCTGAAATTCTCTTTCCGCCGTGTTCGGCAACCCAATGATTGACAATCTCATGGCCAAGATCGATCTTGGCTGAGATCTCATGTAGTGCTTTTTCATCGTTTGCCAGGATGGCGCGACCTACCTTTTTACCGCAGTTGTCGCCGTCGTAGCTCAAATACAACATCTTAGCCACGCTTCCTCCTCAACACTTCTAGGAGCATTTCAATGTTTTCCTGGTCCCAGCCACGGCTAAAGCGAACTTTGATCCCATCTTCGCTTTTCTTGATAAACACTTTTCTTTCTCTGTCGTCGCCAAGACAAATACAGCCTGAGAATACTGCGCCATCAAAGATGTTTTTCTTGCAATCTGGGCAGCTAATGGTTTCACCCTTAGCTACTTGGATCGAAAATTCGGAAGGTTTCTTTTTTCTTCCTTCGAGGAATTCCTTGAGAGGACGAACCTTCTTTTGAGGCTCCACGAACTTGGGTTCATGGTTGTTTACTGTAGCATTAGCTACTTCTAGTCCGTTTGTCATTCCCCTGAAGTATTCTTCTGTCTGAGGGGTAGTTCTTTCCTGCATTTCGCGAAGATCCGCAATTTGACGATGCTTGTTTTGGTGATCAATAATCACTTCTTGCTGTGCTGCAGCGATGCTTTTCATTGCCTGAAGTTCATCGGTGAGCTTAGTCATCATCATTTCGTGAATAGCCTGACGCTCCATCATCTTCCTATCAACAACTTTGTTGACTAGATCGGTCATGGAAATACGTTCGTCGATCATCCTTTGTACTTTGGCTTCGGCATCTTCTACCATAGGATTTTGCATGTTACGGTCAGAAGCATTGATTAGGTTTTCCATGTCGTAGAGTTCAAATGCACTCATAATGACAAGGCCGACGCCGGGAAGAGCGCGGAATTTGAAATCGACTACTTTCTTATTGTCCTGTTCTATTTCACCAGAATATACGTCGCGCTCGTGCTTGGTGACGCGCATCATAGCGTTGCCGGCAACGAAAAGGTTTACTTCTTTAGTTTCTCCAACAGCCATAGGCGCAAGCTCACGAATGAGTAGCGACATAACAGTACGTGGCACGATCTGTAGAGCTGTTTTAAGCTCTTCATGATCGATGGTACTTCTGGTACCCGGTTTCCAAAGTTCAACCTTGGCTAAGGACTCCATAAAGTCCTCGCCCAGAGTTTTCTTTAGAAAGAGTTCGGCGTTAGACACGGCAGCTGTCCCTCTTACTTGACTTCAGTTTTGACAGTAGTGTTGTCGTCGATAATGAAAACAAGTAGAGTGGACGCGCTAGTAATTGCCCACTGCTGTGACCCGCAAGCAACATACGTCCAGTCGTTTGGTTTACAAGGAACACCAACGTGCCCACTGCCATCAGTAACTCCTGGGGCTAGTGAAGTGATGGTGCCATCTTCCCCAAGTGTAACTGATCCTAGAGAAGCGGAGTTGTTGTAAATAGCTAAACATAGTCCTGGCTGTGGGAGTGCCTGTGCGGCAGCCGATAGGTCCGTCTTGAAAGCAAGAGAGCCGGAGTTGATGTAAGGAACTGGAATTAGGTGTCTACCTACTTCTGATACCTTTTTCGAACCCGCAGCATCGTTGTACTCTAGGTTGTGGAGTATTGCTGGGTCTTGAACATTGTGTCCTGGAATATTGCGAATATTTTTCATAAATCCTTTACTTCCTTATAGTTATTCCTGTTTTAAGATTGCTTTGCCCGATACAATTTATTCGTCTCCCTCGTAAATAGTGGACATATCCACTGGAATCGCATACCTATTGGGATTGGTGGATTCAGTAGGAGGCGCATCCGCTCTTTGAGGTTGCTTGGGCTGATTTTGATTCTGTTTATCGCCCCTGTTTTGATTGTGGAAAATGTATTCCCTAACGATAATAGCGTGATAAGCCATTCTTTCAGGTGCTCTCACTCCAGCAGTAGTGACGTTCGTTACGCGAACTTCTTTTGGGAGTGCTACGACGTAGTAAAAGGCTTTGTATAAATACCTGACTGAATAGATGCGACCTTTGCCGGTATCGTTGTCTATGCCGGGATTTCTTCCACCTGCGATCCAACGGATGTTGCCCATTGGAGTGATTTCGAAATCGGTTCCACATGTGAAGGGTTGATTGCGACTATCAACGATGTCTTGAATCTTGACGATGGGATAGAGAGCTTCATTGTCTCTGTCGGGGTCATAATCAATTTCTTGCGCATTAGCTACGAGAACATCGGCGTCTTTGTCAGCGACATAGAGGCGGTCACCAGGCATTAAATAGATACGATCAGCGTCAGACATTCCCGTGCAAGAATTATAGAAGCGGGGCATTACAAGTCTGGCTTCAGAAGGATCTAGAACTCCGCCAGCTGAACGTTTCTGTTCGCGACTGTTGTCGGTCATAGTTCCTGTGAACTTACCTGCGCAGGTGTAGATCATGCCGTTGGAAGTAATTGTGTCCACTCCGTCTTCTCTGCGGTAGTCTCCACGGTCTTTTTTCCCGATAGGACTAGGCATGGCTCGGTAGTGAAGAAAGTCCACCCCTAGTCCGGTAACGAAACCGTCTAGTTTTTTGAGATCAAAGGATTCTTGCACTTGTGGGCTGAATCTACTGATAGTGTCGGTCTGCGTGCCGTCTGCGGGCCTCTTTGACATACCTGTTATATATCCTATTTGCTAACTCGGCAGAGATTGAGTAGTTCCTCAAGTCTCTTGTCGGTTTCATGTTGGCCTTTAACCATAGCCTTAATTACTTCGTTGAATTTCAGGTCATTGACCATATGCAATATTTCTTTTTTAGTCTTAGCACCATTGAGATAGTCATTGTGGACCACTTTGATATTCATCTGTGCGCTAACGCCAGTCTTACAAAGCCTTTCAACCTCGTCCAAAAACCTGTTCAAATCAGGATCGGATGGTTCATAGTTGATGACGATCTGTTTGGCGCCACGGATCTGTTCCTCGATGGGCTTCGAGGAATCATAAACAAGTTCTTCTTTGGTTCGGACGATTTTAATGCACATTTACTTACTCTTTAGCTTTAGTCCTACTTTGCATCCCATCGCCTTTTCAACTGTGGCACCGGCCATGGCCTTGCTGAATTCTCTGGGAATGTTGAGTTCCTTAAGAACTAATGAATCGTTTTCGATTTTCCCTGGAACCGTAGAAACTTTCATATTTTGCTTAGTGATGTGAAATTCTACATCGTTACCGTTTTGAACAGAGTAGATGTCATGACCAGACTTACGAAGTGAATCGCTAAGGTAATGCGAGTGACTTTCAACTACGGAGTTGTCCTGCAACAGTTCGCTTTTCATCATCGCAGGTTGAAAATCTTCATACTGCTTTTCTAGATTATAACGAACAATGGCAGGGTGACTGCCGGCTGCTAGAGCTTCCTCGCGCTGCTTTCCTTTTGGACGACCAACGGCGATCCAGAAACCGCCCTTGGTTCGGACCATTTTGACAGGGTTCTTATTCAGTTCCCCGGCATGCTCTACGGTGTCAATTTCGTTTGGAGTAATTTGCATCTTACTTTCCTCTGTTATTCAAAACTTTATATGCTTCGCCTAGACCTCTTGTCCAAGCGATGTTGATGAGTTCAATATCTTCACCAAAGTGGTGTTCAAATCTTTTGTCCTGTCTTTCAACTAGCGATTTAGCCAAAACAGGATGATCTTCGACATAGTTTTTTAGAATCTTGTCGTCTAGAGCAAGAGCCTTCATGTGTGGCTGAAGCTCTGGGGTGATAATGATAAGAGTGCGAATGGAAGAAGTGTCTAGATGCTTTTCAGAAGCTGCTAACTTCTCGTGTGACTCTTCCTTGGAATGGTAGATATCAAGTACCTTGTGTCCCGCACGAAGTTCTGCTGGACCCCATGTAATACCGGCTTCATGGGCGGTAGTTGGCTTTTTCGCGAAGACTTCATCAAACGTCTTTTTATCTACCGTGATGTGAGAAGGGTGATCAATTTTATGTCCAGGATAACCGAACTGTTGAAGTTTCTTTCTATTCTCCTGGATGTGAGAATCATGTTCACCTTGAAGTTTGATCGCGTACGTGTCATTACCGAAGCGATCTTTTAGTACGGCCGGAGAGACCCTCACTTTTCTTGGGTCGATACTAGGATAGTCCAGTTTTTCAACATGGCCACTGACAGATTCTGGAGTTTCCTTGTCTGAATCGAACATCTTGATTGTAGTGTGATAGCGCATGCCAATGTCGGGTCTATGAGTCTTACCTCTGATAGTGGCTGGGTATGCGAGCATCAAACCCTTTTCAGCGATCTTTTTGTACGCCTCAGGGTTTTCAGCTTTGACTAGATCAAGTAATGTACTTTCCATACAAACCTCTTAGAAGTTTCCGATCTTAAAGCGCTGGTTGAAGATAGTTTTGATCTTTCGTTCTAGGTCGTCTTGTTTCTTGGTAAGTTCTTCGATGCGAAGCATGTAAATTCTTGGGCCAGGACCGCTTGAGGACTGAGAAATGCCGTCTTGTGTCTGACTCTGGCTATTATAAATGAAACTAGGCGCAATTTCACTGAGAATTGCGATAGCCGCGATACAGCCAATATACTCGTTAACGATGGCTGGTACCTTACCTTCTTGATTCGATAATCCGCTTGTGTACTGAATTTGCCAATAAGCAGGAACCCAATTCAAACCATCAATAACGGTAAGGAATGCGATACCAGCATTGCCAACCGCACCCTGTACGGAATTGACGCCGTATGCCGCAAGTAGAGGGATGACGTTGATCAAGCTCTTGCTGAAATTTGATGTTTCAATCCATTCTGGTGGGATTTCGAAAATATTGTTCTTGTCGGCACTGAAAATGGCAAGCTGGTGAATCGTACAAAGCGGACCTTGTTCTGCCTGAAGGTGAATGTAAGCTTTGTAGTCTTCGGACTTGAATGGTAGCTTTTCTTGGCGAAGTTCGCGGGTGATTGTAGTTTTGAGTCTTAGCTCCGCTTCGTTTTGAGCCAAATAAAGACGGTCTTTGAGATCTTCTGGCGTGAATACATCGCCATTTGGAAATGCGAGAGGAATACCTTTCAGAAAACGACTTACTAGCTGTTCTGGCGTGAGAAATGGCTCAACACGCTTTAAGAGACCGGAAGTCTCCAAAGCGTGAACAGGGTACATGGCTGTACCATAGCTTTTTACATAGTTGAAATTAGCCATCTAAACCTCTTATGGATTGAAGGTGAAGGTGTTGGCGTCTGGAATGCCACCGTCACATCCGTCGTTTGGACTCTCTACGCCGATCATTGCCATGACGGTGAATTTGCGAATATTGGTTCCTTCAGTAACTTGAAAGCGCACGCTTCCGCTTTGGGGAGTTTTTGTGCCGTCTAGGGTGATAGACCAAATAGAACCGTCATTGGGATCTTGCGTAGCGTTGGCAGTAAACTGTAAGGTGGCATCGATCGAAGGAAATGTGACTACAATGCTATCGGGTTGATTACCACCGCCCACTCCCGCGATATAACGAAGTGGAACATTGTTTTGGATCTTATCTAAATCTACTAATTGGAAGTAGAGAATGTTGGGATCACCCGCTCTGATAGTCCACTGATTGGCGTAGTCATAGTCATTCGCGCTATTGTAATTTAGTAGGGGTCTTGCGGAAAGTCTCATCGTTTTTACTCCAAATAGGGTATACTCTAAGTTAAAGATTGGAACAAAGTCCCTTATGAGCGTGAAATATCACGTCTTTATAAGTATTTAAGACATTTAAGGAAAAGGAGAAATATGCTTAAAATTGAGTTTGAAGGCACAGATGGCGCAGGTAAGACCACGGGATTAAAGTATTTTATTGATCAGGCACGCGCACGCGGCCTATCGGTAGTTGAAACTCGCGAAGTGGGAAACCCCAATGTTCCTATCTGCGTGAAGTTACGTGAAACAGTACTTGACCCAAATAGCCACCTCTGCGGTGAGGCTATGGAGTTGATCTTCTCGGCGATGCGCTATGAGAATGATCGCTGGCTTCGAGACCTGTCCGCCAGGACCGATGCTCCTGACTTCGTTGTGTCGGATCGCGGTTGGTTCAGCCATCTCGCATATACCGATCACAACGTCAATCAAGAGTTCACAGAAGCTCTTTATAAGGGCGTTGTTGGCAAGGGAACTCTTCTTCCCGATGTGGTAATCTACTTCAAGGTCGATACCGATACCGCTCTTGCGCGTCGCGTAAAACGTGGAACTGGCATGGACGTTATCGAAATGAAGGGTGTTCCTTTCCAGGAGAAGGTTCGCGACTCTTTCCTTCGCCACATGAATGAGTCGGCTTTGGAACTTGGCTATAAGAAGCTTTTCCTGGTTGATGCCAATCAAGACATCGAAAATGTTCGTCGTCAACTAGATGGAATTTTGGACGAATTGGGCACTATTCGATATTAAGCACTATTCAAAATAAATCGAATAGTGTAAAATCTTGAATAGCTGTGGCGGCGTGGAAAGCTGGAGTAGCATGTGGCGAAAGCCTAGGCACTTTAAAATACCTGGAAATTACCGGGGTGCTCCTAGAGACACGCAGCGAAAATAGACCGGGTATGACGTGGATTTGGGCGTCATAAGGCCATCCCGAAGTAAACCTTAAAAGCCAAACCCAGGCGTTGGGCTGCATCTATGCTGAAGGCCCACTAGTCAGAGTAGCGACTGACCCACAGCAAATAAAACCCCGCCAGAGAAAGGGATCTGGCGGGGCTGCGCAGGATCATAACCACGAATAGTTATGAGTGATAAAGCTTATAGCTTAAATGCGTGAGCGGCTGGTGCAGCGTATGCGCGAATCACCAGATACAGATCGCCAACTACTGCTGCAATTGGAAGCGTTCCAGCGGTAACTACTGTAAGAAGCTGCGAGTTGCCAGCGGTTGCTGGGATGTGCGCGACGAGATCGCCTACTGCGAGAGCTGCGAAGTCAGTTGTAGTGCTTGTGTGAGCAGCTACGATTGCAGCAGGAACTGCAAAAGCAGAAGCCGCAGAAATTGCGTTTCCGTTTTCGATCATGCTAGCGACGCCGTTGCCTGCGTCAGTGCCCGCGAGAGCGATAATCAGACGACGAAGCCAAGATTGTTTCATTGCTTGAGATGCCATTTTAAACTCCATTAAGGTTTAACCTACACAGCATGTGTAGGGAATCACCCTTAAGATTCCTTCTCAACCAAGTACTCACCGGCTAAGTCCTTAATAACACGAATTATTCCCTTACCATGGTCTCCATAGTACTCATCAAGAACAGACGCATTTACATACGTAATACCGTCTTTGTACTGATAGCCAGCGCCTTCGTGAATGTGACCAAAAACGTGCAGTTTGATTTTGGTTTTCTTGATTTTTTCAAGAAGATCTTTGCATCCCACGATATCGCCGTGACGAGTTCTATCGAGAATCCCGTATGGAGGTCCATGAGTGATTAGAATTTCAGTATCTTCTGGTATGAGATCCCAATGTTTCTTGATCGGCGCTCCACGCCAACGATTGAAAGCCCAGTCATGGAACCAAGGTTGAATGGGGCTACCCCATATTTTAATACCTTCGACTTCGCATCCAGAGTCGTTAAGTACAATAATGCCCTTATCTTCACAATACTGTTTGAGGTAATCCCAAGACTTCTCGAAGCCAAAGTCGTGGTTTCCAGGAATGAGAATCAAGTAACTGTAGTCTTGGTCGGCAAACCAATCCAGGAACTGTTTGATCTCGGGCAATGATCCACGAGAAGATACGTCGCCAGCACAAATAAGAATGTCTCCGCCCATGAGCCTGAGACAGCCATGTTGACGATGCGTGTCAGAGATGCAATCAATCGATAGTCCTTGGATATACATAACAAGGATATATCACAAATAAAAAAGGCCCGGTACCATCGGTACCGAGCCTTCAATATTTTAAGTCACTATCAGATTAGCTCTGAGAGTTAGCGCTTAGCTGGCCAGTGATGTTCTCAACGAGAACGTTCTTACGTGGCTGGTAAGCAGCCAACGAAAGGAAGCGGAAGTGCGCTTCTGGCAAGCTGAGGTCGCTGATCGCAAGCTTCAACTTGCTGTAAGGAGCAAGCTGAGCTAGGCCGAGAGTGTTGCCCTGGATTAGGAATCCAGTGACAGAACCAGGCTGGCGATTGCCGAGGTCGGTGAAGGTTGCACCAGTGCCAGCCGCATTGACTGCGACCTTGCCGATGAACTTAGCCGAAGCGGCCGATCCACCAACGTCCGAACGATAGACGTTGAAGTATGCGCCTGCACCAGTGATCGTTAGAACAACCTTGTCGCCTGCGGTAACTGCCTGCGAAGCAGAAGCCGAAGGTAGCGACTCGCCACGCATCGAGCAGGAAGTAACGAAGTACGTGTACGTTCCTGTCTGGAGTAGCGATCCAGCTGCGCCACCGTCAGCTGGGCTGACAGTAGGAGCCGATGGAGATCCGGTACGTGGACGAGCTGGGCGAGTCTTACCCGATAGGAAGCGCGAAGCTTCTAGGGATACAACTGCGCTGGAAGTCCACTGAGTGCGAAGGTGAGCGCCGGTTGCTTCCTGGGCTGAGCCAGCGAGCATGATGCGTTCCTTAGCGTGCGCGATCTTGTTATAGGCCGAGAGGCTGATTGGATCTAGGATTAGACGGTCAGCAGCGCCCATGTTCATTGCAGAACGGACAGACGAGTCCTCGATGATGGACTGGGTTAGAGTTCCACCTGCCGAGAGAACAACAGTCTGATCAGAACCGAACTCAGCGAACATCAGGTCTTGAGTGTTCTGTTGAGCATCGGACTGACGAACCTGTTGGTCCACACCGATCATGTTAGGAAGCTTTGCGACGGCAAGAGGGTTACCATCGAAAACACCTGCGTTCGAGAAATCGCTCTGACCACGGAAGCAGTCAAATTCGATGTCGCCCGCGAGCTTCATTGCTGCATCTGCAGCGGCGCGATCTTCGGCTTTAACGCCGTCGAATGCACCGATCATGTTAGCAGCAACGGTGACACGACGAGTCGTGCTGTAGTATGCCATAGGCACTACTGCACGAACGTAGTTGCTCGTGTCTTCTTCGCCGATTCCGCCTTCAAACTGAGCGGAACCACCGAAGATACCGTAGTCTAGCTGACGGTTGAATTGGTGTAGCTGAGACTTCACATCTTTGCTTGGAAGAATCTTCTGAAGCTTAATGTGAGAGTCATCAAATGTGACGTTCTGCATGACGGCCGAGAGATCCTCAACCATCAAGGCAGCGCCCTGTGCAAGTTGCCCTGGAGCAGCGTTATAACTACCTGCTTCGAGAGCTTTCATTAGTGACTGAAGTTGTTCAATCATTTTTCTTCTCCTTAGTTAATTCCACTGCTTATTTGAGCAAATGGCTGATACTGTTAATGCCTGCCCCATTTAGGTAATAGGCGTTGATTGCTTGTCTATCTTCACTCTTTAGAAGAGGGTCCGAGGACTTCTTAAAAAGAATTTGATCGATCTCACTCTTAGTAAGGGTCTTTTCTTCGATACCTTCACTCTTAGTGATAGCGTCCAATGAGGTAATAGCCTTACCTGCTGGAGCAACTTTCTTCTCAACTAGCTTGGTTAGAAAAACCTGGACTGCGTCGAAGTTCTTCTGAAGACTTACATTCTTGGCCTTCTCAGCATCGAGTTCTGCCTTCACTAGTTCTACTTCTGACTTTTCCATTTGATTTCCTTCCGCCTTGCTAGCTTCCGACTTAGCGCCTGGGGAGCCGTGGGGTTCTTGACCCTCTTCTTCTCCACCATTGCGTTTAGAGTCAGGAGCCTTCTTTGGCTTCTTACCTGCTGGGCCGCTAGCTTCGGACTTAGCACCTGGCGTATTGTCAGGAGCCTGTTCAACAATTCCGCCGTTGGCAGGATCGCTGTCCAACGACTTACCGTTGTCCTTTGGCTTTGGCGCATTATCAGGATGAGCATTTAGTTCAGACTTCATCATGGGTTCACCCATTCCTTTTGTATCTAAAGCCTTCCTGACAGCGTCGTGGTGAGCTAGTAGTTCACCTTTAGACATGGACATGTACATTTTGCTCATGTGTTCCAAGTCTTCCGCGTCGTAGTCACATTGGTCTCCGCCTTGTGCAGGAGCTGGAGCACCTTCTGCTGGTGCTGGAGCGCCTTCCTTAGCTTCTGGTGCTGGAGCGCCTTCTGCTGGCTTTTCGCCTTCAGCTGGTGCTGGCGCAGCTTCCTTACCATCGTGACTTGGGGCTTCCTTGCCTTCTTCCTTTCCTTCTTTAGCTTCAGGCTTTTTTTCTGTAGGAGGCTTTTTTTCGCCTTCTTCAGCCTTAGCTAGAGGTTCGGAATTAGCATTGGCTTCTTCTGACTTAGCGAGAGAGACTTTGAAGCCTTCCTCCGCCTTCGCCAAATGAGCCGTGAATTCTTTTTCCACGTCCTCGATTAGCTTTGAAAGCTGTGTTTCGGTATACATAGTGGTTTCTCCCTACGTAACCAATTACACAGACTTCGTTGGCCAGTATAGTTCGTCGATATCCGCGTCTGCAGACTTTGCGTTGATAGCCGCTTCAGTAACCTGAGTAGCGTTAGCAATTTCCTTAAGCTGGTAACGAACGCCAGTCTTGATAGCTTCGAACTCAGCCTGAGCTAGGTCAGCGAGAGTTGGAATTGGGCAGTTCGAAGTCGCAGTAAGCTCATATGCCAACTCAAGCGTGTGAGGAGCATAGGCAGTCGTTGCGTTGCCGAAGATGTCCTTCGAAACAGCGTCTACACCCTTGATACGGATGAGAACAACTGCTTGTCCTTCAGCTTCGTTTCCACCGTGGGAAACGAAAATCATTGGCCAGCCATTAGCATCGAAAGCTTGGCGGATTGTATTTAGACCAGAACCACCAGCATAACGCTTAGCTAGCTTGTCAGCTAGGTCGCGAGCAAGTGCTACGGCTTTTGCATTTGAACTTGGCATTGTAAATTCTCCTTAGTATTTTGTGTCGTGACACATTTATTCCACTTATTTCCTAAGTGGCTTAACTTCTCGATACTGTTAAAGAATGTCGCTCATCAACTTTATCGTGTAAAAACGATAGTTTATGATGCAAGTTTGTAAATTCTTTAACTACGTATTCACAAGAACGAATCTTCTACATATGAAAATTTGTAAAAATTGCGGTTTAGAAAAAGAGCTTGATCAATTTAATAAGCAAAAGAAGGGAAAGTTTGGAAGGACTTCTGTCTGTAAGCCCTGTTTTATAGATATTTATTACAAACCAAATAAGGATAAATATTCGTTAAGACGAGAGAAATGGAAAGAAAATAACTCAGAAAGACTTAGGGAATTGGATAGAAAATATTTTCAGAATCCAGTGAGAAAACATAAACATAGGATAAATCAAGCCAAAAGACGTGCTATCCAACTCAAGGCTACTATTGGGAATTTCGAGAAAGAGATTTCCGCGATATATGACAGTTGTCCAGTGGGTTTTCACGTAGATCACATAGTTCCTTTACGTGGCAGAGATGTTTGTGGACTACATGTTCCTTGGAATCTTCAGTACTTATCCGCAGATGAGAATCGCAAAAAGAACAACAAGTTAATCTTATAGATATGAGTACTTTCATTCACGGCATCGCTGCCTCAGAAAACATTGACAGTTCGGGTGAACGTATTTCAATTGCTGGAATGGATATCTCAAGTCTTGAAAAAGATGGAGTATTCAACTTTGAACATGAAACTGGAAAAGTACCAGATAAAGATGGTAGGCCCGTAGAATTGCAAATCAAAGTTCCTGCAATGGTTGTTGGAAAAATTCTTAAGGCTAAGAAGATCTTCAAAGAAGAAGACTGCGACGACGATCATCAATTGAAATTCTGGCGCAAAATCGAAACTCCCTACTTATATGTGATGGGTGAACTATTTGATGACTACACAGACGCAGCTCGCGATTTGGCTGGAAAGTTCCGTTATGATCATGACAAAAAGGGCCAGAATCAGGCTTACGTAAATAATTTCTCTATCGAAGGCGCAAGAATCGAAAAGAAGGGAATGGATATTCCTCGTTCTATCGCCCGCAAAGTCACGATTACTGTGACTCCCTGTAACAAGACAGCGGTTGCTGAAATCATGCCTCCAAGAAAGCCAAAAGACATAAATGAACTGTTTAAGACTGAATCGACTGAGATTGAGCTGTTTCAGTTCTCTCAACCTTCTTACGTAGAACTAGTGAAACAAGAAGATATACAAAAATCTCTGACTACAACTGGCCAAGTTCCTCCTGCTGCTCCAAAAGCGCATACTCCTGCGATTGCATCGCCAACTAGCAACCCCGGTCTTCACATGGGTACTACGAAGTCAGGCAAGAAAGTTTTCACTCACGCAAAAATTCATGAATACCATGGGTTTTCTAGCCAAGACCACACGGAAGCTGCTGGCTTTCATCATGCTGCCGCTGGAAAAGCCAAAGACCCTAAGCTTGGCGCTCACCACGTAGACAAGATGAAACTTCACATGCAGGCAGCTGGTACCGCTGAAAGAAAACAAACCAGACTTGCGCCAACTCTTCACAAAGCCCTCGATGCAGGATCTGGTCTAGCTGCGCCTTCAGAACTTACACAAGGTGCTGCTCTAGCAAAAGAAGATCTCGACAAAAACATCAAGGGCGTACATATGGCTCCCGCTTCCAATCCCAAGGGTGGAACTAGCGTAATGGGAACTCACATCAGGCAGCCATCTAGCGCCGGCCATGGTTCGAAAGAAATGGCACGCCGACATGCCAAAGTAGCGCTCAAAGAGATGAAGCAGATCAAGCCAAAGCTAGAAAAGTCGCAATGGTTTGCTCGCGCGGAAGAAGAGTACCAGAAATGGGAAAAGCGCGAGCAGTTCGTCAAGTTCATGCAAGAGCGTCTTCCCCATCTTACAAAGGGAGAAATTGACGCAATCGGTAGGACTTTAGCTCTCAGCAAGTCGCTCAGGGCCGAAAAAAGTCTGCGCAAGATGACTGGTACTGGACCGTTTTCAACTGGTAACGACAATCTCGGCATAATGATGGCCGAAAAGAAGGAGAAGAAAAATGAAAGCTAAATTACTCGCCCTTTGGGCACAAGTTCAGCCTTGGCTTGCGAAAGCTTATGGCTGGTCACATCTTGCTTGCGGCATCGCAATCGGCTACTTTGGTCATGGACTGATCAAGGCTGCTGTCGATGCAGCTGTGCAAGCTGTTAAAATTGTTCTAAAACTCTAGTACGTGTCAGGAAGACACAGAGACATCTTTTCAAAAGATGGGGCGCCAGGGATGGCGCCTTTTTTATTTCCTTATTTTCCTTGTTTCGCTAAATAGGCTCTGATATAACCTTAAGTGTAAGGCAAGTTCGCCACCGAAGTTCGAGATTGATGGAACTCGGAGTGAACTCGATAAGGAGCCCAAATGATTTACCTAAACGGTCAACCGTTGAATGTTACGGTTTTCCCCGATAAGACCTCCCAGGTCTGGAAACTTCCCGAACCGCTCACTGGTTCTCGTTCCAATCCAGCAAAAATTCTCTGGCAATATTCGAATGAAGCAGAAGTGATGCAGCTGTTCCAGCTTCTTCATCTCTTCGACACCCTTGCTGTTCAAAGCGAGATCGAAATTACTTATTTGCCGTATGCTCGCCAAGACAAGCCGATAGCGAATGATAGTTGTTTTGCACTCAAGACCTTTTTCAAACTCTTCAACACATTCACATTCGTCAATCATCTGATCATTCACGATCCCCATAATTGGGACGCTGTTCGTCCGAGTTGTTCCGCTGAAGCCATCTACCCTGTTAAGAAGGTCGAAGAAGTTGCTCAAGAAATGGACAAAAACGGCGCATTCACAATTTTCTGCTATCCAGACAAGGGTGCGCTGACCAAGTACTCGAAGGTTTACTCTACTTGTTTCAGGCCGCACATTTACGGTGAAAAAGTTCGCGATCAGCTCAGTGGAAACATTCTCAGTTACAAAGTTATCGGTGATTGCGCCGGCAAAAACGTCCTAATTGTAGACGATATCTGCGATGGTGGCGCCACCTTCAAGTTGTTGGCCAAAGACCTGTTGGCCGCAGGTGCAAAAGAGGTAAATCTCTTTGTCACTCACGGGATCTTCTCACGCGGTGTGAAGACCCTACATGAATCAGGCATCAAACGTGTCTTCACTCGCGATGGCGAGAAGAGTGAAGCTTAACCCATATAGGAGATTATATGGAAAAAACAGTAGAGAAGGTCAATTCCTTAGGAATGACCAAGAAACAAATGGAAACTGTGTATCACAGTAGAGAACCCAAGGCCAGGCTGGCGAAGACCCCACACTTGCACTGGTTCAAGAATAGCAGCTTGTGCGAAATTTGCGGAAAGTCCCGTGATGAAGTTGGGGGTGCAAAATGAGCAACTACTACAGTCACGATATTGGTATGGAGTTTCCCCTAAACACGCCGGGCGAATTTGAGCCTTTGGCAGCTGCTTTGTGCGACTTCTACAAGCTCGCACACAGGCCGATGTATCCCAAGGGAACGCAGCTCGTGTACTCCACTTGGACTCCTCGCGCTACGCGCATGAAGGATGTCTGTGAAGTCGCCGTTTTCGGTAATCAGGCTTTCACTAAGAGGTTCTTGATCGACTACTTCAACAAGAACTTCTTTAAGAGAAATAAGCAAGAAGTGCTCGCGGAGTACACTCGCTTCGTGAAATTTACTCTCGGCGATCAAAACCCTGAAACGAAGCATCTTGAAGAGCTTCATGACTTGGGTTATCTGCCCTTGCTCATCAAGGCACTTCCAGAAGGAACGGTTGTTCCTCTTCGTACGCCAGTTCTCACGATCCAGAACACCGATCCCCGATTCTTTTGGCTCACGAACTACATCGAGACTTTGGCCTCCTGCGAACTGTGGCCTTGCTACACCGCAGCTACCATCGCTCGTGAGTATCGTAAGATCCTCAATAAGGCAGCAATGGAAACTGTCGGTGATACGGGCTTTGTGATGTTCCAAGGCCATGATTTCTCGATGAGAGGAATGATGGGTGTTCACGCTGGAATGCTCACTGGCATGGGCCATCTGACTCAGTTCTCTGGAACAGATACGTGTCCGTCGATTTCCTCAGCTGAGTACTACTACAAGGCTAACATCGAAAAGGAACTCGTTGGAACTTCCATTCCTGCTTCCGAGCACAGCATCCAGTGCGCTTATGGCGACGACATGGAATATTTGAGAACTCTCATCAATGTCGTTCATCCTAGCGGTCCAGTGTCGATCGTTTCCGATGGATACGACTTTTGGGATGTGATCGGACGAGTGATTCCTGCTCTCAAGAAGGACATTCTCGCTCGCAAGGGCAGCCCGATCGGTCTCGACAAAGTAGTCATTCGTCCTGACTCAGGAGATCCAGTCCTTATCGTTTGCGGCGATCCCGATGCTCCGAGGGGAAGCCTTCAACATAAAGGCGCCGTCGAAGCTCTTTGGGATATCTTCGGTGGAACTGTCACCGCCAATGGCTACTGCCTGCTTGACTCCCATATTGGCCTGATCTACGGTGATGCGATCACACTCAATCGCGCCAAAGAGATTATGGATAGGCTTAAAGCCAAGGGTTTCGCTTCGATCAACGTAGTCTTCGGGATTGGTTCGTACACCTATCAATACAACACCCGAGATACTTTTGGTTTCGCACTCAAGTCTACTGCGTGCGTGATCAACGGAAAAGAGAAGCAGATCTTCAAGAATCCTAAGACCGATGACGGGATCAAGAAGAGCCAAAAGGGTAAGGTTGCTGTTTGGAAGGATGCTAACGGGAAGATCAACTACACAGATGGACTGACTCTTGATCACGAGATGTCTGGCGACATGTTGGTTCCGATCTTCGAGAACGGTAAGATCCTCAACGCAACTACGTTTGAGGAAGTTAGGGCTAGAGCAAAGGTGTAACGTGAAAACTGTTGACCAGTACATTAAGGAAAGGTCGGAGTATTCATGGTCAAAACATGACCCCGAGGAATACGGGATTTGGGAAATCTACGCAGAGGACACAAATCCCGACCTCGGGGGATCTCATCATGAAGCTTTTTTGGAATGTGTAGAAGGCACCTATAGAAAGGCTGTCGAATATGCATTCACACTGAAAGACTTCTTTTGTTGGGGCTGGGGTGGTTCAATCAAAAAGGCTGCAAAAAAGGAAATCAAAAAGTTATGAGAGTTACCGATAAATTCGTATTCTTTTGGGGTGGCCCATTTAGCCAGTGGTACCAGCACCCCTTTGTTGTCGGCGAAGTAGAATACAACTGCTGCGAACAGTTCATGATGGCGATGAAAGCCAAGATGTTTAGCGACTTCGAGGCTTGGCATAAGATCATGGCTGCAAAGAATCCAAAGGAACAGAAGGCGATAGGCAGGACCGTCAAGAATTTTAATCCAGACTCATGGAATATCGTCTGCAAAGAAGTTGTTTACGTGGCGAACAAGGCCAAATTCTCTGATCCTGAACTCCAAAAGATCCTTTTGGATACTGGTGATAGGGAAATCGTCGAAGCGAGCCCTTACGACAAAATTTGGGGAGTTGGTCTTGCTGAGGATAACCCCTTGATTTTGGATAAGGAAAACTGGGATGGTACGAACTGGCTTGGCCAGATTTTGACCAGGGTCAGAGAAGATTTTAAGGCAAAAATAAATTTTACGAAATAGCTTGTTTTAGAAAATAGGTGTGATAGATTCAAATTGTTAGTTCGAAAGGGAAGAAAATGACAAAAGATAGATATGCAGACGCTGTAGGTGAATCTCTCGACAAGATCAATGATCTAGAAAATGAAGTTGATCCTTTTGATCCGGCAAACGCTGAGGTCGTCGTGTCGAGTATTCGCACGTTCGCCAACGAGATCGAAGAGGCCGCAAAGGTCTACAATCTCGAAAATAAGAAAAGTTAGTTTTACGTTGAGGAAGTGACGGTTACGGTTACTTCTAAACTCTAAAATTGGTGGCGGCGTGGATGGACACGCATAATGTAGGCTGGCAGTTACAGGCAAAGAAACGCCGAAAGCAACTCTCAGACGCCCTTGTTGAATGTAACCTTCAAGGGGGTTGTTGTTAAGTGAGAGTAGTCGGTATCAAGCCCGACCCACCAACAATTTCTGTGTAGTGTACGAGACGAGTATAAAAACGCACGCCTCACCTACTAGCAATCCGAAACGCCTAGATTAATGGACTAGGCAGTGGGGTAGAGCTGGGTGGAGAATCGGGATTCCCAGCCACAGAAATGATGTGATATAGTTCTATTGGGATCGCATGTTCCGTAGTGGCGAGTCCCCCTTGCACGGGGACTGTGAAGAGTGCAACTCTCTTCGGTTCCACCATTTATGTAATCCGCCACATGCTTTTGTAGAAGCCGGTGATGGTTACAATCCCGCTACAACGGGCAGTCAACTTCGTCTAGGGGCCTAGGACGCTCCCACTATCGGGCAGAAACGCCGGTTCGAATCCGGCAGTTGGCGTTTTAAATCCGGGGCGTCGGAGAGAAACTAGGTCGTGAAATCGTGATGTCTCGCCGACACCCCTCATTCATCAGCTTGACCCAAAAAGTTACTCAGCTCTAGATCTTTTTGTAGTCGCTCGTTTCTTATCCATCAAAAGAATGGTCGTAATTGCCGTCCCAAGCATCTGGAGCGGACGGTCTTGTAGTGTAAGGTACGAAGATCCTGTGGCCGCTCGCAGGTCCACCGAGCTGAAAATGCACCCATGTTGGTGTCCAGCGCTTATCTTCGAAGTAGATCCCTAGCTGCTTCATGAGCGCAAGATTTTGGAGAACCCAAGCCCAAAGAGATCCGTCTGCATCAGCGATGTCGCATGCGAGACCGAGCATGTGCTTAGAGTGTGGAGCTGCACCAGCTGTATTTGCATTTTCTTCTGGTGAGCGCCATCCAGAATCAACGGTCATCGGCTGTCCCCATGCAGTTCTGATCTGATTCATTGGTACGAGTAGTTGATCGAGGTTGTCGGAAATCTGCTGCGTGTAGTCGCTTGGATACAACTTGTCTCTGCCTTTGAGTAGTTCATCTTTCGAAATCATATTGTCTTATTTCCTTATTTGCTCTATCCTATACTTAAAGATTGGAGCCATAAGATGAATATCAAGGTCTGTAATTTGCGTTCCAGCGACTTTGGAGCTGAGTTTATTGATTCAGTAATCAACACCGGGTTTGCAGTTATCACTCATCACGGAATTGATCATGGTCTTATTCGCGACGTGCAGTCGGCATGGCGCATGTTTTTCCTTGATAAGCCAAGCTACAAGAGCAAGTTCGTCAATAAAGAAGATGGAAACTTGGGCTATAAGGCTTTCGGTTCCGAGAAGGCTGTCGGCGCTAAAGTTTCAGATCTGAAGGAGTTCTATCACTGGCAGCCAGGCAAGCTTCTTCCGGGCGATGTCTCTACGGTAACCCAGTCTATTTTCTTTCAACTGGAAGACATCTCAAGTCAGATCCTCAAGGTGATCGACGATTTTCAAGATGGTCTTACTGAATACAGAGCCGCTTGCGAAGAGAGTGATAATACGATCCTTCGCACGATCTACTACCCAGCATTGAACTTCACTGCTCAGCCGGGCGCAGTTCGAGCAGCCGCACATGAAGATATCAACTTCATTACATTGCTTGTAGCTGCAAGCGCACCTGGCTTGCAGGTTCTCGACAAAGAAGGAAAATGGCATGACGTTCCCCATGAAGAAAATTCTATTGTTGTCAATATTGGCGATATGCTTCAGCTTGCTTCTAAAGGTCTTTTTAAGTCTACTACTCACAGGGTTATCAACCCTGATGACTCCTCTTCTGATCGTGTTAGCATGCCTCTTTTTGTTCATCCTCACGGCGATACGCTTCTAGCTCCAGGCTTCACGGCTCAAGAGTATCTGAACCAAAGAATCGCGCAGATCTACCAGAAGGTATGAGACTAGATGAAGTTGACCCTTCATTTTGGCCTAAGCGGTTCTAAAGTAGAGATGAACTGGTGGAAAGAGATAAAAGACTTTCCGTATTTGGTGACTTACAAAGATAAGAAGTATGAGTTTGTCATCTACGAAGAGGATCTTACTGGCGCATCAGACTACAACTGCGTGTTTGCCGGAGTACAGAGTTACGATCCAAATTGGCATGCAACTGTTTATGTCTCAATTGAGAGTATGATGGGGTACGGAGGAACAAAATGCGAGTGTGGCGCAATTTACACTAGCTTTCCTCAGATCCATATGTTCTTCTGTCCAAAATGGACAAAAAGGATATAAAGTGTCACTGACGAAACAAGGTTTCTTTTCTAATGTCATTAGGTTTGAAATAATGCTGGCACTTCACGAAGTCTACAACCTTCCAAGTGGCCAGATAACCGAGAGACAAGAACAACTGATTCAGTCAGTCTCAGAAAGACTCTTCAAGGTCTTTGGAGACAAGATGACCGTCAAAGAACTTCAAGAAAGGCTAGAAAAAGTATGGTAAATTTCCCTACCCTCTACAAGAAAACAAGCACCGGAGCAATCCAATACTGGACCATATCAGTCGAAAGAGCCTGCGGGCCGCAGGGCTCTGGCGATTGGCGAGGGGTGATCATAACCGAGTACGGGCAGCTAGGCACTGAAAGTCCGCAAAAGACTGAAGATACGATCTCTGAAGGCAAAAACAAGGGGAAAAAGAATGAAACGTCCGCGTTCCAGCAGGCCGAAGCAGAGGCAAAAGCGAAGTGGGAAAAGCAAAAGAAGAAGGGTTACGTCGAGACCAAGAAGGCCGCAGAAGCCGAGGAAACCGACGACCTAATCGAGGGCGGCATCGTTCCGATGCTAGCTCACAAATTCTCCGAGCACGGCCATAAGATCAAGTATCCTGCTGCAGCGCAGCCTAAGCTGGACGGTATTCGTTGTATCGCTATTTTGAAGGATGGCAGGTGTACCCTTTGGTCTCGTACTAGAAAGCCAATTACTTCCATGCCGCATATCATCAAGCAGATCGAAGAAGGCTTTCCTGCCGGCACTGAAATCATTTTGGACGGCGAACTATACAATCACCAGTTCAAAAAGGACTTCGAGAAGATTGTTTCGGCAGTAAGGAAAGAAAAGCCCGAAGAAGGATATGAATTGGTTGAATACCACGTCTACGATGTAGTTACAGATGAGCCTTTCTCTAGGAGAATGCTTAAACTTCGCTATATGAAGTCGAGTTGGTTCGAGGGCAGTATCGTCAAGGTAGATACATGGGTAGTAGAAAATGAGGATCAGGTCACAGATGTCTTCGAAAAATTCAGAGCTGATGGATATGAAGGAGCCATGTTACGCAATCTTGAAGGCAAGTATGCCAATAAAAGATCGTATGACCTCCAGAAAGTTAAAGAGTTTGATGATGACGAATTCCCTATTGTCGGATTTGAAGAAGGCCGTGGAAAGCTGGCCGGACACGTCGGTAGTTTTCTTTGTAGGACGAAGAGCGGGAAAGACTTTCTTGCTAAAATGCGTGGAGAGACATCTCGGCTTAAAGAATTTTTCGATAACCACTCTCTGTGGACTGGAAAACTGCTTACTGTGCAGTACCAAGGGCTAACTGGTGCAGAAAAGGTACCAAGGTTTCCTGTAGGTCTAAGTATCAGAGATTATGAGTAAATATGCCGCGTAAACCATATTTGATAATATGTCCAGATTGCAAATATGAAAGATTTACCAAAAACAAAGGTCAAACTGGTGTTTGTAGAAAATGTTTAGGTCGGAGAAATCACAAAATAGCTAATGCGGCAGCTGTTAAAAAGAGAACCTTGAGACCCTATGAAAGTCTATTCAGAGTTTTATGCAGAGAAGCGAAAAGATCTAATAGGGAAGTTTTCATTACCTACGAACAATTTCTAGATTTTGTGGCTCAAAATGATTGTTTCTATTGCAGCGGACTAGTTTCGTGGAACACTACGGCTTACAATTTGGATAGAATCAACAACGAAATAGATTACGAATATAGCAATTTGGTAGTTTGTTGCGGAAGATGTAATAGAGTGAAATCTTCTGAATTTACACATAAAGAATTTATAAAAATTGGCAAATTGCTACGAGAGATCGACGTTGAACGAATAGTTTTTTAAAAGAAAAGGATATAAACCATGAATAGGACAGGACATTGGTGGAATGGCGATATAAGCAAGAAGAGGGTTCGGGCGGCCTCATATAAAGTAGGAGAAACCACTGTTTTAGTGGCTGGAAGGCCAGATTACCCCTCTAGCTGCGATAGCGAGTTTGACCTGGATGAAATCGATGCATGGATGAACATTACCGATCGCTTTGTCCCGCAGCCAATGTGGACCTTCCAGGCATGGTTTCCATGGCGCGAATCTGGCCCTCCTTCACCAGAAGTGATTCATGGTTCTTTGCGTACGCTTCACTATTGGATCGACCAGCTGAAGCTCAGCCACGTATTTATCCACTGCGATGCAGGCACCCACAGATCCGTTACGGTCTTTGGGGCCTATTTGCTTACTTACCATCCCGAACAAGCTGATGCTATTGCTCAGGCACGTACTCTCTATGGCAAGGAAGAAAATTACCATTCCTGTCCCATGGAGTATTGGCGAAGCTACATTCGAGATTATCCAGAGCTAGAAAAACTTGCTCTGGCTACCAAAAATGCCGAGGACACCGAATGGGGCTACGAAAGCCTGGATACGCTTGGCAACAGACTCGAACTTTCATGGTCTTCTTGGGTAAAATTCACAAAACAATGGGAGAGCGATGGAAACGGACAACAGAAGTAGGTCGCAGCGCTGGTCCGATAACATCGCTGAATTCTGCGGATCATGGGGATTTGTTTTTTGGTTTTCTGCTGGAATCACAGTATGGGTTTTACTCAATACTCTACTGGTTTTGTGCGCCCATTTTGATCCCTATCCTTTCATTCTTTTAAATTTGTTTTTGACTATTGTTAGTACGATGCAAAGTCCCATTATTATGATGAGCCAGAACAGGCAAGTGGAGCGAGATCGAGAATATATCAAGGGTTTGCACATCAAGTTGGATGAAATCATTAAAGAATTAAATTCCAAAAAATAGTTGACGAAAATAAGGCTCTATGGAAAACTGTACTAGAGTTTGAATAAGGAGATAGCATGAAGAACTTTCTGACGAAGCTTGGTTTGGTTGAAGACGATATGCCGGTTGCGAAGGCCAAGCCTGCGGCACCAACTGCCACAACCAACGTGTCCACTGGAACTCCGATCCCTTCCTCTACATCATTCAGTTTCTCGGTGCCGGCCCCGAGTATCGACCCTGCACTCAACGAGATGTTGACCAAGTCGCTTGAGGAAAACAAGCTGGCCGGTTTCGACTATCTCAAGTTCATTTCTGCGGTCCAGGAAACCAAATCTACGGGTCTTGCCGAGGAAGCTTGTTACAAGGTGACGTTTTCCACGGCCAAGCAGCTTGGCGTGGACAAGAACTCCCTCCTCAAGTCTGGCCAGCATTATATCGATGTGCTGAACCAGGACGAAAATGATTTCAATGCCGACTGCGCGGAGTACGAGAGGGCTCAGGTCCAAGCCCGTGAAGCCAAGTTAGCCAAGGTCGAATCTACGATCGCCGACCTTAAAAAGCAGCTGAGTCAGCTGACCGAGGACAGCGCTACGCTGACTCAGGAATTACATGCCGAAAAGGCGAAGCTTGATTCCAGAAAGGCTGCCTTCAGTGTCACTCTTGACACTCTGAGGAATACGATCAAAACAAACATTGACAAAATTGGTCAATATCTGCAATAATGCAATAAGGAAAAGAGGAAAATATGGATACGACGACTGTTTCGAGAAAGCCTTGGTGGAAGAAGAGTGAAAACTTCATTGGCGCTCCCGTGGTTGGATTGGCCTTGGCGGCACTTCTGACTTACGCTGCGATCCATCTTCTGCCGTTCGTGATTTTGGCTGCGACCAACACGATCTACGCAGTTTTCCTCATGGGAGTTCTTGCGGCCTTGGTTTTCGCGGCCCTAGACAAGAACGTCCACACGGCGGTGTACTACGCTTGGAAGTCTCTCACCCGAGCAATTGGATATGCCATCGTAAACCAAGATCCAATCGGTGTCATCGAGACCAGCATCAAGATCATGCAGTCTCGCTTGGACGAGATGTCGTCAAGTAAGGCCGAAGTCGGTGGCCAACTCAAGGGTCTCACGGCTAAGATCAAGTCGAATGCAGATCGCGCTGAGAGAGACCTTAAGATGGCTCAGCAGGCTGAAAAGCAGGGCGATGTTCAGGGCCGAACCTTGATGGCTCTCGAAGCTCAACAGCTGACACTGTCTAATAAGTCTCTCACTGAGACGAAGAACAAGATTGAACTCATGTATCGCGTGCTTGACAAGATGGTTTCGACCGTCGATTTCAACATCAAGAAGACGCGCAGCGAACTTGAGATCAAGAAGGAAGAAAGAAAAGCCATCATGGCTGCCCATGCGGGTATGGTCAAAGGATGGAAGGTTATCGGCGGCAGTGGCCCTGAAGCTGAGATGTTCAATCGCGCGATGGAGAATATTGCTGAAACTGCGAACAAGCAGTTGGCAGAGATCGACGACATCATGGACCTCTCTCAGGGTATCATCAAGGGTGTGGACCTCGAAAAGGGTGTCATCCAGGATGATGCGCTTAAAATGCTTGAGCAATGGGAAAAGAGCGGTAGCAGCGCTCTCTTGGGAACCGACAAGGCTGTGTTGATTTCACAGGCTTACGATCCCACCCAGGTCGTGGACTTTGCTAAGGAACCGCAGAAAGTTGCCGTTCCTGCAAAGTCAGGCAAGTTCAAGAACGTACTGCAATAACTGAAACTGAAAGAAAGGGAAAACAATGAAAACTGATATCTGGAACGATGAAAGTGGCCGGGCCACGCTTCTTGCGAAGCTCCTGATCACTGTGTTTGTATGTGCGGTAGCATTTTTTGGCCTTCGCAAGGGCGCAGAACTTGGCGTGATCCCGACTCCGGGTATCGTTAAGTCTCTGATCCCGAGCCAAGTCCAGCTGCCTGAACTCAAGGACGCTCAGGTTCAAAACGTGGCTCCGGCTCCGTTTCCTGGGACTTCCGAAGCATCTGTGGCCAACACCCTCATTCGTGGTGAGATTTGGGAGTGGAACGCTCAGATGGGTCTCCTGTATGCCAACGGTGGCGCCACCACGACTCGTGGCTCGCTGCTTGAAAAACGTAAGGTGAACCTCCAGCTTACTCGCCAGGATGACACCAATAAGATGCAGGAAGACCTCCTCGCTTGTGCAAAGGAGATCCACGATGGTGCTAAGCAGTGCTCTACCGGGGCAAACTTCGTCGTCATTATGGGTGACGGTAGCGCTCAGTTCGCGGCTGCAGTGAATCCCCAGCTGAAGAAGCTGAATGATTCTCTCGTCGTGATCGGAGCTGTCGGTTACAGTCGTGGTGAGGACTCCTTCATGGTTCCTCCTCGCGTTAAGAATAACCCTCAGAACGCCAAGGGCTTGCTCACGGCGGGCGTTATTCGCGATGGCGACTGGAATATCGCTCTCAAGTGGGCTGGCGATAACAACATCAAGAACAACCCGGATGAGAAGACCTATGATCCCGACGCGATCAACTGGGTCAACGCTCCTGACTACAATAAGGCAGCAGAAATGTACGTTGCTGGTCAGTGCGAAGATCGTCGTGTAGTCAAGGACGGCCATCCTACGGGCGAAACCAAGCACGTTTGCATCGACTCAGTGGTCACTTGGACCCCTGGCGACGTGACGGCATTCAAGAATAAGGGCGGCCTTATCAAGATCGTCTCTTCGAAGGAATATCGTTCTCAGATGCCTGCGGTCATTATTGGCTCTCGCACCTTCTTCAATACCAATCGCGATGAGGTCACTAACCTTCTTGCGGGCGCTTTCGAAGGTGGCGACCAAGTTCGTGCTTATGACAAGGCGCTGTACAAGGCAGCTGAGATCTCAGCTAAAGTGTACAATGACCAGGACGCCGCTTACTGGTATCGTTACTATAAGGGCGTGACCGAAACGGATCGCGAAGGAAACCAAGTTTCACTCGGTGGTTCGGCGGTGAATGGTCTGGAAGACAATGTCATTCTGTTCGGACTTCGTCCGGGCGTGAACGACAACTTCAGGTCCACGTACACCCTGTTCGGCAGTATCGTCATGCAGCAGTATGGCGAGCTGTTCAAGGATACCCCGCTTCCCGAAGTTCGCGATATCGAAGACAAGTCCTTCGTGACTGGTGCTCAGGCCGTGGCCGATTCATCGGGCGCTGCCGCTGATACTCCGACCTTCGACGTTTCGAGTAGTAATACGGTCGTTTCCACGCGCTCGTATAGTATTAACTTCAACGTTGGGCAGGCTACTCTTACGGCGGAAGGCATTCGTCAGCTGAACTTCCTTAAGGACAACTTCGCTATTACCGGCTTGAACATCAGAATCGATGGTCACACCGATAATACCGGCGATGAACAGAAGACCAATCTTCCTCTGTCTATCGCTCGCGCTCAGGCGGTGAAGAGCTTCTTGCAGCAGGCTGCTCCGAGCAACTTCCCTGGCTCTCGCTTTAGGGTCAGTGGACATGGTTCCATGCAGCCTGTGAGTTCAAATTCGACTTCTGCGGGTCGCGCTGCGAATCGCCGAGTCGAGATCACTCTGGTTAAGTAGTCCAATTCGGGGCACCCGTCTGATTAACGGGTGCCCCTCACCAAAAGAAAGGTTTGTTATGAAGTTTCTGGCGATCCTGCTTTTGACGATGGTTCCACTCGTCGCTCAAGCGGACATGATGGCTTTAGACGCAGGCTTTGGTAACGGAACGAGACCTTTCTACGGCTTTGATTATGAGTTCGTAAAAGATTGGCCTTATGCAGACATCTCTTTGACCGGAAACTCCAGCTACATTCAACCCTATCTTTCCTTTGGTATTCAGGGCGAACACATCAACGTGGGATTTGCTCAAGCGATCACTTTTTCTAGGACAGATGGATCAGCAGTGTACGCTCTTGGTCCCGAGGCTGGCTGGCAGCAGAATCTTTCTAGCCTGGTCTATATAAAAGAAAACAACAGCCTACTCTATTCAGGCACATTTAGCTTTTCTGCTAGTTTTGGGATTGGATTAAATCTGTGAAGTTCTTAGAGATCTTTTCACCAAACAAAGTTTTATCCAAGTCTACTGGGACGCTACTGGTCGTAGCACAGGTGATCGGCCTATTCCTGTTTTGGGCTTCCTCGAATTTCGTGTTTCTGCCAAGCCCAGGCGAAACCCTGCATTCCTTTGGAGAACTTTGGCAAGAAGGACTCGGATCTGAGCTGATTACGAGTTTTTACTTGAACCTTCAGGCTATCGGCATCGCCCTTTTAGCATCCATTGGATTGGCCTATTTGAGTGTCATCCCTTTCTTCAAACCGATCATCGCTTTCTTTGGGAAGCTTCGCTTCCTGTCCCTGGCAGGTCTCACTTTCTTCTTCACGATGGCGGCTAAAAGCGGCCATGAATTGAAACTATACTTACTCGTCTACTCTATCGCGGTGTTCTTTGTAACTAGCATGTTAGACGTGCTTGCTTCAATCCCCAATGTTCAGTTTGATTTGGCCAAGACACTTAAAATGGGTGCCTGGCGTGAAGTTTGGGAAGTTATTGTTCTCGGGCAGGCCGATAAGGTTTTCGACTGCTTAAGACAGAACGCAGCCATCGGCTGGATGATGTTGACTATGATCGAGGGTATGTCGCGCAGCGAAGGTGGAATCGGGGCGGTTCTTCTGAACCAAAATAAGCACTTCCATCTGAGTTCAGTTATGGCGATTCAGCTCTTAATTCTGTTGGTCGGTCTCGGTCAAGACTACGCCATCGGCATACTCAAGAATGTATTTTGCCCTTACTCTACCCTGACCACGGAGAGAAAATGAAGTCAGTATTCTTGGTAGGCTTCTTCAAATTCGATAAGAGAGGCCAAAACTACGGTTTTGAGAGAATGCATCTTCAGACGATTTGGAAGACAGCTGAAGAAGCCCGAGAAAAGATGTCTTTTTGTGATGAAGCCGGATGGTACGAAGGCGCGGTGATCGAAGAAAGACAGTTTGGTCATGAGTGGCCAAAGAGTAAGAATCGTATTTGGCTCATGATGCAAGAAGATGGAAGCATGAAACAAGTTGATGAACCGGAGGGCTATGGGAGCATTGCTTTCATAGTTTAATAAATGAACTACTCACTTGGTAAGTCTCTTCTTAGAATCGAAAATGTCTGCCTGGAATATGATGGTAAGCCGGTTCTTAAGAACGTCAACGGTGAAATCAAGAATATCCTCACTTCTACAGGCAAAAAGCCGGGTCAAGTAGTCGGTTTCCTTGGTCCATCGGGTATCGGAAAAACTCAACTTTTTAGGATCATTGCGGGTCTGAATAAACCTACTTCCGGCAAGGTTTGTATCAATGAGAAAGATAGATCCGTGATCGCTGGCGAGGTCGGTGTAGTTGCTCAAAGCTATCCCCTTTTTGATCATCGTACTGTCTTTTCTAACCTTATGGTTTCGGCCATGCAGAATGAAAGCAATTCGAAGATCGCACGCGAAAAGGTGGTGGAGTACCTTAACGAGTTCAATCTGATTGATAAAGCTCATCACTATCCCGCCCAGCTTTCAGGTGGTCAGAGGCAGAGATGTGCAATTATTCAGCAAGCGTTATGTTCCGAGCATTTCCTGCTCATGGACGAACCGTTTTCCGGTCTTGATCCGTTAATGCTCGACAAGACATGTCAGCTCTTGAACAAACTCGCCAGTAAGGATGAGCTGAACACTATCATTGTTGTTACTCATGACATCACTGCAGCGGCCTCGATCTCCAATCATCTTTGGCTCATGGGCAGGGACTCCGCACCAGATGGAACCAAGATTCCCGGTTCCAGGATCATGAAGGAATACAACTTGATCGAACGCGATTTGTGCTGGCATCCAGAGATCATGAAGACTTCGAGATTTTACGACTTCGTAAGGGAAGTGAAAGAAGAGTTCAAGAATCTGTGAGCGTCTATGTAGATACCATGCAGGCTCATTATCGTGGCATGATCATGTGCCACATGCTAGCGGACAGCTTAGAAGAGCTGCACGCTATGGCGGATAAGATCGGTGTCGCCAGGAAGTGGTTTCAACCGGGCAGCACACCCCATTACGATATTTGTAGAACAAAAATAGCGCTGGCTATCATCCATGGGGCTATCGTTGCCGATAGAAAGAAGGTCGTTTCACTGATTAGGTTTTGGAGGGCAAATGCAACGACTTGATCTAGAAGCAACCGGCAAGAGATTCATCTGGGCTATGAGAACTTGTTTGGAGTGGCTTGCGCTTGGTGGAGACATCAAACTAGCGAGCGGCCATACTATCGTGATGTGCAATAAGGCGCGCCCCGGTTTTCTGATGGATCACTATGACAGTAAAACCAAGGAAACTACCCAGATGGTCATGAATCTGGACTATGACCTAGTTTGGGGTTACATCGTGGACTATGCCAGGAAGATGACTGAGGATGAAATAACAGTGATGTGTGCAAATTTGGCATTGAACAACGCCAGAGAGATGTGATAGATTTCAAATAGCGGGTTGGACTGGAGATAGATCCAGCTTGGTCTCATAAGCCAAATCAGAATGGTGCGATACCATTACCCGCTACCAAATTTAAAGTGGGATAATCACGGTTCTTGCAGACCGTCCCACGCCTGCCAGGAACCTGGCCTGCAAGCCAAAAGCACGCCGGGATTTGAAACCCCGGAAGACGTGGAGTTGGTTCCGCCTCTCTAGAGTGTAGGCAGGTAAGAAGTCGATAGGTCGGCAAAGAGGCCGAGAATCTCTTTGCCGACCTAGCCTTTTAGCAGGTGCCAAAAGCCTTCAGTGCTAGAATACGCCATAACCGTCTCGGTGGGTTAAACGACGACTATAAACGGCCTGCTTATTCTGCTTCGAGATCCGCTTGATGAACAAGCTGGTAGCCACTGCCCGAGGTATTGGTCGCCTCAAAGTCCACTTCGTAAACGATGTCGCCAGATTTTTCAGATTGAAACACATCAAAGATGGTTCCTGTCGTTCCTGCGCGACGATTGTTGTACTTCCAGTCTGAATGGCCGATCAATTTGACTCTCTGGCCGTCTTCAAATTTTTGCTCCATACATTTCCTCCTAGCGGACTGCTTTACCCTGGCTTCCTCTCCCAGGCAATAATTTTATGCGTTCCCAGCCTTTTGTCGGTTAGCCTTGAGACGCTTGTCGGTGCTGGGATCGGTGACCCGTCCCTTCGGGCCAGAACGTCTCCTACGAGTAACCCGCTGGGGCCGGAACCGGACGCCAATCACTCGCTGAGCCTCTTGTGCCTGTGGTCGTGGCCTGGAGGTTTGGCCAAGGGAAGAGAAGTGTTCAGAGATCGTTTCGAGAATGAAGTCCTTGAGAGCCTGTTCTATTAATGTACGTGGCATACTACTTCCTTTCGGTTTTGCGGAAATAACCATAGACACAACGGTTACCTCCACGAGTTGGATCATGCGTGTCATACACGATGCCGTCAACGACGGCAACTAGATGTCTGCTTACACTCACGATCAATTCGCCGCTCGGTAGCTCATCTTTATTCAAGTGAACTTTGCATCCCGAGCCGATCTTCATGGTAGGCACCCATTCGAACCCTAAAGATTCTAGGTACCGTCTTATGGTGGGTTTTTGGACGCCCGTTCTAGAGTGCGAGCGCTTCTTTCCATTTCGTGGACGCTCCCGCATTGCTTCTTCAACTAGAGCCTCGTAGACTTCTTGATATGACTTTTTCGTGATTATGCAGATCGCCCTAGTTACGCAGTCGCGTGCTGCGCCTTTGTAACCGGCTTCTTTTCTTCCACCGTCATTGTATACCCACTGCATATACTCAGAGTATCAATGTGTAGTTAAGCAGTCAAACTATTTCTTTCTCTGGTGAGAGTATTCGTCGTGTGCTTCTGCTTGGTATTGTAGCTTGCCACTTTCGTTAAAACCAAACCCTCTGCTCAAGTATGTAAGAGTACAGCGGCAATGAGGATGTAAGCCGAATGCTGAAGGATTCTCTTCCCCACGCTTATGGTAACCCTGTTTAAGTTCCGAAAACTTCCACAATCTAGGCGTCACGCCATCTTCCGAAAGATGCAGGCGAACGCATTCTTTGCAGGTCGCTCCATCCCTTACTACTACAAAAAATACCGTAGGGTCGCTGTCCCCAAGATCAGCCGCTACACGCGTGATATCCATGGCTGTGCCAAGGTTGCGCAGTTTCGTGCTCTCAGACTCTACGATCGCTTGAAGGTGGCTCTTGGCCTTTCCTAGTTCGTCATCCAGGACAGCTTGGACTTCTTCTACAGCTAGCTTGCGCTTTTGCAGGCGGGCTTCTCTGGCCAAACCATCGATTCTTTCGGTAACGTTTGAGCGAGTCTTATTCTTTAGGGACTCAATGTAGCCATGAGAACTTGCGAGTAGGCTTTTGAGAACGTCTGCCTCAATAGCGTTCGGAGTTCTGTTGGCCATTGCCTGAATGAATAAGTGCGGAAGGCCAAAGTTCCTTGCGTAGCTGATGATCAGCTTTTTCTTGTCTTTGAGGCTAGGGATTTCACCAAGAAACTCTAGGGCAATTCTATCGAATAGGTCTTCTATAGTTTGCGCTAAGGCTTCTTTCCCTGAAGAGGAGATGCCAAACATGGCTTACTCCTTCTTGGTCAAGCCTTCAACGCTCAGAACGTTCACGATATCTTTGGCAGCCTTAGTTTCTTCTTCTTGCCACTTCTTCATGATGTCGCCAACGATTTTTTCTTGCATCGTTACGGCTTTTTTGGCGTTGTCGTTCAAGTTTTGAGAAGCAAGTCTGCTCATCTTGAAAGCTGGCCTGTGAAGGGCCTTAGCAATGGCTGGAATAGCTGCAGCGGACTTCTTTAATTCGATTGCTTGGAGTTGAGCCTTACGAAGAGACTTAATCTCGCCTAGGGCTTTCTTGATGTTACTCTGCATTTCTTCGGGAGATCCAGCTGGCTTACCGAGCATGGATTCTAGCTGAGAGATGTGCTGATCTAGTTCCGAACCGCCGCCGATAGCTGGTGCGCCATCTGGACTGGAACTGGACATCTGTCCAGATTCTTGTCCAGATTCTTGTCCTGGGGGCTTCTCTCCGCCTTCTTTAGGGGCGCCTTCTGGGCCGCCAGCACCTGGAGGTCCGCCTTCGCCAGGCTGTCCACCGCCAGCCGCAGCTTGTGCCTGAGCCATTTCAAGTTCAGCTTGTTGCTGTTGCTGCTGGTTAGCCTGATTGATCTGTTCCTGTTGGGCGCCTTGTTCGATGCCAAGGCGAAATGCCATATCTAGATCGTTGATATATCTAGTTCTCAGGTCGAAATACTTCTTTTTGTAATTGATTTCAGCCATGTTACTCTCCGATATTCTCTTCGGCTTCCAAAGAATCCTCTACGCACATCTTTAGGATTTCCATAGCGTAAGGTCTTGGAGCAAAGTATGCCTGCACTGCTGCAGGGTTTGCTTGAGCCATTAGTTGTAGCCACTGTAAATGAAATGGATCGCGTTTGTAGCGCAGTAGTGGATCTACGATAGCGGCACAATCATTGAGCGTTTCGCCCATGAGTTCGCCAACGTTCTTGTACTTATCTACGATCAACTGCCAGCGTTCGTTGAATGGGAACTCGCCGGCCAGGATCTTGCCTACTGGTTCCTTGTCTACCTCACGAAGAACCTCATCGTAGGTCATGTGAGTAGGCATGTCTTGCTGTAGACGTGTAGACTCCTGTTCCTTGGATTGAGCGTCGATACCACTGAACTTCACTTCTGCGATTTTAGCTAGAAGTGGATCTACAATTGGGAAGAGGATTTCGTTGAAGAAGGTCTGGAACTTAAGGATGAGGGGACGTAGCCCAGTATCGCGAGCAGCAGTAAGCTTAAACTCGTTGTTACTTTCAGACAGAGTCTGACTGTTAGTACCACGAGACAAATGACTATAGCCAGGTAGCTCATCAGGACTAATCGAGAAAGCCGATAGAATGTTTCTAGCGATCTGGTCATACATGAACTGGAAGTCGTCATCGTGCATTCCTTCGCCGTTGAAGGGTAACCAGTCAACGTCGTCTTCCTTGCCCATACCGAAGATAGGAGTACGGAAACTGTTTGTAACGTTGTTAATCGACGCGTTGAATTGCAGTTTGATGTCATTTAGTGTCTGGCCGTCGATTTCGTCAGACTTGATAACGAGCATACCCTTTGAGGCACGTCCGTTTTGGAAGTAGAGTTTTTTGTACGCATCGATAGAAATGTGCGTTGTGACCGAGCTAACAACTGTATCAAGCGGAGATACAGGATACCCATTCATTTCGATGTCGGTACATGGAAATAGGTTGAAGACGAGCATTTCACGATGGGTGAACGCCTGCCTTGGCGTTCCATCAATCACCTGTAACCAGGCATATTGGTCTTCCCTGAGTTTGCTCATGTCGATCTTAGGCTTGTCGCCTGTGATGCTTTCCAGCATCTTCATGGCGATTTCACGTAGGTTGTTGCCTACATACTCGCCCTTACGAACACAGCGATAGATCGTGGCCACATCAACTGGACGGAAGCGATGAAATGGGAAATTGCCATCCTCATCTTCTTCAGCTGTACGATCGTAGATAATTTCTGTAGCGAACCTGCCAAAGTTGAGGCCGTTCTGTGTTTGAATGTCCATAAACTGCGCAAGAGTCATCTTGTCTTGAAGTTCTAGGCCAGCAGTATGACCGCAGTTGAGAAGAAGCTTTTCGAACTTCTTCATGCGTTCAGTTACTTTGGAATACTGTTCGGGAGTGAGGACATCGTAAAAATCTGGTTTGAGTGCGATCTCTACGCCTACATCGAATCGGTCCTTGCGGAGATGGCCAAAGAGGCTGAGCATGCTTCCGCGAGCACGTAGAATCGACGCAACTAGATGGTCCTGTACGCGGATCTGCTTTAAGACTTCGTCGGGTAGTAGGCGACGCTTCGACTTGAAAAGGCCGAGGTAGTTATCGGATGGAGCAGGGTTTTCTGTGAAAGCAAGTCGTGGAGCTTTCTTGTTCACTGGGTTCGTCAAGCTAGACGAGAGGGCGTACATCAGCGGAGAGTAAGGATTCGCTGATTCATAGCCAGACTTTTCTAGCAACTCACCGGCAGACTGACTCATAGCAAACACCATCTTCTGAGGAATGGTAACTGCCTTTGGATCAGGCTGAGGCTGTTGTTTGTTTTGGTCGCTCATAGTCTATTACTCGATAGCCGCCATAAACACGTTTGCTGCAGTTGTGCCGCTAGTATTTGTAACGCTTAAAGAAGTTATATCACTGACCAACATGAGAACTCCGGGGTAGACGTTAGTTCCCTGGACAAGAGGCTTAACGGTGAAGGTGATACTGCCGTTGATAGTAACCGTACAAATCTGGTCAACTTCTAGGTAGACCATTCTCTTAGTGTTGCCGCCAGTGAAGAGAGTTTGCGATCCAGAAGCGGCGATCTGTGCTGTCAAACTAGTTGGATTATTTACGGAAAGTCCGTTTACGTTTCTATCCCATTTGAAGTTGTTCATGGATGGGCTATTCGTCGAGATAGCATCCGCATAACTATTTAGAAACACTTCGAAATTAAAGTTTGGCATTCAAGAACCTCTTGTTTAGACTACTCACTATCTAAGATTGCTTTGGAAAATAGGAAAAGGTGAGTTTTCTGAAATGCTTACGTTTTCCTCTAAGTACTCTGTGGACAGCTTCTGGCTTAGCCCCGAAACTCTTTGCGCACTCTTTGATCGAGTTCCACACTTGACCAGTTTCATTGCAGACAATCTGTCTTTTTCTTTGCTCGGTCATTTTATGAGCATGTTCGAGCATCCAGGGGCGTTTGAGTCCAACGTTTGCTTTAGCAATTTTTTGCTTTGTTTCTTCCGTGTGTTTTCTTCCCTGAAATGGCGGCACTTTCCATCGCCTACCAGGAGAAGTATTCCCACCTTTCAGTATGTTGTATCCATGGGGGATCAAAGAAGAATGTGATTTTATTTCTTGCATCTCTAAGACATTCAACTCTTTTCTAATTAGCGTTTTGTCATCTCCATGAATAATGTGTAACGGTGTCATCTCAAAGTTTTCTGGGCCATATTTCTGAATTGCACTTCTGAGAACTTTACAGCTACTTGCATTGTGACAGTGTTCGCTCCATCTCTTATTGAGCTTCTGAACTGTTTGACCAATGTAAACTTTGTCGTTGATTTTATTAGTGATTTTGTAAATATAAGCTTCCATATAGGTTAAAGATTGCTTCTGAGTTCAAAAACTCCAGTGGAACCCACCCTTACGTACAGTTCCACCCGAGGAGGGTTCTGCCCCGATTCTCTTGGCTATTTCGTCGCGCATCTGGATCTCATGCTGGGATGCGATCCTAGCCTGTTCCCTGGCTATAGGATCGTTTGGGTCCATGCGTTGGCCTGATTGGTCTACCCAAACTGCCTCGGGCTTCTGAGGGCCTTTTACAGGGAACATGTTCTGTCCCACGTAGCGCATGGCGTCCGCCTGGTCGGCTACTCCTGGAGTATCATCTGGCTCAAGAGTTGGGTTGCCGTCCGGGCCGAGTTTGAAGTGGTGCTTAAGAAAAGAGAAGATCACTTTTTGGTTTGCTTCAACGTTTAGCACCTGAAGATAGCGGCGCCCGGTAGTATCCACAATCTTCGAGCGTAGGGCCTCAATACCTCCAATAACATCCTTGGTGAACTTCGGAGACTTCATATGGTTCTTATTGAAGGACTTGATATGCGAAGGCATCGCTTGGTCGCAGAACCAGCGTTCTATTGTGTACTTGTCCCTGTAGGTTTTGGCAATTTCCAAGCAGTCAGGAAATTCAAGGCCAGAGTTGGAGTAACAGTCTACGACCCAAACGTCACCGTTAGGGATCATGGCGAATACAACGATAACGAAGTCATGCGTATAGCCCCAATCCACTCCGGCAAAGAATCGGATGCCGGCTATCTTCATCAAGAAGATCAAATCGATGTCTGAAATCTTGGACTTCTTAGGCTTGTCGCCAGATAGAATTTCCCAAGCCTTCTCCAGGCTCAACACGTTACCGTTATCGACCACGTTCTCGAAGCGTGGGTACACCATGCCCTTGCTGGAAGGTTTCCAGCACATAAGCTGAGCTTCAGCCATGTCGGGATTGGTTTTCTTGAAAGTGTTGATTACGGTGCCAACTGGCTTGTAGAGTTTAGTTGGACTAGGCACGTCTGATTCTGGACGTTTGGCTAGTCTTGTTTTACAAACAGGGAGAAGTTTACAACTCTTACATCCCTCGAATGCTTGTTCTACTTTTTCCCATTTGTCTTTTTCAATCTCTGGAAGACCTTCAAAGTCTTCAACGCTGATCTGTCTGAGCGGCAGTCCTTTTGCTACATAGCGATCTTCTCTAGGAAGGTCGGGCTTATGCCTAGTAGTTTCACACCTAGCAGTAACATCAATAATGTTCCAGCGAAGGATCTTATCACCAGAAGGGTCGATAGGCTTGGTTGCCTTATCAATCTCGATTTGCATAAGACCGAATGCAAATTTACGCGTAGAAAGCTTGACCGTTACCGGGAATATACCCTTAGCGAAACCAGGGATAAGCTTTGCTTCCTCATAAGCTTGAGGATCTTTCACAACGTCGATCTCATCAATGAACATGAGGTTCGTATGCGCAGAGTTAGCACCGGACATGGTGGCCACGATGACCTGGATGTATACATCTTCGCCTTCGGGCGAACGCCATTCTACTTTGGTTTTGTTTTGGCTCTTATTGACCCATCCACGATAGACCAGGAGTGGTTCGATCTTACTGAAGAAGTAATTGATATAAGATATCGATTTCGAAGACTGCTCTTTGATGGCCGCCATGTGAGCGATGGTCACCTGAAAGTGCAGCATCAGAAGTGTTTCTAGAATAGAAGAAGAAAGCGTTTTGTAGCCTTCACGAGCCGACAACATGATGTAGCCAGGACTGTCCTCGCCCTTGTTGTTCTTGATCGTGTCGTAGATTTCCCACATGGCTTCTACGGGACTAGAGTTGCTATCGGGATCGACATGACCGTTAGGCATATCCAAACCAAGGTAGAACATGATCCAGTCTTTTAGCTCATCGGCAGAGTTCAGAATTCGGAACATCTCGTCCGAGTACTCTTTGGTTAACTCTTCTGATAGGTCTTTGAAGTTCATTTGCTTATGAGGCACCAGTAAGGACAGTGCTTACAGTACCTTCTCCCATAAGTTCGCCAGGGATACTCTTCGTCCTTCCCTGGAATCGACATGACGTAGAAATAGTTCTCGCAGTCATGGAAACCGAGCTTACACTTTAACTTTCTTAGCCACTGACGCCAGTTCCTTAGAAAGTTCTTCCTTGACCAGATTTTTGTCTGCTCTTTTCTTTGTTCTGCGATGTTTTCTTTTGAAGTCTTTGTATGGTCCATCGTCCCACTCACAACAATAGCCTTCGTCACCGCGTATAGTCTTGTAAGGCTTCATAATCATTAAGATTACTGTCGCACTATATTTTTTAATAGAGCTAAGGGCGTTCGTTAGCTTCGTTGATAAATTGGTTGGGATTCTCTGTCGCACGCATGTACTCAGAGTCCAACCTTGCTTCGGCACGTTCGAAAACATCATCGCGAGGATGGCAAACAAGGCCGCCCATGGTTCCTAGAACCGAGGCGATCGAAACTGCATTTCTTAGTGACTCAGAAACTGCCTTAGTAGCGTCAAATAGGCCAAGTTCTTCAGCTTTTCCGTACTTTTGGTTCTCGATATCGTAGACAGTATCCTGGTCTTGGACAAGCTTGGAGATAACATCATTGATCTCTTCTTTGTCGTAACCAGCGTTATCTAGGAGTTTGCTTGGAAGCGACAAAAGTGCGGGGACCAGCACTTCTCGGGCAGGATCTCCTTCGGGAATGTCCTGCATGAGCTTAATCGCCATGTCGATGGCCATTCGGCATCCACCGGGAAGGGCGCCGTGTGAGATCGCAGAGCGAACTGCGCAAACTGCGTCTTCGCAGCGATCGTGAGCTTCCTTCAACTCGCCATTTGAGCCACCATAGATGGTCAGTTTGGCAATACCGTTTGTGATCTTGCCGATGCGTTCCTCAAGCAGGATCTTTTCTGCTTGGCTTTCCGCATTTTCCATCATGGTTTTCAAATCTTCGGCCCTGACCTCGACGTTAACGGGGTCAGGGTCGCCGATGACAGTAGATCTGAAGCGATAAGCTTCGAAGCTCTCCATACCACGGCCCAGGTCTGATAGCGTGGCTTGTGAGACTTGATCCTTCAGACCAAATACTTTGGCACCAGTGAATGCAGCCAAATCATGGAGGAAATGAGTTTGGCTGTTGAGAAATTGGGCCATAGGAGTGATCATCGGTAAAACATTGATCGTGTTTGGGTTTGAGAAATTGAATGCAAGTTGCGTGAGTACATTCTCGCTAAATCCGTGAGCGAAAATTACGAGATTCTTGAAGTCGCTGTTTCCTTCGGTAACGAACTTGTTGCCGATCGATTCCATGAGCGGAATGAACATGACTAGATCGTTCACGTTTCCATCGTAGAGAAGAAACAAGGGATTCTCCAGGTAGCAGCGCTGATTGGCTTGATCGTTGATAAACGCAGTATGGAGTTTGCCGATAGACTCTTCGAAGCCTACCGCAATTGGAAATCCTTCGATGCGCTCGACCTTGTAACCCTTCTTGCCGCTTAGCTCGCGAATTGTGACGTGCGAGGAATCCCCGTAGCCAATTTGTTCAAAGGCATCGATTACGGCAGCGGCCATGTCCGAATCTCCGTTAGCAGAGATAGTAGCCACCATCTTGAGCATGTCTTTGTTCTCTACACCAATTGCGATACTGCGCGATTCGATGAAGGGAATAAGTAGGTCATCCGTGACCTTTGTGATGCGTCGTGCGGCTTTTTGAGGGCTGTATTTTGGATTCTTTTCGCAGAACTCAAAAAGATTATCAATGATGGAGTAGGCAAGTACTGTAGCTGTCGTAGTGCCGTCGCCGGCTTCTGTTGCAGTTCTTTGAGCAACGTCGCGAGCCTGTTCGATGATAAGGTGCTCGTAGGCATCGATTGCGCCGAGACTCTTAAAAACAGTCACGCCGTCTTTAGTGTTCTTGTTTGGGATACCTGGGTAATCACTTTCGATCAGGATGTTTCTTCCGCCTGGACCCATAGTGCGGCCCACAGCTTCAGATACTCTATGCATTGTATCAAGTACTTTCTTCTTGAGCGTTTTCGAATCGATTTCAAAAATCTTAGGTGCGCTCTTTGCCTTGCGAGATGACATTGTTATCCTCCAATTTTCTCTAACTGGCTATATCACATAGTTCGCTAGTTGTGATATTCTAGGGGCATGCAATTTCAGGTAGATTCGCCAAGCAGGGCGGACATTCGAGTTTGTTCCGAGGCAGAGATGCAATCTCTGATCACTCAGCTCACCTATACAAATACTGCCAATCAACACCTTTTGAAACGTCACTACCAGAATCACTGGTTTCGTTCGAAGAACAGGGTGGCGTGGGAAGCAAGACTCGATGAACTTAAAAAGAGCATTAAAAATACTCTTCTCTTTAGTGATGGTGGACAGTTTATTCGGCCTGGGTCTTTACCTTATCTTGAAGGTCTTACACTCGAAGTAGCAAGTACAGTAACGTATCCAGAGCCAAAAAAGGTGCCGTGGAAGCACCTTTTGCCTTTTGAATTGCATCCTTACCAAGAGGAAAGCTGGGAAAAGCTTCTAGCAATCAAACATGGCAATGTCGAACTTTGTACGGGGTCCGGCAAATCTGCCATCCTACTCAAACTTTGCAGAGAAACCGGCTTCAACTCTGCCATCATCGCTCCTTCGCGAAGCATCTTCAACGAGTTGCTAGAAAAGTTCGAGCACCACTTTGGCAAGGGAATGGTAGGCCGTTTTGGCGATGGCAAGAAGGTTCTAGGTAAGAAGTTTACCATCTGTATCGGAGATTCGATCGCAAACGTAAAGCCTGGAATGCCCGAGTGGGAGTTCTTTTCTAAACTACAAATGATATGCGTGGACGAGAGTCATACTTGGGGCGCAGAAACTCTGGAGAAAATCTGTCATGGTGTACTTTCTGCTGTTCCTTATCGCTTATTCTTTTCTGGTACCCAAACTCGTGGCGACGGCGCGGAGAAGCTACTACAAAGCATCATTGGAAAGACGGTCCACACACTTACGACTGCTGAAGCAGTCGCAAAAGGATACATCTGCCCCCACGAATTCGGAATCGTGAGCCTAGAATCTAGCGATCCGAGCTTTGCCAGCAATGACGCTCTCGAAATGAAGCGCGTTCACTTCCTTGGTAACAAGAATATCGCCGCATTCTCCGCAAAATTGGCCAATGCACAAGCGGCAGCCCTAGGAAGACAAACTCTTATTCTTGTTGAGGAATTAGACCAAATTAGAATGATTCTACCTCTTCTGAAGTGCCGAGTAGCCATCGCACATGCGGAGAAAAACGCCGCAAGACTCGCGGAGATTGGCCTACACAAAGTCGATCCCGCAGAGAGTGTTGAAGCTTTTAATAAGCACGAAGTGGATGCTTTGGTCGGAACCTCTTGTATTTCTACGGGAACTAACATTTACCCTACCCACCATACGATTAACTGGCAGGGCGGGACGAGTGAGATTAAGACCAAACAAGGTGCTGTAGGCCGATCAGTTCGCTTGCATAATCAGAATCCCTGGAAAGACAAGTGTGTCCAAAAGGACAAAGCCACAATTTGGGATTTCAACATCTATGACTGCGAGCAACAAGGTGCCCACCTGGAGAAAAGGATCGAATATTATAGCGACTCTGGTTCCGAAATCAAGTACATAAGAATACCTAGAATATAGCCCTATGATATATAAGGGTTATGCAAAAAACAAAACGCCAGGAAGCGTTTGACGACTCGTTTTACAGATTAGCTGGTGAAGTTACCAAGGCTCTAGAAAAGAACAGGGACGGTTCCCTTCAGAAGGAACAGGTCGAAGAACTTTTGGATGCGGAACGTAAATTCAAAGAAACTATTTTGAAGTATCGTCAATCGACTGAGATCTACAAAAAATTCCTCCAGAAGGTTTGTATTCAAAACAAAAACATTTTGAGCGCGCGTCCTTATTTCAGAGAGATCGCTACTTCCTTCAGTAAGCATATTACACCTGCAATCAAAGTGCGCGACGTAGAAACTCTGAAACGTTTCGATATCAACTATCAGTTCATCAAATTCATCCGCGATGCGTGGTTAGGCCCATTCCCAAAGCGCGCCGAACAACTATTTCAGCGAGTCCACAAAGCACGCACTATCCTGATCGAGAACAACATGCCCCTAGCTATCAACCGGGCCAAACTGTTCTATCGCAAAACTCCAAAGAGTCATCTGACCTTGATGGATTTTATCGGTATCTGCGGTCTTGGCTTAGCGGCTGGCGTAGATAAGTGGTCTGGTGAATATTCTCCGGTTTTCCGATCGGTTTGCATCGGTCGAATGGTCGGCAATATGATCGACAGCTACAGTGAGACGATGTTGCACTTCTATCCTTCTGATAAGAGAATTCTCTATAAGGCTCATACGATTCGTGCGCGCCAAGGAATTGAGGACATCAAGGAACTGACTAAGGCGATCAACGAAAGTTTCAAAAAGGACGCAGAAGAAGGCAAAAGCATACCAAAAGAGAAGGTCACTGTTAGCCAACTTAGTGCATTAATGAATGCGTCTAGTACGGTATCTGCCGATGCTACTGTGAACGACGAGGGTTATGGTGTTTACCATTTCACTCCTGACACTACCCAAGATATAGAAGAAGCATACATGGAGAAAGAAGCTACAGAGCAAATGCTTTCTCTCGCAAAGAGGCTTCCAATACTTCATAAAAAAGTGCTACAATTGAAAGGAATCAAATTATGACTTTAGACTTTCCACTTTCGATGAACAATCGTCTTATCGTTGAGGCGTACAAAAAAGAGGGGCTTCGTGCTACCGAGAAGAATGGCTTTGCATTCGTTTCTCAAAAGCTAGCTCTTAAGGGACTTAAGGTTCTAGTCGATACTAGACTAGACGACGGAACTAGATTCGGACTCTACGTACGCAAGGGTTCTACTGCGTACATCAGAGAAGAAAGCCTTCATACACAAGCATGGGCACAAAAAGCTCTTGAGTGTGAGACTCTTCCTTGTCCTTTCTTGATCGTAGATATGCAATTCGTAGAGTTCCTTTCTCCGCCGCCAGATGAGGCCGCATGACTGACACAGGTATAGTTCAGTTTGTTGGCAGCATCGCGATTTGGGAATTCACCAAGTGGATCATGCCAAAGTACAATCGTTGGTTTGTAACTTTGCTTCACGGAAAACCGCACGACAATTGTGCATTCTGTGGAACTCTCAAAAAGGAAAAATAAGATGGATCTCACTAAAGCATTAGCAGTATGGATCAGAATTGCAACCGGAGCGACTCTCTTTGGATTTTGGCAGCATAGCGTTCTAGCTGGTTTCTTCATGTACATTGCGCTACTTACGCTGGACCATGAACTAGGATAAAGATGAAAATCCTACGCGTCGGCGATCCTCACGTCAAAGTGAACAACATCAAGGAAAGCGAGAAACTGCTGAAGTTCATCGTTTGGCTTGCTGTTGAGCACAAAGTGGATAGGATCGAGATTCTAGGGGACTTGTTTCATACCCATTCGATCATTAGGCTAGAAGTTCTTAGGTTTTGGGAAGAAGCGCTGATTGAGCTAGCAAATGTCTGTGAGGTAGTAGTTCTCGTGGGAAACCATGATCAAACGGGCGATTATAGCTCCTCTGCCTCTGCTCTCGATGTCTTCCAATGGATTGAGGATAGCAAGAAAAACTTGAAGATTGTGAATATACCCACTATTAATGGCCAATTTCTCTATGTACCATACATCCATGATTCAGCGAGATTTGTAGATGTTGTCAATTCATTATCTGGATTGGCCAAGGTTCTTGTCTGTCATCAAACTTTCAAAGGAAGTAAGTATGAAAGCGGAATGTACACCCCCGATGGAATTGATGTCTCTCTTTTATCCCCGCAATTTATCCACGTCATTTCCGGTCACATCCATTCCAGGCAGGAGTTCGGACGAGTCAAATATCCAGGTACTCCCCGTTGGGATACCACAGCCGATGCTAATCAACCTAAGGGCCTTACAATTTACGTTCATAGCGACTCCACAGGGGAAATCATTTCTGAGGAGTACATCTCCACCGAAGGGGTCTGTAGTCCTATTCTCCAATTTAGCGTTGGAGAAGGAGAAGAAATTCCAAATTTCCCTGAGGGGGCAAGGGTAGCCATAGAACTCGTTGGATCTTCGGATTGGGTATCTAAGCAGAAGTTAGCTCTGAAGGGAAAGTGTGCAATCAAGACCAAGATCACCGACACCAAGAAAACAGAGAAGAGGCAGGCCGCTAAGGGGTTTGAGGATTTTCTGCGCAACTTGTACGTGACCAAAATGGACAAGGACGAGTTGGTTCGATACGCAAAGGAGTTGGGAATTGTCTGATCTAAAACAGAAACTAAAAGAAAGAGCGCAGCTGGCAGTCTTGGCAAATAGGATCAGCGATTTTCACGCAGAAAATCTTAGAAAGTTTCCTTTTGTGTTCTTTGACAACATCAAGAGCGCTTCCATCGATTACGATTTTGGTCATGCCGTTAATGAAGCTAAGAAAGAAGTTCAACACGGTTCGCGTGTTTGCTATCGCTTCACAGGCCCTGTTGAAGGAGAAAACATGGAGAAGAGATTTCAGGCTCTAGAAGCGGCGGTTAGAAATCTTTTTTGGCGAGATGTAAAAGTAGAAGTCTACATTAACGACGAAAAAAAATACGAGAGCAAAGATGTCAGATAATCTACCAGTTCCAGAAAAACCAACAGATATGACGGCTCTAGAGTTAGAGCGCGTACAAGAATACGTTACTGAAGGGATGCCGGGCCTTGAGTCCGTAGACGACAAGTCATTGTACAGAATGATGGACATGTACCTTTCTGGTAGCACCTACTCGCAGATCTCAAATGCTTTGCGTATTAAGAAGAATTTGGTCCTGTATCTGGCACATAAGTTCGATTGGTTCTTGACTAAGAAAGAGTACTTGACCGAACTCCAGCATACAATCAAAAGCAGAATCGCTGAAGCCAAGGTAATGAATCAAAACTTCATGCTGTTGTTGCTTCAGGCAAGTCAGAAAAAGGTTGGCAATAAGCTGACTCAATATCTAGCTACGGGTGATGAAGAACACATGGACCTGGATATGAAGGAACTTGCTCAGATCATAAAGGCGATTGAACACGTCAATGATCTTGGCAAAGATCCCGGCAAATCTTCTAAGTCTCCTGCTGTCGGCCTCAATGTAGGCGACGGCGTAACCATTGAAAAGACTGGGGAAAACAAACTCACTATTACCCCAAAAGATTCCGCTATCAATTCAAAGTTGAAACAGTTTGCCGATATGAGGCGCGAAGCGGAGAGCCAGGCAAAAGCGAAGAAGAGTAGTGATATAGACCAAGACGAAGGAGATTCTAACAATGAAACTAAATAGGGTACTAGTAGTACTATTGGCGTTTTTGATCGCTGCGGCGACGCCATCTAAATCGACCGACAGCGAAGAGAAGACTGAAACCGTTGTACTTTCTAAGGATAACACCTTAGTTCTGAATGAAGAAGTTGACGGCGCAAGTGTTGGTAAGATCATTGCCAACGCCAAGGAACTGGATAGGGGACTCAATACCCTGAAGTCCAAGATCAAGGGCGAGAAGAAGCCTCTTTATCTTTTCCTTAACACGCCAGGCGGAAGCATTCAGTCTGGCCTTGAGATGATTGAAGCCCTTAACGGCCTTGGTCGTTCTATTCACACTGTTACTCTATTTGCTGCAAGCATGGGATTCCAAATTGCGCAGAACCTTGGCGATCGTCTCGTTCTTAAGAACGGTGTCTTGATGAGCCATAGAGCGGCTGGTGAGTTTGTTGGTGCATTCGGTGGACCATCGCCAAGTCAGATCGAGAGCAGATACAAGCTTTGGATGTCTCGTCTCACCGAACTTGATCAGCAGACGGTTAAGAGAACTAAGGGTAAGCAAACACTACAGAGTTATCAGAAAGAGTACGCAGATGAGATGTGGCTTACTGGCACCCAGGCTGTCACTGAAGGCTATGCTGATCGCGTAGTTCTTGTGAAGTGCGATGAAACGCTTGCTGGCGCTACGACCCATTCAATCGATTTCTTTGGAGTTGAGATTCATTACGATCTCGACAATTGCCCTCTTAATACGAGTCCAATGAACATCAAAATTGTTGCTCCAGAGGGTAAGGTAATTTACACCAGCGAACAAAAAGTAGATATGATCAAAAAGTTCAAGGAACAGTTCGACAACAAGCAGAAGCAAGTTGTTCCTATGTACTGGTAATTTACTGTGCCACTCATCTATTACCTTTGCGAATGCAAGAATTCGGTGAGTAAGTTTTTCAGGCAGGCGTCGCAAGCGCCTGCCTTTTTTTCATGCGAAAAATGCGGAAAAAACGCGAAAAGAATGTTGAAGGCTCCTTCGTCTCAGTCTATAATTAAGGTCGATAACGGAGTACAGGCACGAGCGGTAGAAGTGAACTTGGACGTTATCGAAGATATCAAAAATAGATCCACAAAAGATTTTAAGGATAGCTAATGGAAAAATTGGTCAGAGACCATATGCCCAAGATTTGCGCCGAAGATCCTCTTAGGACGCCTATGAAATATAGGATCGCCAAGGGTAACGAACTCCTTAGATTCATGCTCGATAAGCTTGTTGAAGAGGCTACAGAAGCCAAGAATGCAAGGAACACACTTGAGCTATACGAAGAGTTGGCTGATGTCCTAGAAGTCATTCGAGCGCTCAAGATGAACTTCAACATCAAAGACCACGAACTCGAAAGACTCAGAGAAGAAAAGTATCTGAAACGTGGCAGCTTCTATGCTGGCATCATTTGGGACGGCAACAAGTGAAGAAACGTAAACTTGTCTTTAGCATCACAGCTAAAGACCTCAGAATAGACACCTTCCGCTCGGGTGGCAAAGGTGGTCAGAATCAGAACAAGGTGAACTCTGGAGTTCGCATCGTCCACGAAGCTAGCGGTGCCGTAGGTGAGTCGAGGGAAGAACGCGATCAGCTCGCTAACAAAAAGAAGGCGTTCAAAAGAATGACTGAGACGAAAGAGTTTCAATCTTGGATGGCTCTGCAGAAAGAGATCATTCGTGGCAACGTCAAGTACGAAGAATCTGACGGTAAGGGCGGCTGGCATGAGAAGAATCTGGAGCCTGGGAAATGATTGATCCGAAAGAGTTGCGTTTCTCTGGAATTGGTCGCTTTGTTGATGAACAGGTGATCAATTTTGAGAGTCTTGGCGACCTAGTTCAGGTAGACGGGGAGAACAGGAACACTGGTGGCTCAAGTGGCGCCGGTAAAAGTACTGTTTTTCATGCCCTAGACTATCTTCTTGGCCTGAACGACATCCCCAATACAGTTTTACAGTCTCGCGTCTCAAAAGACCCCATTTCTGTCTCTGGCCTATTCGATTACAATGGCAAGGCTCTTAAAATCTCGCGCAACAAGGGAAAACTCGCCATCGAACTCGACGGTGTAGAGACCAGGGGAAGTAGTAAGATCTCGGAAGAGAAACTAGATGAGATTTTAGCAATGCCACGCGATCTTTTCAGAAAAATCCTTCACAAAAGACAAAAAGAAGGCGGTTTCTTTCTTTCTCTCACACCAAAGGAAATGAATGACTTCCTAACAGATTGTCTTGGCCTGTCGAAGCACAAAAAAGACCTAGAAGTGCTAGATGCCAAGATCAAAGAGCTAACGGAAAAGAAAGAACTGGCTACTACTTCATTGAACAGCGCTCGTGTTGCTGTAAAAACGACCCAGGACGCCATTCTAGGGTTGGGATTGGCTCCCGTCAGAGATATGCACCAAGAAGTAGTACTCCAACTCAAGAATAAAGCTGACACCTCTAGTGCCGCCCTCACGATGATTTTGGCTCAACAAAGAATTGAAGCAGAAGCTTTCGATCTTCAACGTCCTCAGCCACAATCAACTGTGGTGGATACCTCAACTAGAGCACAATTGGAGCAGAATCTGACCCAATTACGAGCGCAAATGGGTCAACTCATGCTCGAAGAGAAGGATAGGCAGTCTAAGATCAACGCTCAAATCACCGCCCTCAAGCTCAAAATGTCCTCCTTGGCTGAAAAAGTCAGGCAACGTGACTATGTCAAGCCTGAGGCGGCTGCTTCGGCGCTAAAAATCAAGAAACTCAGAGAGAACATTTGCCATACCTGCCTTCAGAGTTGGGCAACTGAAGGGGCCAAGGCAGAAGAAACTGTCCTTCTTGAGAAAATTGCCAAATTCAAAGAGATCATTCAGGCAGGAGATGAAGCGGCTGCACAGCTTGCAAGCGAGACTAGCGAACTGGGCTTACTTACAGTGCAAGCTAAGCCATTTGTTCCCGTAGGATATGATCACATGCAGAAGTATGAGGTTGAACTCATCAGGAAGATCGCCCAGGAAAAGCAGAATGAGACCGACAAAGCCAATGCCATCCACCATCTGAACAAGACCTGGCAGGATGACTTTGCATTTCGACAGAAAGCTTTGAGGGATAAGCACGCTTCTCTGTCCGATCAAGCTCGCGGACAGGCAGAAGTGGATCGCAGGGCCTTGGATGCTGCCGTATCAAAGCTAAAAGCCTACGATACCGCTCTCAAGAACTATGAGTCGATGTTAAAACGCCTCCAAGAGCAGGAAATAGGACACGCTGCCAAGGTCGATGGATTTTCCGATGTCCTGACTACAATAGTCAAGGAATTGGAGAAGGCAGAAGAGCTAAAGAAGGCCCTAAAGAGTCACCTGTCCCGTTCTTTTGATGAGGCTCTGGAAGACATTGGCAACAGTGCAACGACCATGATTCGGAAAGTTCCCAACATGGCGAATGCGACAATCCAGCTTGAAGGATTGAAGGAGACCAAAGAAGGCAAAGTCAAGGAAGAGGTCAATGCCGTAATTCACTTGGATGGAGACGAGAACATCCCTATCAAGAGTTTGTGTGGCGGCGAACGTTCTGCGACTGATTTAGCCGTGGATCTAGCTGTCATCGACCTTATCGAAAATAAGTCAAATAAGGGAATAGGCATTTTTATTCTTGACGAACCCTTCACTGGGCTGGATACTGTGTGTATTGAAATGGCACTCGAAGTTCTTAAGAACTCCAATGTCAGCAAAAAGCTGATCATTGTAGACCACAATCCAGAGGTAAAGCAGATGGTCGGAAGTAGACTCGTGGTTGTGAGAGAAGGCGCCACAAGTAGAATTGTACAGGCAGCATAGGAGCGTGCATGAGTGACCCGCAAAGGCTAGATAGCGAGCTTAGGGAATACCTGGAAAAAGAAGCTAACCTGCGCCGGGACGAAAGACTTGTCTGGCTAAAGATGATCTTCCACAAGCACTTTGAGATCAGCAGCCTAGAGCACGTCGTTAACTCACAAGATTTGTTCGATATCATGAGTACAGCCAAGAGTAACTACAGTAAGGCAAAGCTTCCGATGAAGGTCTCAAAGAGACCGCTCGATTCCAGCGAAACGCCTCATGTAGCTATGATAGAAGCTGTTATTTCGTACTTGAACAAAATGCACTTGCTCAAAAGACAAGTGAAAATAGACTACAGGGAGTAAATCATGGCTAAAGCACCTAAAAAGAAACTTACGTTTGAAGAGAAGATGGAAAAGGAAGATTCGGCTTTCGTTGGCGAGGTAGTCGGACTTTCTGTCGATCAACTTCGTGGCCGTCTTGGTGACATCGCAAAGGCTCAGTCTGAACACGATGAAAACCAAAAGAATGATGAACAGCTTTCGGCTGCCAAGGCTGAGGTGAAGGAACTGGCCTCGGTCTATACCGAACCTCGCAAAGAGAACAAGAAAAGAATCAAGTACCTTGTTTCTTTAATTAAAGAAAAAGGTGGAGCGTGATCAAGTACCTTATCCCATTTCTAATGTTTGGACTGTTTTCCTGTGCTAGTCAGCCTAGAAAATACTATTACGATGTGATCGTGATGGAACAGGGCATGCAAATGTTCAAGCACGACTATAAGGACAATAGTAGGATTACCAACACCTACTGTTTTCTGAAGAATGAGATGGCCTATGGGCTAAATCACTACTTCTGTGAAGAGTGGGATGTTGACAAATGAGACACGTAGGTCGCTGCGATAACTGCGGAAGTCCCGACACTGCTTACTTGGCTTGTTACGCATGTACGCCAGTAAAAAAGCTGAAAGACTACACTTCGGCAGAAATTGCTGAAGAACTCAAAAGGCGCAGGAACGAACGCAAAAAGCAGCACCACAACGCTAGGGTTCGCATGAAAATGGAGTTCATAGAGAAAGAAATCGGCAAACTCCAAAAGGAAATAGAGGGGCTATCGAAGCAGATCCTATGATCGATGAACGCATTCTCGCACTCGATATCTCCACCAAGACCGGCTGGGCCTCAATGGTCAGTACTAAGGATGGTATCGACCTGGAGATGTATGGGCAGATTCCGCAGATCCACCAGCCAGATGGTATTTACCCCATCAATTTCGTAGATTGGGCACATAGCTGCTATAGGGAAATAGTGAAATTAATTGACCACTATGCTCCAGATACTTTGGTGATTGAAGAGACTTCTGCGGGAAGTAAAGCGATTCATACGCAGAAAATCCTTGAATTCATCCACTTTCTTGTGGCACAATATGTGAAAGAGACTCGTATTAAGACCGTGTACCTCATGACCGAACAATGGCGTCGTGAGACCGGATGCAAAATGACCAAAGAAGAAAGTAAGCATAATAAGGTCGTTAAGAAATATAAGGAAAAGAACGGCGGAAAAGTGGCTTATAACGAGGAAGGCAAGCGCATCGGGCGCATCGGCAGAAAACACGTCAACATTCGAAGGGCAAACGAAGTGTTTGGACAGTTTCTGAGCGTGCCTCTGAGAAAGAAAGATGAAGATACCGCAGATTCCCTCATGCTTGGATACTGCTATCATCTTCGAAGGATAAAAAATGAGCAATCTATGGGACAATGAAGAAGAATTTCAGGACAAGCCAGAAGACGCTATTTCGGTCCAGCAAAGCAAGTCCGTTCAGGAACTAGCCCAGCAGTTGATTCCGCCCTTGGCCACTGCACCACTTCCTGCGGCTAATAGGCCAGAGCCAAAGTCGCGAGGATTCACTCCTCTTACGGCTCCAGCTGAGCCAGAAGTTGCTGTTTTTGAAGGTGATCCAGAACTAGATCTTTTCCCAGATGGCGATGATGAGGAAGAAGATTTTTCTGCGGTGCTGAATGACGCCAGTCTTCGTCTGGAGCAAGGTAACCTTTACAAGATGATCATGAACCATAGCCTCTTTGAAGGAATGGAAGCTGATGCACGGGCCATCAAAAATGTGGAGCGTGAGATCAAGCGTTTTGCTCGCGAGAGAATGGAAGTCATGCTCGGAATGAGACAAGAAGCTCCAAAGCACGCCGTTGTAGCCAGTCCATTCAACGACCTAGAAGTCGATATTTTAAAGAAACTAGCCTCCAAGGCTACTAATGGAGCGACTGAAACTGCCGAAGCAAATCAAGTAGCTAGCGTGCTTAGGGCTCCAAAGAGAACGACCCTCAACCCTATTGGCGGAACTACGGCGCCCAAGTCAGCTTCTAAGCCTCAGCTTCACTCCAAGACATCTGCTGCTAAGCTTCCAACTAAGGCCGCTACTCCCATGAAGAGAACTCAGCTTGATCTCACCATCGAACAAGTTGCCGCAGAAGAGGGAGTCTCAGTTGATGAGCTGAAAAAAGAACTCGGTTACGTCCCTCTGGAAAAGCCAATCAACGCGCTTTCCGCTGAAGAACAAGCTAAGAGACTCAAGGAAACACAAGAAAGAATTCGCTCCACTACCAAGAGAGTAACTTCGACCAGCGCACTTCCTCCTGCAACGCCAGAACAGGAAGCGGCATTGGCGATTCAGAGAGCTACGCAGATTCAGGGGGCGCCAGGCATGGCAGCGCTTCTCGCGAAGGTAAGCACAATGCCAGCAAAAAACCCAGGATGATATAAGGTATGAAGGAAAACAAAATGAGAGATAAGGTAAGTCCGAAGTCCAATAGCTGTGAAAATTTAACGGCAATTCCAAAGGCTAGGCCGATTATGAAAACTGCCGAGGAAATCGAAGATTTTCTAAGTGATCTACATAATGAACTTGACACGCTCGATTCCATCATTCTTGGCTATGGTCACCAGGATTCCAACGAAAAGCTGGAACCAAAGAGCGGACTAGATTCCTCACTAAACAGAAGTTGTACCTCCGTAGCTGCGGCTATCGGTAGAACAAGAACTCTAATTCAGGCCCTTCGCGGTAGCGAAGAAGTCGAAAACTAATCAAGGAGAATTGCATGTCAAATAAAACCGATAATCGTAGCGCGTCTGAAAAGATCAGGGATCTAGAACAGGGAGTTATCTCGCTGTTTCAAACGATGGATAACCTAGTTCGCGATGTCATGACCATCAAGGATATCCTGAAGGTTCTCGACAATAAGGTCAATTCGATCGTAAAAGCTGCTTCCTCTGAACAGCCAATCAACGACGATGTGATTCGCAAGATCATGATTGAAAATAACGTCGAAGAGATGTCGAACAGGGTAAAGAATTGGGTAGCCCAAGGTTTCATGTCCGCTGCTGAACAGATCACGGACAACTCCTTCGTAGTTCTTCGCGAGATCGCTGACGACGGAACAATCGTCAACCCTCGCTATCAGTTCGTGTACTCTCAGCTCAAGGCAACCAATCCTTTGGTTTGCGAGAAGATCCTCGGACTCAAGGTTGGCGAGACGACGCAAGTTCAGGAAGGGCAGTATCGTCTACAGGTTGCCGAAGTGTACGACATCACGAAGGCAGAAACTCCTCAGCCAGCCGCAGAAGCTGCCCCAGCTGAGGCCGCACCGGCTCCCGCGCAAGAGGCTCCACAGGCGGATCAACCAGCTGCACAGCAGTAATCATCCAATAACCAAAGGATGATTATGGAACTAACAGAAAACCATATTAAGCTTATCCAGGACTACATCGCCTTCGTCAAAGTGACGGGCATGTATCCTGGAAGAGCCGATTTATCTAGAAAAGGCTGGAGTCGAGACCAGCTTCGTCACTATTTCTCGAATCTAACCATACTCAGAGAAAAGGCCCGGGAGTGGGCAGCGGACAATGACCCCGAGGCTTTCAGCCATGTCATCGACTCCAACATTTTCACTGAGAAAAACCTCGAAGCTCTCAAACAGAGCATCAAGAAACATAAAAGATTTGTCATTACTTCCGGCGTAGTTGGATGCCCCGCGCACCCTATGTTTTTGGATAGTATTCAAACTTTCTGCGAGAAAAAGAAGGCCAAGTTACTAGTTCTACCTTGCGCAGATCCTGCCTCAGCTGGAAGTTGGAACCTGGACCCTAAGTTTGGGGTTGATTCCATTGTTTTTGCCGATGTCGCCTTGAATTCAAATCTGTTTTTGTGCTCAATCGAGCTAAGTGCCAAACAAATTGACCCCACTACCGGCCTGGATCGTATTGGTCAGGGAAATGGGTCTTTCATCTACGCTTCTCCGAAGCAAAGATTGAAGTTCATGCCCGTCAGTAACGTCAAAAATCCTCACGCAGAAATGACTACTGGTGCAGCTACTATTCCTAGGTACTTTGACATCAATGATGACGTAATTTGCAGTCCTTATATGTGTAAGAGAACTGCTTACATAGCAAACTTTGACCATGTTGTCGGCGCTATCATTGTAGAGATCGAAAATGATGATATCTACCACTTCAGGCAGATCCAAGCCGATGACAAAGGTGGATTCGTTGACCTTGGCGACTACTATCTCGGCGATACCGTAACGAAGATGTACGCTGAAAGCCTCACAATGGGCGACTGGCACTCAGGTGAGACTGATCCTACGGCCGTAAAGGCATGGAAGGAAGTCTGTAATCTTGTCAAACCGAAAAGACTCTTCATTCACGATGGTTTCAATGGCCTGAGCATCAACCATCACGAGGAAGATAGACAGATTCGTAGAGCTATTCTTGCTCAGAAGGGTTTGCTTAATCTGGAAAGTGAACTCAAACAGTTCACTAAAGACTTAGACATGCTTTCCAACTTCCCTAACGTGGAAGAAGTCGATGTTGTGAAGTCTAATCACGATCTCTTTCTTGATCGTTGGCTAGATCACGGTAGGTGGACTAAGGACGCTAACAACTACTCCATCGGCGTAGACTTAGCCAAGGCGATGAAAGATGGGCACAACCCACTTCAGTTTGCTGCGGAAACAATGTACGGCCTGAAGAACAAGAGCAAGATTCGTTGGCTTTCCATGGACGAGGACTACTTCATCGCTGGTATCCAGCATGGGGCGCACGGCCATAAGGGGCCAAAGGGTAGTCGTGGGAACATTAGGGGAATGGAAAAGTCCTATAGAAAGTCAAATACAGGACATGCTCATTCTCCAGAAATCCTTCGTGGTGCATGGCAGGCAGGCACGTCTAGCTACCTGAAACTGAGTTACAACGAAGGTCCATCTGATTGGGTGCATAGTTCAATTCTTACTTACCCTAATGGATGTAGACAAATGATCAACTCCTTCAATGGCAAATGGCGTTTAAAATAACTTGGAGCATCAGTGGGAAGGCTAGAAGATCTGGCGAAGTTGGACCGTGCCGTCAAGGACGCGGAGATCAGGCTACATACGGTCCATTCATCTATTGTTGGCCTGGATAAAGAGTTAGATACTCTTTCCAACTTAGAAGACACTCTAGAAGAAAATCTAAAGTGCTTGAAAAATAGCAGCACTATTCCCATTGCTTCGGAGTACAAGAAGGCCAAAGAAGATCTGAAGAAAACCAGACTAAGGGCGACCGCTCTACAGAACGATAGAGCGCACTATCATAAAGCGAAGGCTGAAGTAGAGGCATCTGTAGCTAAGATCAAGGAAGAGATCGAGAAGCTCAAAAAGGGAGACGACAATGTGCTTCATGCGAATTTCGGGAGGAAAGATGACTGACAAAGACGAACTGCAAAAGCGAGTTCGTGAGGAAGAGGACTACATCCGTTGTCCAAAATGTTCTAATTCCTTATCGAAATTTGTTGCAAAAAATCCTGAAGGCGTAGAAGATAGCGTGATAGCGCGATTGCTGATGATCCCTGAAGAAGAGGTTCATGCCATTTACGAAGACGCTATCAAGTTGCTTAGAAAGGACATGATAGAAAATGAATAAAATCACTATCCACTGCGATGGCAAAGCTATCACTCTTACCAAAAGGGAAGATGGAAGCGGTGTCGATTTTCTCATTGAATATGAGCACGATTGGGATGTTTTATATCTCACAAATGAAGAAGTTTCTTACCTCATTGGAGGACTAGAACTTGTCCTAGGAAGAAAATCAATTTTACAACCTAAAGAGAAAGTTCGTCTTCATGAACCCGAATGAGCAATTCTATGACGAGCATGTTGCTCCTGTACTCGCGGATCTAGCTAAGAAGTGTAACGAAAGGGATATGCCCTTTCTTTGCATGGTGGGTAATCAAAAAGACAATTACACTACCAAATTCATCGGTGATTGGCAGAATCCCGCTGTGAGACTCGCTTTTTATGCTCTCAAATGTCAGGGGAACACAGACCTTCTCATTATGGCTCTTGAAAGGGACGCCGAAGAATATGGCGATAACAGCCTATATCTTGCGAATCTTAGGCATTACAAAGAGATCATTAGAAAGGGTTCCTTGTGAAGATTGAAGTCTACACAGACGGTAGCGCTACAACTGCGGACAAGCCAGGCGGTTGGGCATATGTCATGGTAGTAGACAACATCAAGATAGCTGAGTGTTGTGGTCACATGGAAGGTGCCTCCAATAATGACGCCGAGATGGAAGCTGCTATCCAAGGACTTGCCTCTGTCCTCAAGTGGCTTGGAGAAACTGCTCCGCGAGTCTGTACTCTTGAACAAGTAGCTAAGGCAGAAACCTTTCTTGTTTCCGATAGCGAACTTGTCCTTGGTTGGGCATCTGGTCGCTACAGGTTTAAGCAACAAGATAAGATCGAAAAGTATCATCAGCTCAAGTTCCTGGTAGCTCGTCTAGGTGTGAAGTTCAGACATGTTCGCGGTCACACAGGCGATGAGCACAATGAACGCTGCGACAAACTAGCCAATGAGGCCAGGACTGGCGCGAGCAGTAAGAGAGATAAAGCAGAAGCGATTTTAGAAGGCAAGACTCTTATCGGAGCTAAGAAATCAGGCGTTATTTGCGTTTGGTACAAAAATTGCTTGAAAATTGTCGATCTTGAGACTAATATTGTAGAAAACTACGATAGAGGAATTCACGGATCTCGGGGCAGCGCTCTTGAAGTCCGAGAGGAAAAGTCTCGATGAGCAATTCGCCCGCTGTACAAAAAGCCGCCCTAGAAGTTCTCGAAGAACTTAAAAAGTTACCAAAAGAAGAGTTTGAAAAACTTCTCAACGAAGAAATCGGGAAAATACATCAACCTACTTTTATGTTCATTTGCTCTTTTTGCGGCAAGAACAATAAAGAGGTACGGCAACTCATTGTTGGACCTTGCGTATCTATCTGCGATGAATGCGGTGATATTTGTACTGAAATTCTGGTAGAGGAACGCGCAAAACCCTTTTACGATTTAAGGAACGCACCATAATGGCTCAATTTTATCTCGCTTTTGACTCTGAAACTGGTGGACTCAATCCAGCAACTGCCGATCTCCTTACTTGGTATGGAGCTATTCTCGACGAAGAATTCAAGCTCATTGAAGAACTTTATCTAAAGTTGAAGCCAGATGGCGACAGAATGCCTATTGCTGAAGCCGGTGCATTGAGAGTGAACGGTATCAATATCGCTGCACACCTAGCAGATCCCGAGACCATTCCCTACTCCGCTGGACGAGAGAAGATCATCGGAATGGTAAGGCGCTATCTGAAGAAGAATGGGCGCTACAGCAACATTCGTCCCCTTGGCCAAAACGTGCAGTTCGATATCGACTGGACTCATCAACACCTTATTCCTCGTGATCAGTGGGATAGCATGATTCACTATGGAAAGATCGATACCAAGACAATCTGCGACTTCTTCAAGGACGCTGGATGGTTTCCCAAGGAACTCGGAACTCTTGGTTCTATCGTTGAATACCTGCAGCTTCCAAAGAGAGCGGCACACAACGCCAAAGAAGATACGCTTATGACTGTTGATGTGTACAAAAAGTATCTGGAGATCATGAAATCTAAGAAGGATGGCGGTCAGTCTCAAGACTTGATTTCTCTTTTGGAGGCCGAGTGAAATACGCTCGATTAGGCTTCAGTGTGGCTTTCTTACAAAGCAATGGCATGAAAGCCAGTTTGTTTTGCGATATGATGAAGAAAATGCCTCCTGACACTAAAATTTTGGGATTTACCCAAGATCCTTCCTCCTTGCTTCAGTACATGTTTGTAAGTTCTGACGCATTCAGGGATATCCCCGATGGTGGTTTACCGCCAGATATTACGCCTTGGTTTGTGAAACGCAGCGATGGCAAAGAAGAATGTCAAAAAATTGATTTTGGAAATGCACTTCTAACCCCACAAAACTGTGTACATGAATGGGATCAATATGTTGGTCTCATCGATACGTTTACGTACTGTAAGAAGTGTAACGCCAGGCCCCAGCCCATTATGCAAGGAATTCCATGAAAGTTAGTCCACATACTCACTGCGAAAGTCCGCTTACCGGCAGCACGATTGATAATTTAATCAAGAGAGCTAAGGAATTAGGTCGCACGCACTTTGCGTATACCGACCATGGGCACTTGTCTTCATGCCTTAAGACTTATACCAAGGTGAAGAAGGCTGGACTCAAGTTCATTCCAGGTATTGAGTTCTACTTTAAGGATTCTTCTTGCCCAATCATCGGAAATACCTCGGCCAATCGCTGTAAGTACTTCACTGCGACTTTGTATTGCGAAGATGCCGAAGCTTACAAGGAACTCTGCCGTCTTGTCAGCCGCACTGACATGGCTACGATTGATATCTACGAAGAAAAGCAGCAGCTATGGACTTGGAAAGAGCTTGAGCATATGGCCAAGTTCAAGACCAATCTCGTTTTGGGAGGTGTACATTGCATGGTTGGAAAAGTCATGCTTGCTGGTGCTCCAGACCTCGCAGAGAGAGTTCTGAATCAGCTTCATCACTTCTTCAAGGATCGCCTCTATACATCGATAATCTGTGAACCTTGGACGAAGAAGTACAACAGCCTCATTGAGATCATTTACTTGGATGGCTCCAAGGATGTTTGTCTCTCGAATGACTTTGTTACGACCAATCGGGCTCGTAGAATCAAGGCGCTCGACTTATATGAGAAGTCCGGTCACCTACTAGTGAAGTCCTTGAATGCAAACAACACCTACAAAGACGTGAACAAAGAAATCAAGGAAGTGAAGCTCCATAAAGGCTTTCTCCCTCTTCCTGGTGGCGACGTTACTCTCAAGATCAATAAATTTTTGAAGGCATTGTCCAAAAAGCATGGTCTGATGAGCCTCGTAAGCGACTACGCTTATTATGCCAATAAAGACGATAAGATAGTTCAGACTATGCGCTTGGAAGGAACCAACAAACTCCAGCCGAACCTCCACATGAAAGACGCCGAGGAGATCAGCCAGTATCTAATCCATACTCTTGGCGTCTCGACGACAGAAGAGTGGGATTTCTACAAAAACAACGAAGCTTGGGCCGCTCGCTTTGATGGTTTGGTTCTCAAGTACGAATGGCGTCTCGCTGATTCTGGTGCCGATCCTCTTAAGCAGGCTATGGAGATCATTCGCCAGAATGGTCGCATGAAGTGGGACGATCCAAAATATGTCGCACGTCTCAGAGAAGAACTCGAAGTCATTGCGAAAAACCCAAAGAAGGATCTGACTCCATACTTCCTTCCCATTCGCAGCGTTTTGAATCACTACACCGAAAATGGGCTTCTCGTTGGCCCTGGCCGAGGTTCTGCAGGAGGCTCACTATTCTGCTATCTACTTGGAATTACTCAAATTGATCCCTTTAAGTACGATCTGCCCTTCCAGAGATTCTTCTCTTTAGATCGTATTATGGGGAATGAGCTTCCCGACATCGACGTGGACTTGGAAGAGAGAACTCTCCTTGTCGGCGAGGATACTCATTCGGGCTACTTGTATGGGAAGTACGGCGACAGGGCCGCACAGATCTCTACACGCACCACTATACGCCTCAAGAGTGCCATCCTTGACACGAATCGTTACTTCAAGGGCAAGGTAGAGGACGACATCCAAGTCTTCTCTAAAGGGCTGCCAGCGCCTCCACAGGGCGTTAACGATCACCAGTTCGTCTTTGGATATGAAGACAGCGACGGTGAGCACATTTCTGGCCTATTTGAGACTTCCGATGACCTGAAGAAATATGCGGAAGCCCGACCAGAAGAGTGGGCTATTGTCAGTAAGGCGATGGGTCTCACCCGTGCCTTCTCGAAGCATGCTTCAGCATTCGTTCTTTCGGACGTTCCGATTAAGGACATCGTTCCAGTCAAAGACGGCAACGTCACCCAGTACGAGGCCAAAGAATGTGAGGCTGCTGGCCTGATCAAGTACGACTTCCTCGTGATCCATCAGCTTCGTGATATTCGTTTGTGCCTAGATCTGATCAACAAGAAGCATAAAGAAAAGCAATCCGTAGGGTATTTCACCCACAACGGTACTCCAACCTATATTTGGGATCTCCCAGAACTTCCAGAAGTGTTCAAAAGTACGTGGGGCGGATCGACTGAGACGATTTTCCAAATCAACACTAAATCGATGATTCCCTATGTTATGCAAATTTGCCCGACTAGCATTATGGACCTTGCAACTATCTTGGCTCTTGTTCGTCCTGGTCCTATGGATTTCGTTGATGAAGAAACTGGCCGTAACATGGTGGACGAGTACATTGAACGTCGTAAGGGCGCTGGCAAGCAGGACATTAAAGAGCTTGCAGAACTCCTACCAGAGACTTACGGCATTATTACGTTCCAAGAGCAGCTGAACAAGATCGCGCGTGACCTAGCCGGCTTCCCTGGTCCCAAAGCCGAAGTACTTCGTAAGAACATGGCCAAAAAGAAGATGAAAGAACTCATGGATATGAAGCCAGAGTTCATGGAAGGTGCCAAGCAAAGGATCGGAGTAGAAGCGGCAGAGGCCATTTGGGATCGAATGGTGACCTTCGGTCGATACGGCTTCTCCATCATTCATGCCGTCGAGTACGCGCACATTACCTTTGCCTGCATGTTCCTGAAGCATTTCTATCCACTAGAATGGTGGGCTGCAGTACTCACGAACGCAGAAGAGCAAGAGATCACGGGAACCTTTTGGCCCTTCGTTAAGGACAAGGTGTTTCCTCCAGACATCAATCTGTCGAGTGACATCATGGCGGTGGACTATGCCCATAGCAAGATTCGTTCAAAGCTAGGGGTGATTCGCGGTATCGGCGAGAACACCATTGCTCCGATCGTAGAAAATAGGCCCTACAAGGATATCCAGGACTTCGTCAACAAAGACGTGGCTGGTCCAGCTCTATCGCATAAGTTAATTCATGTTGGTGTCCTAGACAGTTTGTTCCCTCCAAATACGAACCTGCTTGAGAAGCTGAAGATGTTTGAGGATGCGGCTGAGAAGAAGAAGTTCTCTGACAAACTCGAAAAGGCCGCTAAGGAAGGAAAGAAAGTTAGATCCACTTCTCCTAAGGAAGGAATCATCCCCGAGGAGTATGTGAATCTCCATCCGATCAAGGATGCTGCGATGAGAAAGTCCGTGCTTCCTAGTCTACCAATCGACATGCACGCTTTGGGACTTAAGTTCTCCAAAGTGAAAACTGGCAACCCTATCATCCCCTCGGTTACTAGTTTGAACGGTTATGAGACTCGCCTGGTGGACGGCGAAAGACTCAAGAGGATCGATGAGATCCCAGGAGAAAGCGTTCCCAAGGACTTCTACGTAGCCGCGACTTGTTTCGTGGTTAAAGCGGAAGAGTTCTCATATCCCAAGAAGAACCCAACCAAAAGAGCACTTAAGATCATTTTGGATGCCGATGGATATGTCTCAGAAAAGGTCTTGTGGCCAGAGTACGAGTCAGGTCAACTGGTCTATCCGAAAGAGTTTAAAAAAGGGTGCATAGCCACCGTTTTCTTCAGAAAGAAAGTCGGAAGAAAAGACATGTCCATTCAGGGCGTGGTGGTTGAGACTTGACACAGTCTATGCGAGTAGATACTATTTCCTTAATGAAGCTATTTTCCCTAATAGTCCTATTTACATCCCTCACGGGATTATTTGGCACAAGCGCATATTGCGAAGGACCAATAACAGTTGCAGTTATCGATACCGGCTTTGGCTTCCAGAACTTAGGGCACCAAGCAAATTTGTGCAAATACGGACATAAGGATTTTAGCGCTGATAAGAAATTTTCCAAAGACTACGGTACTGCAGATCCAATTCCAGTGGATCTCAATTCCCATGGAACCAACATCGTTGGAGTTATCGACCAATACGCCGGCCCGAAGAAGAACTATTGCATTGTCGTTTTGAAGTACTTTTCTGAGAAACACACCGGACAGCAGAATTTGAATTCGTTTACTCGTGCAGTCAAGTATGCGACCAACATCAAAGCTAAATTCATCAACTACTCTGGTGGCGGTCCCAACTTTGATCTCGAAGAGTACAATGCTATTGAAAAATTTCTGAATCAAGGCGGGAAGTTTATTGCCGCTGCAGGAAATGAGCATAGTGATCTTGTTAAAAACCACTACTACCCAGCTGTATACGATCCACGGATTGTTGTGGTCGGGAATCGAAAGAAAGCAAAGTGCAAACTAACCAATGATCAGTGCCGCTCGGCCACTTCTAACTATGGTATCGGGGTAACTCGATGGGAAGTTGGAGAGGATGTTACTGCTTATGGAATTACGATGACAGGCACCAGTCAGGCAACTGCAATTGCGACTGGAAAAATAGTCTCTGAATCGAAGTAATGTGATATAGGTCTACAATGGCGAACTTTGAAAATAGAGTAATCAAGAAAAAGAAGCTAGATAAAGAACTAACTCTCAAAGTGCTGCAAAACGAAATGTCCGGTCGAATTTTCGTTGAGTTCTCCTCCGAAGATGGTAAACTGGTCGTACAAAAAAGTTTTCAAGATACCTACGAAGGCAACAAAGAAGCTGCCGAATTCCAGAAGCGTTTTAAGACGATCAGGGATTTGAGGAAATACTTGGGGTATGAAAAATGAAATTCATCGTTGTCTACATGACAGAGAGCGCTGACCTGTACTGGGATGAATTTGATTCCCTGGAAGAAGCTGAAAACTACGTGGCGAACGAAATCCACGAACAAAAGGCTCACATTCTACAAGGTGAGCATTTACAAGACCGCACTTAAGGAGAGAACTCATGTCATTAAACACGACCCTAGAAGAAATCAAGAAAGTACAGCCACTCGCAGAAGAGACCATCGACGAAACGAAGTTCATCGAAACTTTGAATGCTCGTCGTGGCCGCAAGGCGCAGGCAATCGAAAGCCTCAAGAGGCTCAAGAGAGACTATCGTAACAAGCTTCGCACGACCGCTGCTTACATCCTCGTCGTCGGTGACAAGAGGAATGAATTCGTTTCCACGGCAACAGAGAGTTTCGGTTGTTTCTCTGATGATCCAGAGAGTTTCTATAAGGATCTCGCCAATAGGATTACAAAAGTTTCAGATGTCAAACGCGAGAGCAACACAGCCCTTCACGATATCCTTGGCCGTCATCTCGAAGAGAAGATGGGCGAACTCGATGTCACCGAGTACAATCAGCTCCTTTTCAATGAGAAGTATCGTCGTACGATCACTAAAGACGAAGATTTCCTGACCTTTATTAGAACGGTCATTAACGATCGCGTTGGTCCAGAGATCGTAGCTATCAACGCAGTTCAGAATCTTACGAATAAGGCGATCAGCGCTGGCCACAAAGGTTCTACAACCCCAATTCTGTTGCCCACGGGCGACGACGCTTTTGCCCTAGAAGTAATCAACGGCCTTGCGAAGGTATCTTCTAGAGTCTTTTTGGTAGGCGCAGGCAAGATTTCCAAAGCTATCAAGGCTGCCGGACCATCTGCCTATGTCAAAGACCCAACAAATGAATCTGTTGAACAAGCACTAAAACAAATCAGCGACTCGCTAAAAAAGTAGATCGAGTCAAAGGAATAATATGAGCAATAGAGAAACAATCAACATTATCTCTGCATCGGAAACTGTTTTCGCAGTCTATGATTGCAGAAACTCACCTAGCGGGGAGAACATCATTTTGATGGTGAAGGTTCCTTATTTCGCAGTCGTGAAGTACGAATACGGCCTCGTATTAGAGCCAATCACGTATGATGGTGATCTAGCCATGTACGATGAGACCGCCGACGTTGGTAACTACAAGGGACTAGCCAGAGATTCGGCAGAAGCAAAAGCGCTTCTCGATGTTGATAACAACACAGAAATCAAAGTTTTTAACTAAGGAGAATAAATATGAGCAATCAATCGGGTAATACAAATCCAAGTAATACAAATCTGTTCGGCGCCGCAAAGTTCGGCGGAGAGTTCGTCAAGAGGAAGTGGTTCAAGCTGAAAGACGGCGAATCTACCTTTCGAATTCTTCCTCCAATGGGAGACCTAGCTGCGGAAGGCCGCTGGAGCGTCTTCTACAATATCCATTACGGATACAAGAATTCTAAGGGCGAGATGAGAACCTTCCAGAGTCCCTTGGTCAAGAATCGCAAGACAAAGATGATCGAGGTTCCAGATCCCGCCCTTGATCGCATCAATCAGCTCAAGGCCGAACTAGAAAAGGCTAAGGCTGAAGGCAATAAGGAATTGGCGGATAAGCTACTTAAGCTTGTTGGCGGTTCGAAATCTCGTTTCAACTTGGATAGCAACCACTATCTCAACGTCATTGATGAGCAGGGCAATATCGGCATTCTTAAGATTCGCCATCGTGCAATGCTTGCTCTCCAGGCGACAATCAAGGGCCTTCGCGATAAGCAAATTGAACCTCTTTCGCCTGAGAATGGCCGTTTCTTCACCTTCAGAAGATCTGGAAACGCTCTTGAGACCGTCTATCAGGTCGAAGTAAAGAAGAAGCAGCTTCATGTCGAAGGTCTCGGAACCGTCGAACAGGACATCGTTCATTCGATTACTGACGACATCGCTGCTCGCTGCCTCACTCGTAATAAGGATGGAAGCTTTCTGTATAAGGAAGCCGCACGTCTCGATTCTCTCTTCAAGAAGCCTACGGCTGAAGAAGTGGCAAGGATTGTGAAGGAAGGGGAGAAGGCAGTAGATGAAATTCTTGACAAAAAGAATGAGGCTACGGCTGCTGCCCAGGCTACTGGCCAAACCTATCAGGAGCCAGATGCTGATATTGAAGATGAATATGGGACCACAGGAACTCCTGCGGCTCAAACTCAGGCGAGCGCACCTGCATCGGCGCCAACAACTCCTGCTACTCAGGCGACAGCTGCTCCAGCTCCGGCAGCGGCTACTCCTCCAGCGGCTCAAGCTGCTACATCTCAGGTCGCCCAAACAATGGCGGCACCACAAGCTCCAAAGGTAACTACTCTATCTGACACAAAGACATCGGCCCAGTCGATTGCTCAACAGTCAGATGAAGAGTTCCTGAAGTCGATGGGTCTTCTCTAATGTCGGACAGTCCAATTGCCCATGCTCTGGTGGTTCCCGCTTTTGGGAAATCACCAGAGCTTAGGCTCGACAGATCCAAAACCAATGAAGCAAAGATCAGGGCTGTAGAAGCTAAGATGGTCAATCCTCTTACTTATACGGACCTTGAGCATTGCTTCAATGAAGCGTACAGGGAACTGGTAAGAAACAGTGCTGCGCTAAATTTTCAGTTGGGTGAGGCTGACAAGGCTCTTCAGAGGGTCAAAGCAGATTACCTGATCGATACGTACTATCCAGAAGTTATGAAGGGCAAGCCCAAGTACATGGATAGTTCGGACCTACGCAACGCCTATCTTATGCGTCAGCCCGACTATGTTGCCGCTTTGGATCGCATCAATCAGCTCAAGTCCTTTTTGACGATGATTGATGGGGACATTCGCTCTTTCGAAAATATTTGCAGATACATGAGAAAACAAATGGATCTCATCATTAGGAGTGGAGTGAACTCCAACTTGTACATCACTCAAGGGAGAACAAATGGGAAATAAGTGGATGAAACAGCTCAGGCAATATGAAGACTCGGTAGACTACGAGTATGATTCGTTTGCCCCTGAGAACTGTTTGTATACCCCCAGCCCGTACTTCAACTGGATCTTCGCCAACAAGTCTATGGGTATTCCGAAGAACTCTTCAGTTCTTTGGTACTCGAAGCCTAAAGCTGGTAAATCTCTATCGCTTTACGCCAAAGTCCTAGACATGCAGAGGCGTGATAAGGCTGCAGGTCTCAAACCTGACGATCGTAGGCATGCGATTATCTTCAATACCGAGATTCGCGGACAGCTCCAACATGGAGTCTTTCCAGAGATCGACCTCGACTATCTCACTATTTACGACACCAATGATCCAGTTGAGATCTTCGATCGTGTTGAAAAAGACATTAAGCCAATGGTTCAGGATGGAATGCCTTTGGCCTATCTTGGAATTGACTCTCTGACTAACGTCATGGGAGTCAAACGCGGCGATGCTGATTCAGTGGCAGATCACCTTGTAGGCGACCATGCCCTCACGGTCTCGATCGGCCTAATGAAGCTTGTTCCTTTCTGTAAGAGGAATAAGATTCAGCTAGACGCTACCTCCCAAATGAGAGGTAACGTCGATGCCGCCAACAAGTATGCGCCAAAGGAAAAGATGGCTGAAAGCTGGGCTGCCCAGCATGGGTTCGAGTACTTCGTATCTCTAGCTAAGGCTAGCAATACGGATGAAAAGAACATGGAGATCGTTGATAAGACCTTTGACGATGATCCTCAAGATGCTCGCGGTGAAAACCTTCGCACGGGTCACAAGATCTTCGTCAGGATGGAAGCCTCTTCAATCGGTCAAGCAGGACGCTCTGGCGTGTTCTATATGGACTATAAGAAGGGTATCATCAATCAGCACGAAGAACTCTTCTGGCTGGCAAAGAATACCGGAGTGATCAACCTTAAGGGTCAGACCTACAGTTTCGGTGATCTCTCATTCAGGGGCAAGAAGGAGTGCGCTCTCGCTATTCGCGACGATGACAAGCTCTATCAGGCCATTCTGGAAGAGATCAGAAAGAAGGAACAATGAGCTATCAGATCTACCAAGGAAACATGAATCAGACCATTACCTTGTCGGTCCCTACTTCTACTGGGACCGGAGTTACTATGGGTTGGTACGATGCTCAAAAGGAGCAGGCTGGAAGTCCTCGCAGGAAGAGAATTGGCCCAAGGCTATACTTCAGTTACGTGAAGTCTAAGCTCAACAAGAGCCAAGTCAAGAAGTTGAAAGCCAGGCTCTCGAAGCTTCAGGCGCTGGTCAAGGACGCCGAGGAAATGGGCCAAAAGGCATTGTACGAGGAGTTCTCTCGTATGCTCATGGCTACCATTCGCGAGTCTGAGGCCGTTGCATGTGGATATGATGTGTATGTCATGCACAAGGACATTACGAAGTTCCAGGGCCATGTTTCGGAAAACGACAAGTCCTATGACAACCCAGTCTTCTTCAAGAAGCTCGAAGAATTCCCCCGCGCAATCCCAGCTAAGGTACAAAAGGTGATTAAGTCGGTAAAGGAAAAAGGGATTTTTGACGAACTTTGGATTTTGTACCTTGACTATTCTGGTGAAAAGATTAAAACTAACAAAGAGAAGATCAGGGAAAAAGACCCAATCCTCTTCGGAAAATTCTCCTACGATAACGAGAAGTACTACTTCATCACCGATTGGATCGATGAGTACTGCGACCTTACACTGAGTAAGTTCGTGGAAGAACTCAAATCCAAAGATGAAGACTACAACTTCGGAAGAGTAGAGGAAATTACTCCTGAGTACATTGAAAAGATCAAACAGGAAGTGAAGGACAGAGCCGAAAGACTCGCCAACACCAAGCCTGCGAATTTCAGAGAACTCATGGCGCAAGAAGACAGGGTCAGCGAACAACCGCAAGCTCCTCAACAGGAAGCTGCACCAGAACCCGCTCCGAAGAAGAAGCCCTGGTACAAATTTTGGTAACTTCAGGCAGGAACATTCGATAGGGCTAAAATCCTTCGAGTGTACCGTTGGGAAGGGCATAATAAAACAGTGCTAAACAATCCGAGGCGTCCTGGGTTGATCGCCAGGCGACCGAGCAGTAGTATCGGACAAGGACTGAGAAGGCTTTTGGTTAACCAGGGAATTATATGGGACCAAGGGCGGAAGCTAGTAAATCAGTAGCCCACTGCCAGATTTTCAAGGACGTGCATGAGTCAGACTTTCAGACCCAAGGCAGAAAAGAAAAAGATCCATTCAAGAAACGAATTCGAACTTTGCTATTTGAGACATCAGTACTTCAGGAAGGTAGACTACAACCCTACCTCTGAAGAGATGCAGCCCTACCTCAACATAGCTGCAAACCTGGCAAAGAACACCTTCTTCACCTACAAGAATCTGTTCCACATGATCGGATTCGAGCGCGAGGATCTCACTAACATCGCCAATATCCATTTGGTCAGCTTCTTGGGCTTATTCTCTTTAGAGAAGATGCCGCAGAAGTATCAGGACTTCATCCAGCTGTTCAACAGACTGTTTGGCGAATCTCCAGACGAAGGCGAACTCCTGGATAAGAACAGGGCGAACTGCACACTATTCCTCAAGCAGAGAATGGAAGATGTGGTCAGAGTATGTAGGCAGAAGGCGCGAAACATCAAGGGTCTGCCCACTGAAGAGTTCTTCTTTTACGTTGGCACCAAGAAGCCGCCAGCAATCCTTCGCGATCTGATCGAGAAGCATGAGAAGCTAGGATATAAGAAACTAGATACGGCAGTCTTCAAGTCGATTCGCAAGAAAGTAAGACCCGATGGACCCGTGTTCAGGTTCGATGGTAAGTACTACGTTTCAGTTCCAGTTGAGCAGAAGAGCCTTAGTTTAAGTGATTTTACTGGTGCCGGAATCGATCCATATGATAGTCTTCACAATATGACTCCAGAGGAGATTCTGTTCGATGTGGAAACCGCTGACATTTGGGAAAAACGTCAGGAAGAGTTTCACAACAAAACTCCTACGCGTAAGGCGCACGTTCTCAAGAAATTCATCAAAAATAACAAGAATAAGCCTGAATATGAAGAGGAAGTGAAGACGGCCAAAAAGCTGTTGAAACAACTCGGTGTGTAATGGAAGAAAGAAGTCTTACTAGAGAAGAATTCAAAGAGATTATCGACGCTTGTATCGCCAAGTATGGCGAAATCAAGCAGGGTCGTTACTCTAGTTCTTTCCACTACAAGCTCGATGACGATAGTATTCCTCTAGTCTTCAGGGCTGCAATAACAATGGCTAGAGACTTGGGCGTACCCAAAGAGTACTTTAGCAACAGAACGACAAAAGAAACTTTGGCCAACTCTGTTTGGGCACCAGAAGAATGTACGAGAAAAGAAAAGAAGGAATCTAGAGCTAGAGGTATCGCCGCCTTTGTCAACACGATCACTGTATTCGTGCAGGACATCTACAATACAGCCGCCACTGTACCAGACATCAAGATCGTTGAACCTCCAAAGCCTGCGCCAAAAGATCCCGCAGAAGAAGCGGCTCGTAGAGCAAGAGTTCGAACATTCCTTGATGCCCAACCAAGGGTTGAAGAGAACATCGATCCAGAGATAGCCAAAATGATGGGGCTAACAGATGAGTGAAAACAAGGACGAGTTTTTGCAGAAAGCCGCTGAAAGAGGTGAGCTAGAAGCCAAGAAAAGAGAGGTTCTTGGCAAGGAACTAAAAGTAAAAGAACGTCGTCTAGACAATGAGCTAGATCGCCTAGATAAGCTCGATGAAGAAAACGAAAAGGCTAAGCAGAACTCTTACGGCCGTTTGACTGATGCAGAAATTGCCGCATTACGTCAGGAAAATAGGGATTACCTATTAGCTGCCAGAAAGAAGATGCCCTTTCTTACTGAAGACCTGAGTAAGGCAGTTCCATTCTTTCGCAAGAACCTGATCTTCATTGGCGGTAAGACAGGTGAAGGTAAGAGTACTATTGTAGCCAACCTCATTCGTACAACGATTGCAAACATCAACAAGGAAACTGGTAAAGCCAGTTCAGTTCTGGTTATTACGAACGAAGAGAAAAGAGAAGATGTATTCAACAGGGTTACCTGCCAGGCTAAGGGCTGGCATTACGTCAATCATGATAAATTTACTGATGAACAATTAGAAGCATTCGATAAGTACACACAGTTCTACACCGAAAGAAACTTGATCAGAGTTATCGACGACAATGACGGTGGAACTCGCGGCAATACTACAACCATTGAAGGTCTGCGCCGTATCTTCGATAGGCTCATCGCAGATGGGCAGTTCTACGATGTCATCTTGATTGACTACTATCAGAACTTCAAGGAAAGCCTGGAAAACCCTTATATGAATGAGTGGCAGGTGCAGGCAGAAGTAGCCGCTGCTTTGGACCAATACAAGAATATCTATCCAGCCCCAATCGTAGTTCTTGGTCAGGTAAAACCGCCTACAGAAAACAACACTCCTTTCAAGGAAAGGATCGAAGGTCGCAAGGTCATTCTAAACGTTGCCACCTGTGCTCTAGAGATCGTTAGGCATAACTCAGAACTTAGAACTGAATGGGTAGTCCATAAGAGTCGTTTCGGAGAGATGCTTGGAGAAAGCCTCAACACTGGCTACGACAAGGGCAGATTCGTACAGTATACTGACGAGTTCATCACCAAGGTCAATCAGCTGAGAGCGCAAAGAGAAAACGAGAAGTTCAACAAAAGCATCGGACATGTTCCGATCATCGAGGAGAAAAAAGATGGAACAGGACCAGAACAACAGTCCACCGGACAACCAGGCCAGCAGCCCTAGCCAAGGTTACTTCGGTTTTGATGTGGCGGAAGTCACTAAAATCAGCTTAGGACCAGGAGATGTACTCTCCGTTGTCATCAAAAATGACGATGTGAGCCATGCTTCTTTAGGCTACTTACAACGGCAACTTAAGGATCTTTTTCCAAACAATAATGTCATCGTACTTGGCGTTGGAACCAACGATGAAGTTAGATTCACGGTTGTAAAACAAGAAAATAAGGGATATTGTAGCGATTGTACCTGTGGTAAAAAAGAGCAGGCAGAAACACCAACACACGATGGTCCATGCGAAGCATGTGATTGTCCAAAAGGAGACTCCGATGACGTTTCTTAAGTTGACCGATTTTTTCGGAAATGGAACTGAGCTTGTCGCTCTACGCGATGTAGTTCGCGTAGAACCCTACGTCGATGATATAGAGCTTGAGGAAGAATACAGCTACCAGACTTTCTGGACCGGGAAAGTCATAAATGACACCCGTATTGTTCTCGAAGAACATCTAGGAAGCACTGTTGTTCTCGCAAACGGCGAAGAAACTCATGTTTTGGAGACTCCAGACGAGATCCATGCCCTCATTGAACAGGCCGAAAATGAAAATTCAAGTCGTAACCTATCTCAGACGGTAGATGGTATTAGCGTAACGAAAGAGGAAGGCTGATGCAAGTAGCCCGTGAAGTCAAAGAAGAATTGAACGCCCTTTCTAAGGAAGTCTTCGGTTCTACCAGCCGTTGGCAGAAGCTGATCAGCAACGGGCACCCTGAACTCATTACTGAAGAAGTGACAGAGTTCGTTCCAGGCCCAACGGACGATGATCCGGGCTCTGAAAGGAAAGTGAACGTTCCAGTGAAGACTCCGAGGGGTACATATCGCTCGACGATCAAACGTTATACCGTGGAGTCCGTTCGCGAGTACATGCTTGAGAGAAAGAAACAACTCGACGAGATCAAAGCAAGAATCAAGCAACATCAAGAAGAACAAAGAGCTAAGCAAGAGCACGAGAAACAAAAACAGTTACTTCACGAGGAACTTGCTGGCTCTGCAAAGGTCTAAATGGATGAAACAGGAAAGAAACTCCTCAACCTGATGTTCAGGCCGGGGGAAACTGTATGTGTTAGCTATAACAAGTATGGCTACCACAGTGTTCCCTTGCAAATGGCCTTAGAGGGGCCGGTAGTTCTTGTTCCTACCGAAGACAGCGTTGCTAAGAGAAAAATCACCTTTGAGCAAGGGATTGAGCGCGTGAGCAGCGATATCCTTACCCTGGTGGCATTGAACCCTATCAAAGGGTACCGTCTCGATCAACACTGTACCGCTTTCCGCAACTTCCTCATCGAGGTAGACTATGGACCACTTAAAGAGCAAAAGGCTTATATCGATAAACTGGGCCTCCCTTATAGCGCCTGCGTCTTTTCTGGCAATAAAAGCCTCCACTTCTTGGTTTCCCTGGATACCGATCTACCCAGCGAAAAGGTATACAGGCTTTTCAGTGAGTGGATCAGGGCAATCTACACTGCCGCCGACCAAAACACGATCAACCCTTCGCGATCAATTCGTATTCCCGGTGCTTATAGAGAGCCCGGCAAGAAGCAGATCCTAGTCGAATATAAGGGTCCAACTAAAATAACCGACTTTGTTGCATGGCTAAACAGGTATCCCGATGCCAAACCCAAGGAACGGGAAAAGCGTAAGGTATCCGACAATGACAAGAACAGCTTTGATCGCGTAAAGGACTGGGTTTGGGATCGTCTGGAGAATGGTTTTGACCCCACGAAGGGCAGAAACAAGCAATGGTTCGCAATAGCAATCGAGTTCGCCTTGGCAGGCTACTCTGAAGATGATACTATTGACAAGTTAGGATACTACTTCCAGGAAGACAGAGACTTTCGCGAGAAGGAGTGGCTGATCACTATACGAAGCGGATTCAAATATGCTTACGATGGGAAAACAGACAAATGAGCAAGAGGCATAACAGAGACGACATCGATCGTTTCCACGACTATAAGCTCTATCTTCCTACGCGCACTATTTTCATGGGCTCCGAGAATATCGAGATCGACAGTGAAAGCGGCTGCGACGCCGCGATGGCTGAGCGAACGATCAAGAACCTCCACATCCTAGAAAACCTGAATCAGGAACCAATCACGATTCAGATGAACAACATTGGTGGAGACGTAAACCATGGACTTGCGATCTACGACGCTATCAAATCCTGCCAGAGCCACGTAAAAATCGTTGTATTTGGGCACGCTATGTCGATGGGCTCAATCATCCTCCAGGCCGCGAAAGAAAGAATCATGGCGCCCAATGCGAGTCAGATGATTCATTATGGAAGTCTCGGCGTAGACAAACATGCCAAGACTGCCTATAAGATCGTCGATGAGTTCAAGAGAATCGACAAGTGGATGGAGAAGATGTACCTGGAAAAAATTGTAGAGAAACACCCACTCTACAAATTAGGGCGATTGCAAAAATTACTTGACCATGATACGTTCTTGACTGCACGAGAATCTGTAGCCCTTGGACTAGCGGACAAAGTGCTAGGAGAAAACGAATGATCACATTGCTTGTTGCGTTGATTTCCCTCTATGTTGGCTACCAGTTTCCCATCTGGAAAAGTGCCTTCCTATACTTCCTGGAAAAAAGGAAGATGTCGAAGTTCGCACCTAGCAAAGTTGACCAAAATAAGATGTGCAAGGCTCCCCACACCTGGATCGATATGCCGGCTATCTCGGACAAGGGAAATATCACCATCAAAGTCTGCAGGCTCTGCGGCTTTGTCTCTGGCTCCGACCAAATGCTTCCTCCAGACACGCTCGATCAGATCGAAGAAGATAACAAAATTAGGGCAATAGAGGCAAGGCTCGATAAGGAATTTATCGACAAAGAAGAAGCAGATGTAAGGAAACTCCTTGAAACGGAGCTTCAAAACGGTCTAAACTACGAGAAAATCGTCACCATTCATGCAGCAGGTCAGACCTTCAATCAGAGGTGTGCGATGTATAAGGCTTCAAAGTCTGAGGAAATCAGTAAGGAATTGATGAAGGTAAACGCATGACAAAAAAGTATCTAGAGATTGAAACAAAATACGACGCTAGTGAAATTGACAGAATGGCATTCAAGAAGATCGCCGAAGATCTCTCTCCAAAGTCCTTCATCTACGTAGAGTCGGACGATGTCTACTACATCAACAAAGATGGCCTCTTCCTCAGATATAGAATGCCGGTCGTAAACATGAAAGACCCTCGCGCAGAACTGACCCCAAAGATCAAGCATGTTGAAAAAAACAACATCGTAAGAACTGAGCCAAATCTACGAGTGGACGGCAATGATCCTAGCCGAGTCGAGAGCTTCTGCAACTCCATCGGCTTCTCAGAGAACTTTCGCATCTACAAGATGTGCGATATCTACCACTACGAAGATGCCATTTTGGTCTACTACACAGTCAGAGACCAAAATGGCAAGCATGCCAACTTCCTAGAGATCGAAGTCAACGAAGACCAAGATATCTCTCCCGAACAGGGGATGGACATCATCCAGAAGTATGAAAAGAACCTGGCATCTCTAGGAATTACCGCTCAGAAGAGAAAGAAGCTTTCTTTGTTTGAGATGTATAGGAAAGACAAATGACGTACATTCATGAGGTTGAATGCGACAAATGTAAAAAACGTGCTCCGTTAAAATACAATGGAGAACATTGGCTTACACCGGATGATTGGCTAGAACTATTCGATAACAAGGTTTACTCGAAGGGCCATATTTGCAACGATTGTAATCCCCTTAACTCGGCTAATAAAAAAGCTAAGGGAAACAAAACATGAAAGTCATCATCGCTGGCAGCCGTGATATTGAAGATTGGGCAGTAGTAGCTGATGCCATCAGGAAGTCTGGCTTCGAGTTCACGGAAGTTGTGTCTGGCGGTGCTAGAGGCGTAGATCACGTCGGGGAAGCACTGGCGAGACTCCATCATATGCCGGTCAAAGTCTTTCCTGCCGATTGGAAGAAATTCGGCCGAGCTGCTGGTCCCTATAGAAATACCGAGATGGCAAAGTACGCCGATGCTCTAGTTGCTGTTTGGGATGGGAAAAGTCCTGGTACTAGACATATGATTAACCAAATGAAATCATTGAATAAACCTGTTTATGTCCACATACACGAAAGGAATGAAAATGAGGAAGCTCTTTAGATTCAAGTACGAACCCTGCAATGGAACTTGTTACGCTTGGTGCGACGTTCTTCCCGAGGAACTAAACAAGATGTCGGATGAGGAAAGAAAGGCAACTATCGAGACCATGGTTGAGGCTCATAGCCATCTCTGCGACAATCCCGACTACTCCTTTGGTATTGATAGGGAGGATGTGACGAGAATGTTCGTCGCCCACTTTCGGACACCAGCCGGTGTTGAGACCTTTCTTGGTAAGTCTTTTCAAGAGTCTGTTCAGCAGGTTTGTTCGCAAGTCTTGAAAACGGACATTCCAAAGGTGAGCGGTGTTTGCACCTACGGTGACAATGGCGCAGAAGACCTCGGAAGAGAAATCCTTCGCGCTTGTATGGATGAAGACTACAGGAAGGCTCATCACGATGCCTGCCCCTGTCACGCAGCATAGGAGTCAACATGGGCTGGGCTAGCGGTAGCGAATTAGCAGGAAATGTTTGGGATCTCTTCAAGGATTTCGTTCCAAAGAAGAAACGTAAGAAAGTAGCCCTGGAACTCATGGGCCTATTCGAGGATCACGATTGCGATACTCTGCAGGAAGCTGAGACCTTGTACTCTGATGCAGGTAATCCTTACAGAGATGAGGAAGAATGAGTAACGAAAGCGAAGGAACGCCAATGAGTGCATCCGAACTAGCCGAACACTTTGGTCAAGAAGTTCCGAAAGAGAAGCCCCCTGAGAAGCATGGTATCTACGAAATCAATGCTAGGGTAAAGAATTTAGCTAGGGGTTCGGGCGGCTCGCTTACCCCAGTTGGAGACATGCTCTGTAATACGTACACCCATGTGCTCAAGGACTTCTACAACTTCGCCGAGACCCTTCCAGAGCCTCACAAAACGATCATGCTAGCTCTTATCAGTAGACATGAGGATATGCCATTAAACGTCATTGCGGCAGCTGGCGTAGGTGTAAATAGGAAAAAATGAAACAGTTCGATCTAGCTTGGGGAAATGCTGTAGCCATTCGTCATGCCTTTTTAGAAGGAATTCCTAAGACCATCTTCTTCAAGATGAGCGATGAGAACCTACGCTATACACCCCACAATGGAGATCCAACCCTCATCGAGATCACGCGCAAAGTACTCGAAAGACAAATAGGACGGACTTATAAGCACATCTTTCTAACCAATGGAGCAACGGGCGGAGTTACCATTGCGCTGCGCGCATATGAGCAAAAAGGGCACAAAACAGTTTACACGCGCAAACCTCCTTTCTTCCCCGTCTATCCGGCCATGATTCAGGCCGCTGGCATGCAACACTTCTATGACATGCCAACTACTCAAAAGGTGCTCAGTCAACAGAATCCAGTGACCCTACTCGATTCTCCCGCAAACCCTACCGGGGCGATCAACGAAAACATTTGGACTCCAACGCCAGTAATTTGGGATGCTGTGTATTACAGCAAGGTATACATCTCTGGATTTTACCATCCGCCTACTCATGATCTCATAGTCGGATCTTACTCAAAACTTTTGGGCCTAAACGGGCTCCGTACTGGCTGGATAGCCACCAATGACGATGCCTTAGCCCTACGATTGGCGGCGCTTGTAGAAGCGGAGTACTGCGGGTTGAGCAGTGCCAGTAACGTGATCCTGTTACAAGTTTTGAAGGACTATAGAAGCAAGACCTTTTGGGAGAACTTTGAATACAGGGCCAAGAATGCCCTGAATGATAATAGAGGGGAATGGAGCAAACTAGAAAAGTTTTTCGGAAACCAACCAATATGCCAGGATGGGATGTTCTACTACGCCCCTGTGGATGGTGCCTGCCATAGACTACTCACTAAATCCGGCATCACTTGGACACCGGGATCAAAGCTTTGGGCCAGTGATTCTCATGGAAGATTCAATCTTGGACAGGATCGCAAACTAGTCAAAGAAGCTGTTAAGGAAATTTTGAAGAACGATCGCCGTTAAAAATTAAATCCAAACATCCGTATCGAATTATGGAAATTGGGATCGCTATTTTAATAGTATTCAGTTACTACAATGTAGCCAGATCCACCAGCAGCACCAGGATTTGCCCCAGCGCCAGCACTACCCGCTGCACCAACTGTATAAGAATATGAAGCACTAGGTGAAGGGATATTCGCAATAACTACACCGCCGCCTCCACCACCTCCACCACCTGAACCACCATTTAAAGTAGCACCACCGCCTCCACCACCAGTATTTGTATGACCAGGCTGTGCGGTGCCAGTCCCTGCACCAAGGGCTCCCTGGCCTGCTCCACCAAGAAACGAGGCACCGCCCATGCCACCTGAGCCACCACTGACATTAGCTCCGGCAGATGCACCGTCCCCACCAGGCATGTTTAAAACTTGAACCGCTGGTGCATTTACAGTCCCAGCTACACCACCAATTCCACCAATCGAATTGTTATTACCACCTGATCCACCTTTTGCGGTTAGAAGAGATCCAAATAAAGTGTCTCCACCATTACCGCCAGGTCCCGCACCGGCTGCTTCACCAGCGCCGCCTCCTCCTCCACCCACCATCAATACAGTAATGTACTTTACTCCAGAAGGAGTGGTGTACGTTCCAGATCCAGAAGTGAAAGTTTGAACTGTAGGATTTTTTAGTACGCTACTTAATGGCATAATTTAAATCTCCGCGTCCGCCGTAACATGTCCATAGACAAATTTTCCGCTAGCCGAGACGCTACCGCTATTGATTACTGTCAAATTCGATTGACCCTGTGTTTGTACAGCAACGTTAATAGGATTATTTACATTATCACCCCAAGAGCCAGTGGCACCTGTTGTAGGATGATAAAATGTAACTGTTGTAGGAGAAACTCTCATTCTTGAAGAAAAAGACCACTGCGCTACACATTGGTTGGCTCCTGAAGCTGGAGAAATACTGGAATTTAATGCCCCTACGGCAGTGATAGATGCGGGTGCAACTGTCAAATCATATGTCTTAGTATAATAACGCTGGCACATAGCAAGTTCAGAGCTTGGATGTCTTCCAGCCCTAGAGAAATTTGCGGCAGTAGAACCTAGATTTAACATCGCCTGTTCTACAATGAATCCATTATTCAGGTCGTATAAGTTTCCAGAGGAGACGCCAGTGATACGAATGCGAACTCCAACAACTCCAGAAGTAGTCATCGCACTTCCGAGGGCCTGATTTACAATCTGACCAAGGGTAAACCCGGAAGTGTTTACTGCAACTGTAACTTCAGATCCGATAGTCGTAGTGACTTTAGCTTCTGAAGTGTTAGACATGAACTGCAGACCAACTTGATTTACGTTTCCAAGGGCCTTGATGTTTGCAGAGAAACATGCATTTTGGCTGTAAAGCTCAAGGAAGCTTAAGTTCTCAAGTGTCTGATAGAGTTCTGTTCCGTTAGTTTGAGCAGCGGTAGGAGCGGTTGTAATTTGAACTTGTGCTCCAAACTTAGATCCATTGAGTGATCCAGCGACTTGGGAGAATGTGATTACACCGTTTGTTCCCAGAGAGTTCTTCACGTACCAACGATCTGCCTGATAGGTAGAGACGCCGTTAGCAATCGTGACTGACGTACCACGCTGCCAGAAATCAAAGGCTCCATTTAAAAGATAGTTCTTTGGAATGCTAGCCGTGCTAAGGTTTGCCTGTGCCTGCAAGGTAGATAGCGAAGTAGCAGAAACTGGAGGCTGAGCAACGCCTATGTACCAAGCCTGAATGTTCAATCCAGCAACGATCGATGCATTCAATGTGATTTGGGAAGAAGTTCCATTAGATTGAACATTGGTAAATTGATAATCGTTAGAAGCGCCGAGACTAAGGATCTTACCGTCTATTGCGAGGATAAAGTTTGCCGTATTAGTCTGAGAGACAGCGAAGGTCAAATTGATGATAGTCTGACCTGCCGTCGATGTAACGGGGCCATACATATTAGAAACAACCTGCGCTGGGATTAGCGGAAAATCACCAGTCGTAGACTGCTTTAAATTTGCTCTAGAGCTGATTTGTTTTGTAATTGGCATAATCTATTAGAACCTATCATCAAAAGTAGCGTGATACTGGATAAGCGTATTTGAAGCCCCAGGAGCCTGGCTACATGTAAAGGTTGCTAGGTTAGTTTCACCACCGTTAGATGCAGCAGTCAAACTACCTGCGGTAGTGTTGTGAACGTGGCTGCTAGTTCCTGCAACTGGATCATAAATTAGTGTGGTGTATCCACGAGTACGTTTGGTCGTGTTAAAATAATGTGTCCACTGCCAGTTAGCGTTGTTTGGCTGACCAGTTTGGGCCTGTCCGTTGGCTGTTACTGTACCTGGAATATCATCTAACTGATAAGTCTTCTCATAGTAGCGCTGGCAAGAAGCGAACTCAGCTTCAATGGTTTTTCCAGATCTAACGAAACCCGTTGGCCCAAGACCAATTGGTCCTTCAACAATACTGAATTGAGCAAGATTCAGTGTGGCGTTAATAGTAGCAAAATAGTTTGTAGCACCCGTAGCTGCCACAAAAGCTCCGTTCTGCCAGGAACCAAGCGTAGACGTAGATCCCGTCGAACCAGATACTGCAGCAATGTAAACGGCCAATCCGAAGTTTGTATCGAAAAGCCATGTGCCTGTATTGTCCAGGGTTACTGTAATGGTCTTGTACTCCCAAACACCGCCTGAGTTCTGTGTGAAGGTAGTAACATAGCTTCTGTTACCCGCGTTGTTCTGCATTGCGAAACTGTAAGTGCCTGCGACAGATGCGTTGAACCAGAAACCGAAAGTAACTTTTTTGCTGTGAATTCTTGCGTAGTCCTGACCTTCCATAAAATAGTTATAAGGAAGGATCTCATCGCTAGCTGCCAATGAACCAATTGCAGTTAGGACTTGAAACTGCATACTGTAACGGCTATTGAAGCCAGACTGAGCTAGTGTAGGAACAGTAGAAGATGATCTTAGATAGTTATAGTTCTTGACCGTGGCTCCAGAAGATGAAACAGCCCACATGTCAGCGGCATAAGTGAAGCTACTTGTAGCCGTATTGATTGTAGTTGTCGTTCCAGCCTTTTCTTGCCAGAAGTCAAAGCCACCATTGATGGCTAAGTTATTTAATTCTGATGGTACGTGTACGCCAAAAATTTTAGCCATGATTAAATCTCCGCTTCCGCCGTCCAGCCGAAAAAGATACCTGCGAAGCTTGTGCCATTGTTGAACTGGTATGCGAAGTTCGACGTCGTCGAGAATAGATTGTTATTGGCTGCCGTAAAGGTCGTAGTTCCCGATCTGGACCCGCTGTTCACAAGTGGGTTGGCTAGGTTGATCGTGCCACTGATCGTCTCATAAGCAGTCATCGTAGGCGCTACCCTCTTTTGGACCTTGAAGTACTGAGTTCCGGCAATCTGAGAGTTGGAGGCGGAGCCGTTGATGCCTACAAGTAACTGTAGCGGGGAATTGGTGTCGCCGGCTGTTCCGGGGTTAGTGGTAGTGGCGTAGCTCTTCTCGTAGTAGCGCTGACAAAGCATAAGCTCTCCAGCTATAGTCGTAGCAGCTCTCTGAAAGTATGGTAAACATGTTGGCCCAAGATTCATCATAGCTTGTTCTACGATGAATCCATTGTTCAGGTCGTATGTGTTGCCAGACGAAACACCTAAAATACGAACACGAACACCTAGAACGCCAGAGGTAGTTGGTAATGTGCTAATGCTCTGAGCAACCAATTGTCCTAGGGCGAACGAGGTTGTATTGACAGTAACCGACTTTTCAGAACCAAGAGCCGTAGTAACTTTGGTTTCAGATGTAGCATAGAAGAACTGAAGGCCAACAGAAGTGACGTTGCCTAGAGCTTTGATGTTGATTGAGAATGAAGCTGTGCTGTTGAGATAGATTAGGCTGTCTTCGTTCTCCAGAGTTTGATATAGCTCGCATCCGTTTGCTTGAGCGGCAGTTGGAGCAGTAGTAATTTGAACTTTAGCGCCAAACTTGGAATTGGTTAGACCAGGAGCATTCTGGGAGTACGTAATGACTCCGTTTGTTCCAAGAGAGTTTTTGACATACCAGCGGTCTGCTTGGTACGTGCTAACTCCATTGGCCACAGTCACCGATGTACCACGCTGCCAAAAGTCGAAGTTTCCATTGATCAAGCTATTGCGTAACTGAGATGTCTGAATAGCAGTGATGTTTGTTGTGTTCTGAGTGTTGGAATCAACAACTGCAACGTTCTGATACACTTCAACTGCGTAGTTCAAAGAACTGTAGTCTACATCCAATGTAATAGTGTTAGCCGATGTTTCGGTGTAACTTGCATCTGGAGTTAGAGTAGAGTTGACGAAACGCGGAATCTTTTGACCATTTAGGTAAACAAGAATTCCACCATTTGCCGTTCCAGAATTGACTCCGACTGGATAAGAGAAATTTAGGACGATCTGAGTCTTACCACCAACCACCGTTGGATTAGAGCAGTTGACTGGAGTACCCACGCTGTTCGTGAAGCAATATGCCTGATTGAGGATACCGCCACTTTCAGTCTGAGAAGTTCTATGGAAGAATGCTTTGTAGCCACCGACCAAGTTGACAGTTCCAGATCCAGAAGTCTTATTGGCAAAGAAACGTAGATATAGGTTTGTTCCCGAAGTTGGTGTGCTAGTGTAGCTCGTCTGCACACTTAGGTTTGCTTCGCGAGTAGCGACGGAAGAATAGTTTGTTCCATCGGCAGAAACCGTATACGCTACGACTGCTGGATCAGTGCTATTGTAAAGTATGCCGGAGTTCGTATCATTATACGTAACCAGTGCATCGAAGATGCTGTCGGTGTAGATGCTTGCGATCGAAACACCATCGCCGGCAAAGTTATTGATGTCCTGCGAATAGACAGCTTGAGAAACTGTGGCCGCAGAAGCTGATGGGTTTGTAGTAAATGCAGCTTCGATAGTGAATGGAGTGCCACTGCCGCCGTCAGAGTTGATCGAGCCAAGAACAGTGATTTTGCGAGCCTGTGTACCTACAACAAGCATATCGCCGACAGCGACCGTGTAAGCAGGCGTAGCGCTTAGATGCATTGTAGTTCCAGTGTTAGCTGTTACCGTCTTGCTTGCATCGTAAGATAGCGTGTAGGTGTTATTGGCCGCCGAGTACGTACCCTTCGTATTCGTAGTATCGATCGAAGAAGTTGTAGATCCAGGTAGCGAAGTTAGAGGTTCGGTAAAGCTTGCGTTGTACTGGAGAGCATCCAAGTCATCACCAGTTCCGCTGCCACTTCCGCCCGATCCACCACCTCCAACGAACTGATAGAGCATCGAATTCGTAATATTCTGGATAACGCTCGACACGTTCGATTGAACGATGATGTAACCAAGAGATAGAAGGCTGGTAGATCCACTTGGAATCGTAACGGCACCAAGGCTTCCAGCGGCAGAGCCGACAACGAGGCTAAGCTGTCCAGAAGCATTGAGCTGAACTAGGACGGCTACGAATTGGCTTGCTCCGATTGTAATGGTTGCATTTGTGCCTGGGCTAACAGTGATTGTTCCACCGCCAGAACCGCCTGGGAAGGTAATTGTTCCGCCAGTAAATGAAACTGGAGCATTGCTGATGAAAGGTAGAACTCTGTTCTTAGACGTGTTTGGGTTGACAACCGTGCCCGAGCCAACTGTCACGACGAGACTTGGTGTTGCAGCCGCAATAAGGCGTCCAGGAGATGTCAACTCATTGTTGATTGACGCAAGAGTTGAATCCATGCCAACTGTTGCAGATGCATTCAGCTGATCCTGGAGTACCCTTGTCTGTGATTGTCTGATATCAAATAGCGTTTTAGACATTCTACATTCCTATATCGTAAAGATTGTGATCTTACTTAGAAGTTCCTCTGGATCACAAAGTCAATGGTATCGCCGACCTGCAGAGTATCCACAAAGGTAACTTGGGTTCTTGGGACCGATCCCACAGTGCTCCAGTCGCTTGTTACTTCGAGACGCTGTCCATTCAAATAAATCTGTAATTCCGAAGAGTTATACGTCTGAGAACTTGGAAGCGTGACGTTAGTTCCTGGGGTAACTGGCCCATTGATCTGATTCCCGGTAGCACCGGACGCCACAACTGTAACGCGTTGGTCATAAACCGACGAATATTGTAGGTTATTACCGTTATCCCACACTCCCGCCGAGGTGCTGATATCGGTAACCCTGAAGACGCCCCAATTTCCGGCAGTAATGGTAGCTAAGTTAGTTCCGCCATTTTGATTGACAGTGATAGTTCCGGTAGACCTATTCAAAATGACAAATGGCCAGCCAACAATGAGAGTCGTGGCGTCCGGTAGAACAACAATTTGATTAGCGCTTCCTGTAAATTGCTGTACACCCAGACTGTTCACGGTTAGCGTAGTAGTTCCACCTGCCGTAGCAGTACTTGCCAATTTAGGAACTACGTTTGGCGCCTTTACATTGCCTGCGAATAGTGCAGACTGATCTTGGCTAAGGCGTAGAGCTTCGGTAGTAGCTAGGTTTCCAGTTGCAGCTGTCGCGAATACAATTCTTCCAGGAACAGTATTGACTCCTGGTGTTCCATCTACTTCAGCTTTGATTAAAGCAGACGTAGAATTCCAGCTTGCTCCATCATAACCGGAGAAAACTAAGGCTCCGATAGTATCACCGTTATTTACGATGGTAGGCGAAGCAAATGTACTACGCGCTCTCTGGAAAAAGACTTTACCAGAAGTACCTGCATTGCTACTGCTATATGTCGTAGCGGCGATTGACGATTGACCATTTCTTGCTACTTCAATGTGCCCAAAGTTGTTTGGAATGTTAGCATTAGATACAGCCATTCCCGCAGAAGAACCTAGTGTAACACCAGTGACAATAAAGTCTAAGCCACCAAGAAATGCCGGGAAAAATCCAATATCCCCTGAATTGGCATTATTTCTCCAATTTATAGCATCAGCATTAGCCAAACGTACGGCACCAGTAGAGGCTGGATTTGAAGATGCAGAAAGAAGAGCGGACACAGTAACTAAATTTGCAGAGAAGTTACTGGAAGCATCTCTGAAAACACCAGAGCTAGGTGTACTCGTAGATACGAATGCAACATCTGTCGGAGCAGCAGATCCAACTGTGATGTTGGCCTTAACAGTATTTGCCGCCATATTAGCCAACTTAGCATTCGTGATACCGCTATTTTTGACTTCTAGCTGATTTGAACCATTGGTGTCGATCGTAGAATTATCGACCTGAACATTCAATGTATTGCCTGTAAAGGCTAAAGCGGTTCCAGCAGCATTCTTGCTTGGACCAGAGAAGTTGACCCACGACACAAGCGTAGAACTGTACGTGAAGGAGTCATTATAATGCTGAGATCCAGCGGCAAGGTCCGTAAGAGCCCAGTTATTCGATGGAGCAGTAAAGGAATAAGTAAACGATCCTGGAGTATTTCCAGTAACCACAGCTAGATTGTTGTGCTGTCCAGCTAAGCCGCCACCGAGTTGACTTGTGTAATTGGAGAATGCGATAGTCGCATCTCCAGTTCCAGAAATCTTTGTCAGTGTTCCGCTTGTGGCAGCTGGGATGCCAGCGCTAGTAGCAGTAAGCGTTGTTGCGCCAGTGATTGTTGCAGCTACAATGAAGTTGTAACCATTAGTCTGGTATACTGCGCCCTTAGTAGCGTTGGCAGCAGTTACAGTGAAGGTATAAAGCTGCGGCGTATCAGATGCAACTAAGAATCTATCGCCAACCTGAACAGGTGTACCTTGTCCAGATGCAGCCGTGTTACCAGTAGAAAGATCGACCCACTCAACTCCATCCCACCACACGGCATGACCAGCGAGACCGGCCCAAGCACCTGTAGGACTTCCGGCGATGATGTAAAGCAAGCTATAGACAGGAGAACCTGGAGGAGCACTCAAACTATCATTAACGAGATCTGGATCGTTGATAGGATTCTGCCAAATAAGACCTGTAGATAGGCTAGTTAACTGACCATAATTGACGGCATCGCCAGAAGCACTGCCATTGGCAAGATTGGTAATCTTGTTGCCACCCATCGACTGATTAGCGGTAAATGGATTTGCACCATTCACTAAAGCGGCTTGTTCGTAGCTAACAGAGTCGCCCGTCGCAGAACCAGGAGTCAAGCCGGTTAATTTGTTGCTGCCCATTGGCTGATTAGCAGTGAACGGATTGGCTCCATTAACTAGAATAGCCTGTTCATATCTAACTGAGTCACCTGCGGTAGTTCCTGCGCCCAAACCAGTAAGTTTGAAGCTATTCATTGGCTGGTTCGCAGTATAAGCGCGGCTACCATCGGTCTGAACAGAAGTTAGTACCTGAATCAGATTGATATCTGAATCTGGCATTGAAATTGTGCGAATAGACGAGGGGCTGATCGAAGAGGCATTGAATGCAATCTGCTTTGTGTTATCGGAATTGTTCTTGATTCTAAAAACCGTATCGATCGCAGATGAGGCTGTCGTACCTGCCAAAGCAACGTCTAGGCCGGCTAGGGCGCCCTTGAGAGTTGCAGCGGTAGGAGTGAAATTAGAATAGCTGTTATTGTCACCAATTAAAGTAGAGCCAGCTGTTCCAACGCCTGTGTTGCTTAGCTGAGTCTTTAGGTAATAAAGCGTATTGTGAGTATGGTATGTAGCGTCTACATCCGTACCATTCTGGAGAGGGACCAACCTATCCAAAATAGCCTTCGTGAGTTCTGTGTTGACTCCGCCGCCGACCTTTACAGACAATAGTACTGGAGTACTCGACGTAAGATCTACGTTTCGAGCTTTTGCATCTTCAATCTGTGCTAATAGAAAAATGTCTGACATTATAGCTGACCAACCACAGATAGCATGAGCTTGATGTCTTTCTTGGTATTGTCGAATTCATTTTCAACCACTACACCAACTAGGACTACGTAATCCCCGTGAACAAAACTGTTCACTCCAACCGTTGGCTGGATATTAGTCAAGGCACCGCTTTTGTCGATATATAGAATATCTCGAACATTGAAAGACGTTGTAATGTTTTCTAAACGACCACAATCAACGACAGTACCATTTGCAGCACTCGGAGTATCTACACTGGTTAGACCTACGATAGCATCAACAGAAGACTCACTGGTAACATCCACTAGGATCATCTGGCTGCTACCATTGATCGTAACAGGAGTTCCCTTAGTCAGAGTAGATACGGTTCCATTCTGGTATCCAGTTTGAGTCTGTCTACTAGAAGCTTTGGCCGATGCACCTCTAAAGTTTGGGCTATATGTCATATATCAACCCTCCCTTAGATGATCCACCAAGTTGCTCCATCGGAAATGATGGTAAAGGATTCGTATTGTACCGTTGTAGTCTGACTACTTGCACCGTCAATAAGATCTACACCAGCAGCCAAAATAGTCATGGCGTTTGCGCTACTATCAACTTTCTTGAACCAGAATACGCGTCCAGTCGCCGAGGCAGCGCTTGGGAGCGTGAAGGTAATTGCGCCTCCAAGGGCATTGGCAAGCAGGACGTTATCTGTCAAAAGAACGGTGTAACTCAAACTCTTGGTCGAGATAGAAACTGGACCGCCAACGGCGTTAGCGCCTGGAGGACCGGCTGGGCCTGGAGGACCGGCTGGGCCGATATCTCCGCCGCCTGCTCCGCCACCGCTCGAATCAACTCTAAACTCTAGAACGTCGCCAACATCGAGATCCTGCTCGATGGTAATTTGATCGCTTGCTACGCCTGAGGCGCCTACTTCAAGCCAATCAATACCCAAAACTAAGTATTGGCCGTTCAGGAACACTTCTAGTGAGCCATTTCCAACGACGTATCTCTGCTGGATACTGCCCATGCGACTGTTCAAAGGCAGTGTAATGTTTGTTCCAGCAATCACTGGTCCATTGAGAGAAGTTGGAGGTGTAGCGCCTGAAGCAACGATATCGACAGTCTCGTCATAGCTAGGTTCAACTTCAGCAAGCTCTGCAACTGCAAGGTCCAGTTCTTTGATTGCTAAGGTGAGATTGTCACCATCATGAACAGTGAAGTTACCAGTTCCAGTTCCGCTCTGGGTAACCAAAATTGCGAATGGAGCGCCTACGTTAAAGTTTGTAGCGCTATTCGATGAACCAGCTGATGTGCTCGTTACCGTGACTACTGCTAGTGCTGGTACAGCGTGAAAGTCTCCTGCCAGAGTCCCATTTAGGGCGGTAGCAAGAGCAGAAGCGGTCTGGGTAGACGTGAACCCTGTGGTGACATCCCATTCAATATAGTTGTTCGCAAATGGAACGAATGGCTGAGTACCAGTGCCATCTTTGTTCACCCAAACTGCATAGACGCGGTAGTTCCCAGGAGAGTAAAGGTAGAAATACTGGTTCGAAGCCATCGTAGATGCGTCACCGCAGGTGATCTGCGTGATCTGTGCGATACTTCCGGGGTTGAGGGCAGATACGAATAGTGGTCTGTAAGTAGCCTCGCTAGCTGAACCAATGTACTTTAGAAGTTCGGCAGAAGTTGTATCAGAGATATCTCTGTCTTCACCTTCATCAAGCTCGCTACCAAGGAATCGAATGTAAACGCGTGGCTGTGCTCCGCCATTGTCCGTACGCATGAACAACCAGAAAACATCTGGGCCTGCTGGAACATTTTCGCGAGTAGCAATAAAAATGTCGCGTGATGTACTTGGAGAAGCCGATGCCTGATAAGTTCCGAAGGCATACTTACCCTTTGCACCAGCAGGACCAGTGCTGGTTCCTGCGAAGGCATTGACCAATGTGACCTGTGTAAGCGAATCGACTGAGAAGATCTCGTAGTATCCGGCATCGGTATCAGAACCGAGCTTGAGATAGTCGCCAGCCTGAAGTGGACCAGTCCAAGAGATTGCTCCGACTGAGGTGACCTGCCGTAGACCGTTGGTGAAAATGAGGTTTGGGCTTACAACGATTCCGCGCACCAAAGTGACGTAAGCAACGCGATCGTCAGCGAGTGTAATGTCTGTAGAAGTAGGATTAGCAGTAAGCGCGTAGGTAAGTGCGGACCCAACGACACGGATGTTGATATCTTGGTCCCAATTGATCTGGCCTGCGGCCGTTGGAGTTACCTTATCAGAGGGCAGCACACCGTGAGCGATCGAACCCTTACCAGTGATGACGGTATTCCCAAGGTCTTCTCGGAGTGTTTCAATGGAACCAGAAGACGACGCAGAGTACCAATAGGTCGTTCCTTTGATTTCCTGAATGGACGACATTACAGCGTTCATCCAGTCCTTTAGACTACTAATCGCTTTGTCACCGCCAGAGAATGGATCTACAGTGTTGGAAGTAGAGGTAGGCGGATTCTCTACACGTCCTTGCGACCAAGGATAGGTGAAAAATGGGTTTGGAGTGATTCCACCTTGACCAAGACGACCGAGCATCCAGCGCGCGTCAGTGATCGAAACAACGTTGTTACCGGAATCTGTGATGACTACTGCGATTGGCAGGTAGTTAGTTAGAGGAGTTGCGGTTCCGATCTTGATTCGATAGCGAAGGATTTGAGCGCGAGGAGCATTCTTAGTCGTTTCATTATTGGTAGTTGGGTTCCAAATGTAAATCTGAGCTGAAGTCGTACTATCAATGAAACGTTCATACTCGATGCTGACATAGTTGATCGCATTTGGGGCGAAGGCGCCATCGACGATGGTATTTGTAGCGCTGTTCAACTGTTGAGGAGGAGTTCCAGGAGGCACCATGAGAATAGTGCCGGACTGTGAAGACGTAATATGAATGAGAGCGCCGGGATCGACGTTCATCTGCAGGCCGGAAGCTGCGCCACCGATTGCGCCGGCCATGAGGATATTGAAGCCACGGACTACGTAACCCTGACTTGTACCAGTAACGAATCCTTGAAATAATTGATCAAAGTCATTCGACGCAGCGGACTCTAGCGACCTCATGTCGGGTACGTCTACGCGCTGCTGACTGATCCAGTTTACTCGTCTTTGAACTGCCATTTAAGTACCTTCGATCGATTAGGTGTATACCTTCTAAAGATTGCGTTCTCGCTTATCTCCTAATCTCGTTGCTTTCCCTGTATTTATCATATATAGTGAAATAAGGCAGATAGGCCAATCTTTGAGATATAACCCTTCAAAGAGGAACAGCTGTGGGCAAGACTCGACGTGGAAACAAAGAATTTACGAGAGAGCAGAAGTTAGTCAATGAAAACAAGAGGTTGAAAAGAGAGTTAGCACAGTTAAGAAAAGAACTCGCCAGATTGGACCTGGATCGCTACGAAAATATCAAAGAAATGATCCAAGAAACCTACCAAGATGATAAGGCAAAAGAAGGCCAAGAAATCTTGGATAATCTAAAGAAGACATGGGCTTGTAGAGAATCCGGGTGCAACGGATATCTGGAAATCATGGTTTTCTCAAAGATGGGCGAACCCTGGTATCTGAGGAAGTGCAATGCTTGTCCTCACAGAACGAAAGCTCAGAAATACGATCCTGGCAGTGTTAAGGGCATCCTAAGAAAATGATCAAATACGAAGAAGGCGAAGTAGTAATCGTCGGCACCGGACAGGCCGGAACCGTCATCGGCTTATACAAGCAATATATAGTTTTGTTAGCCAATGGAAATCTGTGGTACGGATTCGAAAGCCAGATGCACAGGCCCACTAGCCGAGAAGAACTCGATCTTTGCCCTCTTGAAACGGACAGATTCGCTACTCGGTAACCCAGTACTTTGCAAAGGGATGGCCGGCTTGATAGTAAAGCTTCGCCACGCCTTTCATTCCGCTACCGTAAGTAGCGTAAAGTCTGTGATACCAGACCGTAGCAGCAAATTTGCATAATAGAGAGTGGTTTTCTACGCTCTGTATCAAGTGCCAGGCCAGCCTGCGCGAGTCAGTGTCGCTTGATGGAGCGCCGATGCAGCTGATGAAGATCACGATTGCAGCGTACCAGTAAAGGATACCGTAGCCCTTTCTGATCAGAATGTTGATTGGGTTCCAGCCCGGGAAAGATGCAGATACTAAAGAAGCCATCAGCTGGAGTTGGCGAGGCATGAAACTAGACCAGTTCGAATGACTCCCAGGATTCTCGTTGTCCATGAAACCCCAGTTCTTAATGACTGACTTCAGAAACTTTCGAGGAATGTCCGTGTTGCCAAGCGTGTAGCAACCATTCAAGACACCGTAATAGTCGTCCACCTGCTCCTGTCCATCATCTTGGCCGATCGGAACTCGGCAAAGCATACCCTCTGAATTGATGCATTGCCCGATCTTTTGTGCGTAATCCAGTTTATCTTGGGCGGTGAGCATCCCAAGTTTCTCATACATTACATAGAGTTCTGAAGTATACATTGGACCGTTGTCCGATCCCTGTTTGGCACCTACCGCTACAAGTCCTGGAGCTACAAGGCCATTTCCGTCTATATAAGGAGTAATTTCGTCTCTCAATGACATACCCTATAGATTACGACAATTTAAAACAATTTGCAAAATAAGAAAATAGCGATATACTGGAAAGAGTATCGGAGGTACGGATGTATTATCTTTCCGTCATTATGAAAGCTGCCAAAATCGCGAAGGTGTCTGGTACGCTACTTTTTGCAATTTGTTCCTACGAAAGTAATGGTTTTACTGTCCAGATCAATAAAGTGGACGGCGGCTCCCCAAGCTATGGAATTTGCCATGTCAAAGAGGGCACAGCCAGGATGTTAGGATTCAAGGGCAAGACCCTGGAACTGATGAATCCAGTCACGAATGCTAAATGGGCCGCAAGATATCTCGCATATCAAGTATCGAGATATGGCGAAGAAGACTGGTGCAAGTTGACCGCTGCGTACAATGCCGGCTCTTTCAACGAGAGCAAGAGATTCCCAGGCTATCCACGCAACCTCAAATACGTTCGAAGAGTACAGAAGTATCTAGCAGAGAACTTACAGGACAAACTATCTTGTAGAAATGAATTGGCTGAAAAATGAAGCAAAGAACGCTTTGGAACATAGCCTCAGGTATATGGGTATTCAGCGCTACGCTTGAGTTCTATGCGGGCGAAGCCAGTATTGGCGTGATCTATCTTTCGATAGCCATCATGTATTTCTTCTTAGGTACAGGTATAGATGAGCACAATTGACGTTTTCACATCTGTAGATCTGGAAATGAATCAGCCTTCGAGAAAGATCATTCAGATCGGAGCTTGTATTGGAAACATTTCCACAGGTCAAGTTCTAGAAAAGCTGTCTGTTTTTGTCAATCCCTATGAACAACTGAATCCTGCGATTACGGATCTAACAAAGATTACACAAGAAGACGTAGACAACGGCGTATCTCTTGAGACAGCCTATAGGCAACTCCAAAGCATGCACGAGTACTATAAAGCCTTCGTCAACCCAATCACCTGGGGCGGCGGAGACTCACAAGAACTTCTGGAACAGCTCCAGAAAGAAAATTCTAGCTTTCAAGGTTGGTGTTTTGGCAGGAGATGGATCGATGTGAAGACCCTCTTCGTCTGTTGGAGACTTGCCCGAAAACAACCAATCCAAGGTGGACTCGCCCGGAGCATGATCAAGCTTAGCCTTACATTCCAAGGCCAAAAGCACAATGCACAGGATGACGCCATCAATACCTTCAGGATGTACTGTGCCATGCTGAAGAAGTTCAGGGAGTAGATATGTACGGTCCTATTCTGAAAGTAGAAACTCTTAAAAAGCTCGCTACTCATCGTTTGCTAGAACGTTTCAAAAAGGTCAGGAAAATGTACAACCTTGACCATGATGGCAACTATCCAGAACTGAAGATAGAAATGGACAATATCAAAGCCATCTTAGATACACGAGAACATCATCCTCGCGGAAAAGAAGGACGCAAACTACGCCAGAAAGAGAAACAGAATCGATGAGTCTCTTTTGGTTTTACATGTTTGTGTTCGTCTTCACTCCTTGGGTGGAGAAGTTTTCTAGATGGTTCTGGAAAAAAGTAGGGCTCATCAAATGATGGAGCATGCCCTAAAAGGATTTGTTGTCGGTCTCGGAATTGCTGCCATGTTCTTCTTGATGGTTAAATTCAATGAAGCATGCTCTGCCAATAGGCAGTGGTGCGACGATCTTCTTTATCAAATGCAGATGCAATCCGCCGATTAGGCGCGATCCAAAGCCCACAAAGGAATTTGACCTACAAAGTCAAAGTTGAGCTTGTAAGTAGCCTTTGCAGAAATGGCGTGATTCTCTCTCGTGACCTTAGCATTCTGGATGAAGATGATGTCTTCGCTTGTGGCGCGATCCTGAATACGAATCGAAACGTATGGGGCAGCCGCGAGATCCAAAAAGAGTGGACGTAGGTTTGAAGCCTGTAGGCCGCCGCTATACTTCACGCGCAACCCACGCACGCTTCCACGTACAGTTACACGAGTAGAAGCGATCTCCTGAGCATAACCAGCATCGATCCCATAGATCTCTGTTTCACCATAGTCCACGTCTAGTGCAATAGATTGCACTTCCTTGTAGACCTTGTTGTTGATGTAGAGCTTGATATTTGCGCCCGAAAGAATTAGTGACTGACCCATTATTCACCCCAAACCGTTGGGTTTTCAGTGAAAGAAGTCCCCCACTTACCCAGTCCGATATCGCTTGGGTACAGGATCGTGAAAACGATACTGATTCCGGTAGCGGCAATACTGTTGATCAAATCCTGCGCGTACACGCGACCAGAGACAACGTCGGTAACATAAAAAGGAAAGTTCAAACCATCCCTGGATACCGTTACAGGAGCTTTCTGAGCCACAAGAGCAACGTCGGTCCCTGATGGATGAGGAGTTTTGACCGTGTAGGAAGGGCTGATCAAAAGCGTGTTGTTCGAAGGACGAGAGATGTATGGAACTGGCCCCTCTTGTTCCTGGCTTCCATAACCAAAAATCAAATAGCCTTGGGTATCTGGAAACTCGCTAGAATCCTTAACAGAGAAGACCCTAGCCATTGTTCCATCGAGGTTCTGGGTCAAAACAGTTCCGATGTTGCTAACCGTGAAAGGCTGGCTAGTATCATACATATACGGACCCTGTTGGTTGGGCTCTAGAGAAGTAGGATCTCCCTGTGGGCCACTTGCTGTGATTGCCTGCGCCCCTGTGTAAGTTCCGGTCAAAGTCAAAGAAAGACTATCCTGGTACACCGTCAAAGTATTGGTGCCAGCAAAAGAATCGAGCCCAGGAACAGAACTAAGTGCCGTTACCATATTCAAGATGGTAGCCTGCACGTTTCCGCCAATGGCGAAGTCTGGTCCGGCAGTTAAAGTAGTTCCCGTAGTAAAGGAGAACTGATCGCCGCTATGTGGGTTTGCATTAAAAGTGAACTGTACATTAGGAGGGTCATGTAAGTGCGCAGATCCCTCTCTACTACGGCGAATAACCTTAGTCGCAGCAGGCAAGAAGATTTGGAGCACCCTACCCTGCGTTTGGTAAGCTGCAGCGAACGATAGATTACTTGAAAGAGTCTTTCTGACAGGGTTGTAGAATAGAACTGCATTTGCAGAGCCCTGAGTCACGATACCTGGCGAACCAAGGGGATTGACGACTTCAAAGAAAGAAGAACCAACTAGTCCACCTACGGATCTGGTGATAGTATAACTTCCCTCATTGGTAGAAGAAGCAAAACCGCCCCCGAAAATGTTGACGTAGTTACCCGCTTCTACTTTGCCAATTTGTGGATTAGCTCCGCCTGTCCAAGTAAACCTGATAACTCCACCTGGCTGTAGGGACAAAGTCCACTGCGTAGAGATATTCCCGCCAGCTGCTACCGGAGCATCAAACCTCAATTGATTTTGTGCGCTCCCTCCAAGTACTGTGACTGAGGAAGCGGGGCCAATGGTATCGGAAAGAATATTCACGTAATTGCCGTTCCCATCATTCTGGGAAATCGCAGTACCGTTGAAGCCCAAATTTCTTAAGGTTTTTGTGATAGCGTCCGCTACTTCTTGCGCCTTAGCTGCAGAAATGCTTTGAAAGTCTGCTGCCTTGAAACTAAGAGTCACGGTATTGTTCGCATCAAAGTTAATGATGAGCGTATCGCCATCTGCTAGGTTGTATGGTTCAATAGCTCTAGCTGGATTGTTAGCACGCACGAATGCATCGCCAAAAATAGCGTCGAGCAGGTTATTTATCAGGTCTCTGACCTGTTTTCTGTTTTTGACTTCAATGCCGATCTGACGGAAAACATCGTCCGATAGACCCACTGAAGGTGGCCTTACGATACCGAAATCAGCTAGACGTTGATCTAGGTATTCGCCCGAGGCCGTTGTAATGTAAAGTTGGTCATTGACTGCAGCAACGTTGTTGATCAGGTATGCCGCATTTCCCGTGGCCAAAGCAGTGAGCACCGCATCTGTATTCTTACCTTTGATGTAAGAGTTCAGATAGGATCGCAGTCTCTTGTATTGTTCGTCAGCGGTCGTAATGGCCATGTTTAACTACCAATCTGGTTGACCGAAATGTCTAGGGTTGGATCTAGAATTCTTGCCTTTTCACTTGGAGCAATTTGGATCAAGTCGCTAGTTGCACTAAAGGCTGGACTATCAATTGCCACAGATTGAACACCTGGGATTGATCTCACAGCGCTCAGGATCGAGCTGATGTCGATAGACTGACCAACAGGATTAGAATTGATCAGAGATGCAACGCTACTGCGAACTTGCTGAGAAACAGTGTTGAATGGAGCACCCGTCAACAGACGAATGTCGAGCGAAAGCTGAATACGACGAGTTAAAGGCTCGCGAACAAAGATGTCGGCTCCTGCTGCCCCAACGCCTGGATAGGTAGTTGCGTCTCTTGGGTCGCCATAGATGATACGATTTGCTTCAGCGATAGCACCCGTGTTGAACCTGTAACTGTCGAGACCACTTCTTACCGTAGTATTGAAGTTGAGTTTTCCAACAGATACCATCTGTACTCCAGCAGACTCATCTACCTTTTGATACTGCGCATTGGTATTGAACAATAGTGTATTGCGAGAAGCTGCCCCTGGCTCTGCCGAGGACAACCAAACCTGCTTGTAACCAGAGTAGGCGACGCCTTCCTGAATTAGGACTGCTGTCTCATTACCGTTCAAACTGACATTTGTTATGCTGGATAGAGTTCCAGTAACAATAGCGCTGTCGCGACTTAGAACCTGCTTGATTGCATAAGATCCGGCGTTTGTTGGGCCAAGGACAGATCCTGCGACCAAGAATAGATCGCCTGGAACAGCTGCTTCATATTCAGAGAAGAGCATTTGAGGACGATTACACTCTAGGACACCGCCAGTAACCAAAACAGACGATTCGTTCACTGCACTTGGGCTGATACATTCTAGGAATGTACGACGACCTTCTTGAGTTACCAGAACTGCAAATGGAGCAGGAACGTTGACATTGGCTGGATCGTTTGTTTCAACAAAGCCGGTAGTCGTAACTGTAACAATGCCGTTAGCTGCCGAAGCCGTCAATCCGACTGTCCCGCCAGTGATGGCTGTGGCCGTCTTAGCTGCAACGCTTACTGCGCTATCACCGCTTAGGATTGCGACTTGTACGCCAGTCAATCCACCGCCAGGAGCAGGGTCCGAGTTCGATCCGTTTACGTTGTACCAAACATAGTAACCGTTGATATTACCAGCGTTATAGACGGTAAAGTACTTACCAGCTCCGCTTAGAACGAACTGTGCGCCCGTTGGAACTGTGAGTTGCGAAATCTGCTGTAACTTTACGCCAGAACGTAGAACCATGAAGTCGCCACGGTTGGAAGCATTGAAATCAGTGCCTACACGAAGCACATCGCCCATGTTGGCGTTTTCAAGGTGGGGCTCTGTTCCAACGCCTGTCCATCTTAGATAGAAGCTATGGTTTGTAGCGTTGACCTGGAAAGAAGTCGTTGAATCAAAGCCTAGGCTAATCAAGTTAGAAACTAGGGCCACTTCTTCTTCGACAGCGTTTGGATTCTCGATCCAAATACTGTTACTATTCTGACGAATGACCCTGAAACGTCCTTGATTCAAGATAGAGAAAGGAGCAGTCATTATGACCGTATCGCCTTCAGAAACACCGCTAGAAGCCGAGAAGTTGCCGGCCACAAAGGAATCTCCTACGATCGAAGAACCGCTTAAAGTGACCGTTCCAGTACCGCTATAGGCGAGAGAAAGGGACTGTCCTACGAAAGTACCCTTGACCGTAACAACATTGTTGTTTGCCGATGCAGCAACCTGCGAGATCGTTGCAATAGTAGCTGCTAAGTTGGAAGCTGTAATGTTTGCAGATCCACCGATAGTGAAATCTGTACCCGCAACCAAAGCATGACCTCCGACAGTGAAGGTATCGCCTGGTGAAGAGTTTGTGACAAGAGTATAAGTACCGCTTGAGAATTCATTCTGAGCATTTGGATTTAGAACCTGAATGGTTTTACCATCATCCGATACACCAGTAACTAGGAAGGTACCATTATTGCCAGAGACAGGTAAGCCAGCTACCGTTACTAAGTCACCGATGGAAAGTTCGGTGAAGTTAGTGTTCCCAGTCAAGATAACATATTGGGCTTCGCTCGTACTAGGAACCAAGGCAACGTTGAGCGTGCCTCCGCCGCCGTCGTTGAAATTCAATGGATTCTTTACGAAGGTAGGGTTGGTACCTTGTCCATTCCAGCTAATGCAAACTAAACTTCCTTGCTTTTCAACACGGAAGGTGTCGCCACGAACTCTCACACTGTGCCTTGGCTTACCGAAGTAGCGCTGAGTCAAGGTGCGTCCGAGAAGAGTAATAGTAGACTCTCCGCCGATTGGCGAACTACCAACGGCGGTTACGCTGGAATTCGAAGACAAGCCTGCAATTTTGTTCTGGATCTGTGTAGCCTGTAGACGGAACCACTGATCGCTGTGTACGCCCTGAGACGACACGGAATCAACTGACACCGACATATAGGTGTTATCGAAACGGGATGCAGAGTCGAGGATAGGAACTTGATATTCGTTGGCGAGACCACCAATGATCTGAATTGCGCCGCTGGAACCTAGAACACTGGTGGCCAGTTCGAGCCTCTTAGCACGATCAACCACGAAGGCATTGCCAACCGTAGTGAATCCACTTACTGCTAAAACAGAGATTAGTGCTTGAACCTGTTCCATCGTGGTTGGGATCAAGCGTACTTCTTCGCCGTTATTGAAAGCATACCCTACATCCGTTGGGAGCGATAGGGGAGACTTGAATACGAACTGAGGTGAGCCACTGAGATTGCTCGAAGCGATCCAATTGATGCCGTCCAGAAGTTGAACGCTATCGAAAGTGAAGCCACTATCTTCGAAAGTGCTCAAGCCGATAACGCCACTGCCGGAACTGCCACTATCGTTTACAAGGGTCGCAGAAACATACTGAGTAAGGTTTGCAGCAACATAAGCGGCGACTGCGGCAGCCGTTGTCGCCAAAGGCTGATAGAAGGTAATGGCGTTATTTACGCCAGTTAGTTTGTTGGATTCAGCAACTGCAAAACCAGTCTTTCTCTGGACGCTGAACGAAGTAGCGGTTGGGGTAAAGCCACCCTGCGTAGAAACTCTAAAGATGCCCGTGTTTGCTAGGCTAAATCCAGAAGAAGGTAAAATGTTGACGTACTCGCCACCAGATAGGCTCAACGCTGGGTTAGTCCCAGTTCCAGTCCAAGTATAAGTGACTTGATCGATACCAGCTAGAGGAGTGTTTGCTGTAATAGTCACGTTCCATTGCGTAGAAGCATCGATAGAAGTCGATGCTAGAGCACCAGACTGCAAGTTGATTCTGATTGGAACAGAAGATCCCACAACTACAGTGCTTCCGATAGGCGCGTTTGGCACGGAAGGATACACGTAACCGACGTTGATCTTTTCGCCGCTTCTGCCCCACATTGTAGCTCTATAGAGAATTGCTGTCTGGGCAGGAGTTGGCTTCAATACCTTCTTGGCTTGCATCAAAACTTTGTAGTTTGCGAAGTTAAAACCGGCACCAAATGCAGATACGAAATTTGCAGTAGCGCCAGAGTCAACGTCATAAGCGTTGAAATTGTATGGGTTCGAAGCAAAAGAAGTGTTTGCAATACCTCTACGATAGAAGGGAATTTCAAAACTCTTACCGCTTGAATCACCATCCAAAACTACGACAGCTGTATCCTGATGGCCGAAGTCTAGAGGATTAGCTAAATAGAAACGGTCAACAGAGCGCAAGCGACGAATATCTGGTTGGGCCACAATACCCATTGTGGTTCCAGAAAGAGAAGTCATCTGCGTATCTTCGCCGTATGGCTGTGCATCTCCAACCGATCCATAAGGATGCAAGATCGAAATCAAAGCATTTGGATCGCTAGAGAATGAGTTTGCCGATTGAACCGAAGTGATGAAACTATCGATTGGGTTAGCAGATACACCCGAAGCGAATGGGGAATGGAAGAATAGAGGGAAATCCGCTTCAAAGTCCCCGCTATCGTAGAATGCAATCAACGAGTCCTTGCTTGCATCCGAAGTATTGATTGGCAACCCCATCAGCTTTCCTTGAGCATCTGCGGTAACAACCAATATATTTCCAGAGGAATCCATCGTAGTGGAACTTACGACGAGGAACTGTCCCTGGAGTACAGTGAAGGCCAAACTTTCTGTTTGATTTTGAAGTTCTTGAGCGATTTGATCTAGGCTCTTAGTTCCGGCCTGAACTCTGAATTTTTGTGGAGATAGTTTACTTCTTAGAATTACGAAACCATCAAAGAATGTAACTGGTGAGATAGTCGTTGCAGCTGCTGCCCATTCTGTTGGTGTAACTAGAACGTCTAGCGTAGTTGGTGCAACGGCATTGACACGTCCTTCGATTCGATCCGTTGGATCTAGCTCTGCTGACCAGATGATAACGTAATCACCTGGAACAACATTCGCAAAAGCGTTCGAAATGTTCGAAGTATAACGGATAACGTTTGAGGATGGCTTAGAAACGCTCAGGGTAGTATTTCCAGCAACGCCAGTTGCGATAACCGTTCCTGGATTGTCGATCAGTAGCCAAACATGGGCGTCTGCAGCGAAAGTAATACTTCCACCGGAAATCTGAGTGCTTTCCACTGTAGCCTGCGTATTCAAGCTACCAGCCTGAAGCTTATCGCCTGCCGCCAAAGGAGTGTCGAGTTCGAACTGTGCAGTGTTTCTATCCAGCGTGAAGTCGGAAGCTTTACCCTGAGAAGATAAACCAAGGGTAGAGCTAAACATTCCCTTGCTAACCAAAGTAGACGATGGATCAATACTTACAGCGGCGCGATTGCTTGCGCCCAAGTTGCTTGTGATCTCAAGCTGTGTTCCTACAATAGATACCGTAACGCCGGTAAGTTTGGCATTAAGTACTTGTACCCACGAAGCCAAAGAGTTGGTTGGAGCAACGCTGGTGTATAGTCCAGTGGCAATGAAATCCGTGTCTAGAATTGTATAGGTAATTGGCGCTGTTCCATCAACCGATAGGATGATGTCGTCGCCGTTCGCAATAGTAGAAGACCAAAACGATTGTTCTTGGCTGAAGATCGTAGCTGTCGCCCCATCCTTACTTAGAGGAACACCGTTTTTGTACAAACGAAGTGTTTCGATAGTGTTGGATGGCATGCCCATCTGAACCGATGCGTCTCGACCATTGGTAGTTGGAACAGCTGTATGGATATTATCGTTGGTTTCAGCCTTTGCACGGAGAACAACGTAGATGCCTCCGCCAGCGGTTGTCGCTTCAAATCCAAGAGTAGTGTCGGCATTGATCGAAGCAGTTACTTCGAACGCCGTTGCTCCGCCTGGACTTAGGAAATCCGAGGTTGCAAAGACGTGCTGATAAGTGACTCCACCTACGACTACAGCTAGAGTATCTCCACCGATAAGATCGAACGGGGCGGCCAATGTGGACTGTAGGAATGCTTTAGCAACTGGAGCTTGGCGTCCGCCTGTCTGAAGCTGGAAGAAGTCTTCTCCACCTAGAGCGCTGTCTACGATAGATTCCAGACCAACGCCAGAAGACTTAGCTTCATAGCCATTGCCGGTATCAATGTAGACTGTAGCAGAGCCATCAGTATTTTGGACGATAGAATCGCTAACGATGGTAGCATTTTCATCCGAAGGCGTAGCACCAATAAGTGCGGCTTTGACGGCAGTTGCGGTTCCAAGACCGATAGATGCTAGAGCGCGCTTGATGCGAACACGAAGCTGGTCGTCAGTCTCGCTGTCTGCGCCAGTATCAAATGGAAGAGGGTTGGTAACCGTAGCTCCCGAAAATGGAGCAGAGGCGAACTGCTTGATTGCGCCAGATGGAACGTTGCCAGCTGAGCCCGGTAGGACTGCGGTAACTTCTACGTTATCGACTTCGGTTTCACCGTCTAGGATTACCGCAGTAGAAGTGACGCTATACTGAATGTCAGCGCTGGAACCTACACCGGGAGAGATGACAATGTTGTTTGTACCGATTGAACGGTTTCCGCCCTGAGCAAGAATAACCGTTTCACCGAGATTGTGAAACTTTGTCGTTGGGCTCGAAAGATTGATCACCCAAAAGGCGCCGCTCTGAGCGACAGAAGTATAAGGAATTGGACCTTCTACGTTTGGAGTGCCACGGCCAAGGTAGACGTTGCCTGTAGGAGTAAACGCCGAGGCATCACTGACCTTGATCTGAGTAGATCCTACGTTTGGAGGATTGGCTCCAGCATAGATCTTGGTGAAAATCTTGGTAAAAGAGTCATCAATTACGCTTACAAGTCCCGTGGTTGGGCGAGCGGAGATTGGAGTTACGTTGTTTTCAGCAGCTAGACGCTTCAAAGCATCGCCGGTAGCGCGATCGACAGAAAAATCTCTAAGGATCTGGAACAAATCTCCAGATGTACGAGCGGTAACTAGCGCTACGACTTCAAAGAAGCTCGTAACTGCAGATCCTACGTTGAAATCGTTAATACCCTGCTTTGCAGCATATGCAGAAAGCATATCCGACAAAAGCTGTTCGTAACTTTCAGGGGTAGGTAGCCCGCTTGTGACGATATTGTTGTTAGCCATCTAAACTCCGTTACCCATTAAAGATTGGGTTCTCGGCATCTGACTAGCTATATCAGGTCGTGAGATTGAAATTTACAGGAAATACGCCCTGTTGGCCCGCAAGAATGACGCCCATGTTGATATTCAAAGTAGGACCATTCAAACTGACCTGCAAAGTGTCAAGTCCTTGAAATCTTGGATCTTCTTCGAGCAATTTAGTGATGGAATTGTACAAATCCTGGACTGAAAAATCAGAATTCATGATCCCTGAACGAATTCCGAGACCAAATTCAGGGTGGGTCAGTATTGTACCCTTCTGAGTACCTACTTTTAGCTTTAAAGCTTGAATAATATTGGTAATTCCACTGGAGTAACGGAAGTCTCCGAAGCTATTTACGGCCAAATCGCCAGAATCGGTCAAAAGCCAGTCAACTTTGCTGAGCCCGGTAAGAGGATCGTTGGAAGTTGAAGAAGGAACTACAATGTTCGGATCATTTGGAACTGCCTGATCACTTGGAATGAAGATTTTCTGTTGGCTGTTCACCGTTCCCGGAAGATAAGCCTGAAGATAAGCGCCATCGGCGGTGACAAAATTATCTAGATTTGGAGCGCCATCCAAAGTAATGAGGAAGCTGGTATCCGAAAGACGGTCGATACCAAGAATTACTCTAGCAGATGGAACCTGAGTGCTACTTTCGAGAAGAACACGCTGACCAATGTACAGATTTGTGATGTCTGAAATCGTAATTTGGCGACCAGATGCATTGGATAGCAAGGTTAGCTGGAACCCATCCTCATCAATGTACGGATCTCTGAGGTTGTTCAAGGTGGCAATCTCAAGCCAACGCTGAGCGTCACCTAAATAGCGAAGTGCTATACCCTCAATTGAAAGTCCAAAAGGAACTGGGGCTAGAACTTTACTGTTTGGAATGCTGAACTGAATACCAGAAGCGTCCGCTAGACCAGCTACATATTCCATATTGGTCTGCTTATTAGCATCATCGACCTGAGTAGTAGCGGTTAGAATGTCATAGGATTGCATTACGTCATACAAAGACTTCAAAATATCGTACTCATCAAGAGTGATAGGCTGAATTCTGGTAGTTGGAGCTGGTGTATTGTAAACCTTGCTGTAAAAAGCAGCTCCGGTTCCGAAACTATTGGAAAGTTGAAGTGCTAGAGTTTGGATCGTAGCCCTATACTGCTTTAGATCGTCCACCGTAAGAGAACGTGCGGCCTGAATCGCTTGATCTACCGCATTTTGCTGGGCAGCATTGAGAGTTAAGCTAGTAACGGGAACGGAGTCCATCAAAGTGAAGTTATTGGCTGGATTTGAGAAGATGTTATTCGATGGATCTACGGATTGAGCCTGCGCTGCAGACACTCCAAGCTGGCCGCCAGCCACATTGCTCAGCGAAAGACCTTCATTTTTATTTTGGGCTGCTACAATCGCATTCAAATTTGCTCTGTCTGTAGGATCAGAGTTGCTGCTAGAAATCGAACTAGCCAAAATAGCCATGGAAGCAGCGATAGAGCTTGCGTAGTCACGCTGCAGCTGGAATGGCAAGTCTGCCGCCGTAACAGCGACACCCGCCAAATCCTTCACTAAAAGCGAAGTTTGGCGTAAAACATCAAGAGGAGTCTCGACATCCGAACGAACTGCTCCAATCAAACTAGTCGCAGCGCTGGTAGTCTGTCTAGCCGCACTGATCGTATTCATAATCCTTTGTAGGATTCCTGGGCTGATGGGCTGAATAGAAGGAACGGTTGGAGAAACCTTCTCCTGAAGATCAATACGCCTCCAAGCCTTGAGCTGGAAGGAGTACATGATCTCCATTGGCTTATTCGCATTCTGGTTCCAGATATACTGAACTGGAGTGACCACATAGGAAGTGTTCTGCTTTGGAATGTCGAAGACTAGGCGCCATCCGGCATTCGCAGGATCTTTCTTTGCCTCAGCGTACTGCTCCAAGAACTGATGTAGAGCCATGGCATGGTAATAACCAGTACTGTTCGCGCCTGCATCGGAGACCTCTGGACGCTTTGTAATAGGTTTATTTGCAGGATGGTTTCCAGTGGCGGTATTGATGACCTTCTGTGCCTGGTTAACCAAATTTCCAAAGGCTTCGATAGTGCCGCCAAACAACGATTGCAGGATCGTAGGACTCTTTGGAGGAGAGGTTACACTAGTACGATAGGGCCAGACACCCATTGTGCCGGTTGCAGCAATCATCTTGAACTTCACGCCACCGTGCTCTTCCAGCACGCCACGAAGGGTAGCTGTGGTGTTGATTGCATACTGATCTGTGATGCTCAATTGCTGAGGACTAATGGGAAGAGTGAAGATCCACTGCCTGCCAAGAGGCTCGAAGTTCACGATCGCATTGTCGCTCCCACCTGTGACGGTGATGCTAGTCGTAGTTGTGCCGTTCACAACCACGTTCTTGATAGTATCTACGACAAGTAAACGATATGGGAATAGCTGATCCCATTTATCAGGCTTAATCGTGATGTACTTGAAGAATGGGCTACTGAGGTTCGACCAAGGGGCAGCACCGCCTTGACCCTTGATGGAGTTCTTTTGCTTCAGCCCAATGGCTCCTAGAGCGCTATCAACCAAACCATCGGTTGTGCTCTTGATCTGATTAGCGGCATCGCTAGCGATTGAGGATGGATTGTCAAATAAGCCCATACTAGTAAGATTGCGGTTAACTTGCTATGATATATCAGTGAAAATGAGAAGGTCTTTTCTCGGTATTATCGCTATTTTACTAGTTTCCTTATCTTGTGGTCAGCCAGGACTCCACCCAGAGTATAAGGACGTAGATCCTCGCGCCTCTAAGTACGTAGAAGAATATCTGTGGCTAAGTAATTATAATCACATACATTTTGACAAGAAAGTAACTTTAGGATTCAAGAAAATCGATCAAGGTGACACTATAGGTCTTTGTATTAATGGAGGTTTCTTCAGAGAAGTCGATATAGACCAAGACTTCTGGAGTCACGCCACCGAGAGAAGCAAATACACCCTTGTCTTTCACGAACTTACCCACTGCTATTGCGGGCGCGCCCATGATTACGGCGAGGGAGCTATGTATCCCGAGAAAGAGGCCGATAGGATCACGCAGGCCGTTCAATGGACTCTCAACGGCGGTCCAAGGCCGGGATATTGGGACGACGGATGTCCGGTGAGTCTCATGTATCCAGTTCTGGTCGATGACGATTGTGTCGCAACCCATTACAGCGAATACGTTTCTGAAATGTTCAATCGCTGCGATCCTTGGTAATTGACTTATTTTCCTTATTTCGCTATTCTAGAATAGTGAAAATCCTTAAGAAAAACAAGACTCAGACAGACTGTGCAGTCGTCGCAGCCTACAACGCCGCTTCTTGGTGCAACCTCAAGAAGACCTATAAAGAAGTAGAAAAAGCGGCACGAGAGTGCGGATACGGGAATCACGGTTTGTACGTATTTCAATTTTCCTTTTTACTCAAGAAATTGAAAATACCTGCCAAACACGTTAAGCCAAGGAGTCTTGGGGATATTGAATCAAAGCTCCTGCTGGGAAAGTTTCTAATCCTCTTGTACACACAGACCGGACAAAATGTTGGGCATGTCGTCACGGCTTTTACAGATCATGAAGGAAGAATCAAACTTGTGAACCCTGAAAACACCCTTCAAACTTGGAACGAACTGGCAGCGGAAGTCTATGCACATGGGATGAAAAACTTCTTTGTGTACGAACTACCCTGCAGGGAACTAATCAAGCCATGATGGATCACGAAGAAAAAGAACTGGTTACATACGTTAGATCCCATCTTCTAAAAAACGAAGAAAGAGGCTGGGATGCCCTAGACAATTACATTCTGTATCTTGAATACCTCGACAATGACCAGCTTCACAGAGAAGCTGACGTAGTCTATTCAGAACACAATAAAGGTAGGGTACGATGCGAAAATAAACAGCATCCAAGAGAGCAGTGTTTCATTCCAGATCTTCATGAAGCCGTAGGAATTATCCTAGGTCTATACAAAGAGACGGGACAGCTTCACGACAAGAACAGGTATATCCTTCAATACTACCTAGCTATGACCCACGCCAAAATGATCGTCGTAGATCCTAGTGAAGCCTAAGAGGCTCGATCCTAAAGTTGTTTAGGACTCTTCTCGCGTTCTTTTTCTCATCGTCGTCACCATTAACTAACTGCCCCACAAGTTCTCTCAGGATCTTGTTGTAGTGATAAGCAGCGCTCTTTTTGGTAAAAACGAAATTTCCATCCTTGATATAGAAATTTGAACCAACCACTATGACGTAAGTCACGGCCTCGATAGAGAGTACTTCATCTTCAGAGTATCCCACAAACGGGCTTTTCTTGGACATTATCCACCTAGAAGAAATTTCACCGAAAGAATGGTGGTGAGATCGAAAAGCATATGACCTAGCATCACTGTTCCAAAACCCCACTTCTCTCCTAGTTTAACTGAATAAGGCACATAGAAGCTAAGCATAACAGCTGGAATTATACCCTGATATACATGTCCCATCCCGAACTCTACCATCATCATGAGAGTGATCATACGAAGTACGGGCTTAGCCCACTTCTTGAGGCCGATTGCCTTTTTAAGCAATAACAAAGGAAGGCCGTGACAAGCATCTTCCCAAAAAACCGTCAAGGTGAGCGGCCAAGGAATAAGGGCTATGTTATGAGCTGCCCCAGAGAACACAGTTGGAAATAGCTTAAATAGGATCATACGATAAATAGAGATGATAAAGAGAAAGCGCGCCCAACGAGTGAGACCTTCTTTGTCAACCCTGATGTACTCTTTGTACTTGGACTTAGCAGTAGCCCAGATCATGAAGATCCCAAGCAACCAATATGGATACATTGCAAGTGCCATTTCTTTTAGTGACATAAAACTCCTATGTAGCTGTTCCAGAGCCGTTGCCAGATCCGCCGATACCGCAAACCTGCGAAGGGCCTGGAACGCAAGTACCCGTGATAGTTACTTGTCCAGTAGAATGCTGTTGAATGAGAGCAACATAACTCTCTGCGACACCTTGTGCGAGCCTTGGCCAAAATCTACCTCTTAGATCTGGTGCTCCAGAGATGATCGCCGACTTAATAGCCGAAGAAGACAGTCCGCTGAACTGTCCATCGGTGATCATTCCCGTTCCCGTGTAAATTTGAGGATGATTGGAAACCAAGGTCCACGCAGTTGGGTAGTAAGCCAAGAAGGCATCGTTGATCCCGGTGACCAGGGCAAGAAGGAAAGCTCCAGAGTTGTCGTGATCTGGCGGGTATGCTTGGTGACTTGTTTTTCCAAAGTCCGCCAGGATAAACCCTCTAATTCTGGAATACGCATCTTGAATGAAGAAAGAGGGATCGGTCACGATGCCAACTCCCGCACCAGTTCCAGGGACAAGCGGGGCACCCTCTTGTCCGCTATCATTTGTGGTGAACGAGATAGTTGGGCCACCAGAGATGATCCCTGTTCCCAGTGCGGTACACATTTCAATGAAAAAATTTGGTCTCTTCTGAGCAAGTGGATGAAAACCCTTAACGGCTGCCATTCTACTGTCTACGTTACTCTGAATTAGCGCTGCTAAGGCTGGTCCACTTACTGGCATCTTACACGTCCGATTTCACGTCTTGGCTTGCCTGAACTGGAACACCAGTGATGAAGTCAATTACGCCTTGATGTGAGTTCTCTGTGGTGATGCCGGATGCCGACCCATTGAGTTCAATTTGGCTTGCTTTGACAGTGGTCTTTCCAGAAGAAGTAATTTTACAGTCACCGCCAGCTGTAACTTCAGTATTGCTGCCACTTTTAACCACAGCTTTAGCTGAGGCAGCGACGTTGGCATTCGTACATTTAACATTGACATCTCCCGTGGCGGTCATGTTGATGTTTCCGCCCGCAACAACATTGATGTCCTTCTTTGCATTCAAAGTGGCGGTCTTTTGTGTGCGATCCAGTCTAAAAAGGATAGTATCGTGATCAACCTGGAAACTGCCGTCCTTTTCAATCTTCACAGTGGTGTTGCCCTGCTTAGAGTTGGTTGGCTTACCTTCACTGTCCGTAGCACCCTTAAAAACCAAAGAAGTACTGCCGTCCTTATTCACTATGATCTGGACGCCATTGTACTCGCCCTGCAGAAATGGACCTTCATCCTTCAAGTTAGTTTTTCTGTCTGGATGGGTGAGAGAACTGATGATAATGGCTTTGTCGGACATAGCATCCAGACAAAGAAGTAGCACGATAGCTCCATCCTGACCGTTCAGGTTTGTAGCACCCTTCTTTTTCTTTTTCTTCTGCGGACGAAGAGCTTTTTCAAAATAATCAGCTATAGAACCCATGCCTTCCGAAGACATGCAATTCCTATAAAGAATGCTTGTTGCTCCCTTATCTTCATTTTGCTCAAACACCAGTACATCGTACTCAGTAGTCAACCTAGTCTTATTTCTATCGTTGCCAACAGGGTAAGAGGCCATGACAACGCCGATACGAAGAGGGAAATTTCTGTAGCTCTTGTTGAAACCACTCATCATGGCGGCATCGTTCTCACCCAAGAGACCATGAGGTAAAACTGAGCCGTTCTCTAGTACGCCCATTAGGTATCGTCTCCGTTGTCAGTCTGTGAACCAGTCTTAGTGTTTGGTTGTGCATAAGGCGCATTCTGCTTCTTACTGTCTTTATCTGTTGGCCAAACGTTCTTCCTATAAACGACATCCTGCTCTTCTGAGACACCAGGAAGAATTTGATTGTTCTTGAAGTCTCTGTCGCGCTTCCTGTAAGCAACCGTGTCTTCCATTTCAGGATAACGAACACCATTGACAGAGCTAGAAGTGCTCACACCACTGCTTACGACGATTGTGCTTCTGAAAATCTTCTTTCCATCTTGCGGAGAAATACTAGCTACATGGTTAACTTGTTCGATGTGATAGACGACTCCGTCAAACTCCCAGTTATCACCAACTGCAACTGGATCTTGAATTCCAGCACACTGGAAACTACCATTGAGCTTCAGATGTCCGCCGATAAGAGCATCTCCAAGAATCTTTGCCCAAAAAGGACTTCTGTAGTCCTTATTCTGCGACGTAGGATCGTCAAACTGAGTAGTGACGATATAAGGTCTCAAGCCACTTCTAGACACGTCATCTACGTCATAGACGTAGTTTCCAGCAGCGATTTCAGCGGCGATGTCAGTTCCATCTTGACCAAGAGTTGAGCGGCCAAAGTACTGAACAAAGTTCACCCTTGCGGCTTCTTCTCTGCCGATATTCATTTCTAGGATTAGAGCTGGATTGATCTTCCACCTAGGTAAGTTCAGGAACTTCGTTACTGGAGGAGGAACTGGACCGTAGAACTGATCTGCGAAACCCTCAGTGGTAAATGGGATCTGCCTGAACACTACTGTAGGCATCACGCTACCATTGGGAGATACCCTGAAACATGTGAACAACTCGTTGAGTGGAGCGTTTGTGTACTGGTTCAAGATAGACCACGTCTTTACCTGATTCCAGTACTCTGGTTTTAGCAAAGACGAACCCTGACATGGAATCTGAGTGTAGAAAAAGCGGTTGTACTTTTCCTGAAGTCCTTCAGGATTCATTCCTACGGCCAAATCTGTAGCGCTACTGCCGCCTGCATAATTTTGAATACCGAAAATGTAGTTGTATAAGTCCTTAGCTGCTTTTGCGCCGTTCAAACCAAGTAGTTTTCCAACCAGTTCTGGTACCAAAAAGTGGGTGTTGTGCGTTGCCACAGCGTTTTTCTTATACAGCTTTTGTTGTCCTTCTGCGATGCCGGTTCCAATCAAACTCTGAATAAGCACAGCAAGGATGTTCTGAACATCCGTAATACCTTTGTCATTGACCATCGAAGTCCAAAACTCTCCGAAGAAGCTGGCGAAGAGTAATTGGTTCTTCGGATCTTGTTGAGGATCAAGAAGATATGGATTGAAGTATATCGTATTATTGAATTCAGTGAAACCGTACCCGTTGATCTTAAAGGCGACCATTCTAGTACCAGTATTCGCGTCGGTCATTAGGACTCTTTGTACAGATTGAACTTTGAACAAACCCTTGAAGCCGTCGTTGACTCCATTGATTGCCTGCCTTGCTCTTGCGGCATCGGCAACTTGCCTAGAACCTCTAAATACTTTGTTCCCGGTAGTCCAATTGAGCATGTTGACGAACACGAAGTCGCCGGGAGCAACCTCTGTTTCATAGTTCACGTCCGTCATGATCAAAGTAGCATTCATCTGTGGAGTCAGCGTTCCCTTAGCATTAGTTACTGCGACTGAAACGCAATCGTTTTCTACAACCAAGGGATCTCGCACTGAGAGAGGTGACGTAGTAGTATTGTTTGTCTTCGTTCTGAAGGTATCTCGAACGTTCCAGCGAACGAACGTAAGTACCCATCCTGGACTGGTTTGGTGAATCGAGTTGTGCTCGTTCGTTCCAGACCCAACGGGATCGATCTTCTTTACGAATGCTCTAGAATCCGCCATTACTTAGAGACCTTCCCGCCCTGAACCTGATTGCCAGAAGCAGTCATTAGCTTCTGTAAGAGATCATTGATAACGTTTGTATTGCCCTTGCCATTTCTTGCATCTTCTAAAGCCTTTTGTAGCTGCACGTTCAGATCTCTGACTGCTTCGCCGAATTTGAGTACAGACTTAGCGGTTTCATCCATCTCACCACGCATCTTATTGAACTCCCTGTTCACAATAGAAGCGTCTTGAGCCATCGCGCCAACTGTGGTGTCGCCCATTCTTCCAGTGTCTCTACCTTCTGCTTTCGCTCTAAGGATAGACTCTCTATCCGATTGGATATCAAAAGGAGTTTCGGCTCCTGCGCCTAAACTTCTATTTAAACGGGAATACGACTCAATTTCACCCTTATTGCCTAGCTCAGTAGTCTGGAATGCACCCAAATTGTACGCGGCCATTCTTACGTCTGCTGGCAAAGACTTTAGGTTATCTCTGGAGATTTTAGTGATTCCAAGTTCCTTCATTCTGCTCTTGAGCTTATCTCTTAGTTGGTCAGCTTCTTTGAATCGACTGACAGAACCTTCGTTTGCGCCTTTGATACGATCGACTAAATCCTTAGGACTAATCCCAAGCTTCTCTGCAGCACCAGCAACTAGAAGGTTGTCCTCATTCAGCTCACCTTCTGGAATCTGCATGATCGCTTGCTTTTCTACGGTAGAAAGCTTTGACAACTTGTCATCTTTCAAGAAAGCCGCCGCTCGCATTACGCCACGAGGACCAGTTGTCGTGCTGGAAATGTTCTGATACTCTTCGTAGGCAGTCCTGGCGCCTTCAATACCTCTCATGGTGTTCTCGGAAAGACCTTTGCCAAATTCCGAAGCTACGCGGTCAACATCGCCGCCTCTAGCGCCCGTTCGAGCAATGATCTCTGCAGCTGCCTGAGTGAATCTACGGTTTTCTTCTACGAACTTACTATCGTCTAACCCTTGCTTCATTCCTTCGGCTAGGATTTTGATAGTAGCCTGTTTCGTAACTTCAGCGCCTCCCATCTGACCGCTAAGAGTACCGAGAATGCTACCAGCATTAGTTAAGTTCAATCCACGAGAAAGCTGATTTCCAAATACAGACTCTCTCTGCATTCTGGTCGAACCACCAGCACCTTGAATATTTCCGGCCATTTCAAGACCCATTTCTGGCAAGAAACCGGCGCCGAGATTCTTACGGAAGAAGCCACCTTCTCCATATAGACCTTCATCGCCAAGACCCATTTGGCGTTGAGCCTGAAGGTTTCTCATGTAGTTCTGCTCATATTCTCCGACAGCTTGAGTCTTAAATGGATTCTGATTCTTCAACGCCTCATAGGTATCGCCGTAATTCTTGCCCAAGTTTTCGTTCAACATGGACTCATAGCGATTATTGGCAGTTTTCGAGAAGGGGCTTAGCATCAAAGAACGTTGACGTTCATCACTCAACATTCTCCATAGTCCCGTTCCTGCCGCACCAACACCTGCCAGGGCGCCAATACCAGTCCAGCCAGTTCCTACGGCGGTAGCAGTTCCTGCCCCTACAAGACCTAGGTTGCCAGCTAAGCTAGCCTTGTCTGATCTGCGTTCGGCCAAGTTTCGTTCAATGGACATTTGAGCAGCACGTTGACGTTCATCTTGGAAGTTCTGTTCAAAGACAGATCGACGACCATAAATGTTGTTAATGTCACGACCAAAAGTGCCCTGCACCGCGCTTCCAGTAGCAGCCTCGGAACGCATTGGCATCCCTTTCCAATCGCGATAGAACTCCGAACCTGCAATCAAACCTGAACTAGCTAGGCCGAGGAGGCTTCCGCCCATTCCAAGAGGGTTCTGTCTGAGAGCGCCAGGAATTTGCGACATTCCATATTTCAGGCCGCCGCCTCTGAAAGCTTCAAGAAGTCCTGGGATATCTCTTGGCGCAACTTTGTTGCGAGCATCGAGACCCTGATTGAGCGTTTTGTTTCTTTCTAGATAGTACTCTCTTTGACGATAGAGGTTGTTCTCCATCCTGACTAATTTTTCTCTGATCTCAAGTTCTTCTTGAGTACCCTTGGTCAGCTCTTTCTGCCTGTCTCTCAATTCAACCATCTTCTGGGCGCGCTTATCGATAAACTGAGCCAGCTTTTGCTGTCCCTGAGCTTGCTCTCTGATGTAGCTGTCAAGTTCCCTGCGCGATTGCATGGCAGTTCTTTGATATTCAGCGTGCGATTTAGGCTGTCCACCACCGATACCATACTGATTCAGGCGATTGGCAGTCATAGTCTGAGCGCGAACCATGTCCGAAGGAGCGTACAAGTCCTTCAGCTTATTCTGCATTCTTTCCACGGCCTTATCGAAGTCCGAGGTATCAAACTTTGTTGAAATTAGAAGTTCTTTTTTGATCGCCATATCTTACCGTTAGCCCTCTCTTAAGATTGTAGTGATGAGACTAACCGTTCATACCCTAGATATATCAAATAGTTTCCGAGCTTTTGAAACTTGACTCAGTGGCTCTGAATCTGACCAAAAATCAATGATTACAATTAGTTATATTTACTACTAAATAGTAATTGACCGAAAATAAGAAACATAGGAAGATAAGGAAAGAAGGGATCGGTATGGCCAAAAAGAAGTCCAAGAAGAAGAAACCGATTATCAGGCAGAGAATTACCGAGGAAGAATACCTCGAACGGCTGATTACGGCAAGTGAGCGAGCAATCAGCAGTCACGGAACCTCCATCGACGACTACTTTAGACAACAGGCAGATAGACTCAAAAAGAAGCTCGCAGACCTGAGAAAGAACAATGGAGTACGCTAAAGCTTACCTCTCTGCCTTTAAGACCATTTTTACCATGGTATCCGTGGCGTATTATACAGCTCTGATATTCGTGGATGTTCCCAGGATCTTAGCTCCCTACATAGCATACCTGTGCGTCATCGCCTCTTTTGGCGGACCTCTATCGGTGGCACTAAAGAAAGGAAAACCAATTGCTTAAAAAACTAGTAGCGCTAGCGCTGCTGTTTTCTTCAACTTGTCAAGCCGGGGAAGTATTTCTTTCTTATGGAGTCGGCATTTTTGGAAGTGCGGACCACTTCACTGGTCAAGTGAAGATGGCCAACATCGGCTATAGAACCTTTATCGCCAACGGTATCTATTGGCAGTTCAAAGCGGGCGCCTGGGGAGACGGATCGTCGGAGCCAGACAGGCATGGAAGTGTCTACATATCTACCGGACCAGGAATGGAAATTGACTTACGTCCCTTTGAGTTTAGGAGTGGCTGGAGTTTAGCTACGATCAGCACTCCAGATTCTTACTTGGGAGGTAGATTTCCACAGTTCAATGGTGAAGCATACTGGGGAGTTAGAGACAAAAATGGGAATGGGGCCGGTGTTCAATATGAGCATGTAAGTTGTCTGACTTTCTGTTCTCCAAACCTTGGACGAGATTTTGGCGTACTACAATTGAGTCACAAATGGTGAGATTAGGACACGTTGCAGACAACAAGACGGGCGCATTTTCATACGTCGATCCAGACGGAAACAAAATAACTGGCAGACCGGCACCCGGAATGATTTGGACCACGTCTAACGGAAATGGCTCTTACGATCAATGGATGTGGGATGATCCCAATACTTATTGGATTCTTGTTGCCAATTGCGCTCCTCCCACCACTTTCTTCAGCGCCCCTATAAAGTTCGTCCCAATCTCCATAATCATCGAAGACCTTGAGGCTGCCATCAAATGTGAATGCGGCTCCGACAAACTTGGACATCCAGGCCACTCGCATTGGTGTAGGAAGTTTGCTCCCTGATATATGAATATCTATGGAACCGGACCAGATCCGCACGCTCTTGGGCGTCACAGTACTTTTTGGCCTTATTCTAGGATTGATGCTGATTGCCTATGAAGACAACATCCCAAAGGCAAACTGGAAGAAATTGCGATGCCTGTTAGGTTGGCATCAACTGACCAAAAAGATCGGCAGGATAAAGATAGCTTTGTACTACTGTCAAAATTGCAAGAAAGCACGAAAATTCCCCGACATGAAGTTAATTGACGGCGGACGAAAATTGCGAAATAATCGCTTTAATCACTGAGAGGAAATAAGATGAAAATTCAGATCAAGAAGTTACATGAAGATGCAGTTGTTCCGAAGTACGCAACACCAGGCGCTAGCGGCTTTGACCTCCATGCTCTGGAAGATACCACGATTCTTCCGGGTGAAACCAAATTGGTCAAAACGGGCTTGTCAGTTGACGTTGGCCCTGGATATGAACTTCAAGTTCGTCCCCGCTCAGGACTAAGTCTCAAGACCCTTCTTCGCGTCGCTAACTCTCCCGGCACCGTCGATTCAGACTATCGTGGAGAAGTTTGTGTCATCATGCAAAACACGGATCTCCCAGGTTACTGCGATGGCTACTATCCAAAGGCCATTGACATCAAGAAGGGTGAGAGAATCGCCCAAGGTGTTGTTTGCCCCGTTGTTCAAGCGGACATCGAAGTTGTCGATGAGCTTGGCGACACTGCTCGCGGCGCTGGCGGATTCGGAAGCACTGGAAAATGAATAAGGCTGTTCTCTTATTACTGCTTCTTCCTGGATGCGCAACTCAACCCACATTGGAAGATCTTATGAGGACTTCTTATGAGGTTGGCTGCGCAGAAGCTAGGTTGAAATACATAAAAGGTGCGCTACAAGACCATGAAGCGCAGACGGCAGGAGTTATTGAACTCTGCAAGGATCGCAGTAAGACTTTCGATTTACACCAAGTAGGCATCTACGATAATGCGATGTCGATTGTATATAAAACCAATCAACCTCATCGTTAATGATCCTTGATCTCTTTCTCTGCCTGTTTCTTCTTAGCACGATCTTTGGCCTTTAAACGCTCTTTATGGTTGCCCAACCAGCGATGAGTCGTACACATCGTACATCTTACCGATCGCTTGCTCTTCTTGCGCTTGTGTTTGGCCATTACCAAGTATCGTAGTCAGTGAAGTCTTTGACTTTGCCAGTCTTCAAGTCCTTCACATCCAAACTTACGCCTATTCCCGTGTTCTGAAAAATATAATGCACGTCTCTACCGTAGTAGGGCTTCTTGCTTCTGTGCAACGATCGTAGCCACTTATCAATGGCCTTCTTTTGTTTTTCGTTGATTTCAAAAGTCATACATTCTTTCTAGGCCGGGGAGCCTACGGAAACTGCCTCTCCCCGACCTCTTGTGCTATCACTTTGTAAAATTGGTGGAGTCGCAGAGGCGCTGCCCCTCTGGTTTCCAATCTTCTTTAAACGGCCGGCTGTGGGTTGGACTGTTCCATTTAATCACTCTCCCGTGTGAACCAGCAGAAAATCGGGCTGTCTACTCGACCCCAATAAAAGATTACTTCCCCAATAATTTCTTTGTCTTCTCTAAGACTGTACCTAAATTGGGACCGTTATACTTGAATCCATGCATCCAAGCGACCTGGAAGATAGCCGTAAACTCCTCGCATGTTGTAACTTTGACAACTTCATCGAGAAGTTCTTCTAGCGCTTTCTTGTATTTTCTTGCCGTGGAAGTGAGTTTCTGACCAGATTCAAGTTCGGGATGAACGCTTAGGATCTCCTGTAGACGCTTTTCCTTGCTTACCAGTTCCTGGTACCTCTCCTCGGCGATTGAGAGCGACATTCTTTTCTAGCCTTTCGGTCAAGATGAAGTCATGAAACATGATCTTTGGGATACGTCTCATTCGACTTCTCTTCAACCACTTCTTCTTGTTAATATCATGGCAGAATGATACCAAAAGTTCGGCTTCACAAATATAGTAAGCTGGCTGAACGCTGATTACAGTGAACCTATAGCTATCTCGACCAGGAACATACTCCCAAAGAAAATTACCATATTTGTCAGTCATTCCATGAAGGAACTTCTCTACAGGCTTGCCGACCACAAAATCAAAGCAATCTCCACTATACACTTCCCCACACTTTGGGGGATGAAGCACCATCTTGATTTTGTGAATTAGTTTGCGAATCATTCATCGTCTGCTTCTTTCCGAAGCTTCCTTAATTCCCGCTTATTCACGGCACGCTCGCGCTTGATACCTACGCGCTTTCCTTTTGTACCATGATCGCCATGCCAAGGGGTCGTCTGCCCCAATAGTCATATCCCGGGCCTTTCTTACCCTTCTTGGTCCGACTCACTTGCCTCTCCTGACCATGAATACGTGCTGTTCTTTATTCCACACGCTTTCCTTCTTAGGCTTACTTTCTCTCAAACCTTTTGGGTAGGGCCTTCCAGCTAGGCATCCACAGGATCTTGTATTTCCAGCTCTAAGAGCGGAACCAGTAACACGAGTAAAATTTCCGCAATCACATTTGCAGTACCACTTCATCTCGTTTCGCTCATAGCAGAGCTTTTCTACTACCAACATGCCGAAGCGAGTTCCTATGTCTATGATTTTGACATCAGCCCACGTCATCGTCCATTAAGCCAAGCTTGTACGCTTTGATCCAGACTTCAGCTTCACACTGAGGTTCCCAATCAGGAAATTTTTGCTTGATCCTCTGAAGCATTTTATCAGCCTTTACGCTAATCAAAACTGGGAGCGGAGGACGAGATTGAACAGCCACTTTTGTGGCTTCCTCAATCATCTCGGGAGACAAAACGCCGCCGCAATTCTCAGCCGACATGAAGCACCTATTAGATAGTGGTGTTCTGAAAAGCCTCTACAATAGCCTTATTCAAGCGATTGGTTGGAGTGGTTGCATCGAGAGTGAACGTCCCGAAGTTTCCGCCAAGAGCCTCTGCAACTTGTAGAGCCGTGACAGAGCTGCCCGAGAGAAGGAAGTAACCTCCGCCAGGACCGCGTTTCACGCTGACGATGTTGTTCTTACGAAGCAGTCTCATGATCTGCTCCAAGAAATTCACCGTAGTTCCGATCTCCACAGCAAGATCCTGTACCCTAGCAGGTCCACCCTTGCTCTTGAGCGCATCAACTGCCTTAACACCCAATTCCACTTTTTTAGTCAATTTCATAGTTTCTCCATTTACAGGTTGAAAAATTTGACTGCATCACAGACCGTAAAGTAAACGGCTGCAGCGCTCACGACCGCCCAAAGCGGTCTCTTTTCGATGTAATTTCGAACTACACCCATCAAAAAGAAAAACGCTAAGAGGCTACTGTTCCAACCAGCAGTGAATGCTAAACTGTGATCCATTCTAATTTCTCCTATTTCCTTATTTCAGAGTAAACTAGAACACTCAGGAACGCAAGCACTTATTTTTCGTCCAAAATCTCTAGTACTTTCTCGACGTTAGCCTGTGTCAATCCGATATAACTACTCGTTTTGACCAGCTTATTCATATAGGGTTCCATATCAGAGAAATCGTCTAAAATTGCGAACTTCGTAACTCCAGGGTGCGCGACCAGCCAGCACTGAATCTGGTGTCCTCTGTGAGGTTGTCCGCCGATCTTTTCTTCGCCAGTGATATCAATGACACGTCTTGGATCAATTCCGTTGTGCTGAAGTACGTTCTTGACATATTGCAAACCATGCATTCGCCAAGCGCTAGAAACCACAATCTTGAGATCGGGAACTTTCTTAAGTAGGAGTTCTAAATTTACACAAGCAGGCTTGTAGAAATCAATGCCACGACTGATTTGCGGATATAGGTTCAAAACACCGTCAAAATCGAGAAACAAAACTTTCATAAATCACCAGGGACATCCTTCGGGTTTGTTAGCTATTTCTTTATATCCGTAAAACTCTACCAGCACATCGAGAGATTTTTTCAGGTAATCTGGCCAACCAGATACTTCACCGCACCAGTAGACTATTACAATGCAGGGAACTTTGAAGGGATCAGCAATATCGAGTATTCTTCTCCTGTCCTTCTCGTTTCTTCTCAAAAAAGTCTTTTGAACTGTCTTTTTAAGGTCTTTGTCGTATCTGGCCAGGTCTTCTCTCATTACTTCTTCCCGTGGGCACCATTCTCGACGACGGTAGAAGGAGTAATCCTTACAAAGCGACATCTCCATTGAAATTGTTGAAGATTTTGTGCGCCTACGTAAGCAAACGCAGACCTAAGCCCACCTTCAATATCCTGGAGAACATCTTCAACAGGCCCCTTATAAGGAACCAAAAAGGATTCACCTTCTGCAGTACGCCAAGAAGCACTCTTGCCCTGCTCTTCATAAGATTCCTTTGAGGCCGATCCTTTGTACTTTTTGTAGACTTTCGAGATGGTTTCGAAACTGACAGACTGGCAAGGCTTTCCGTCCTGCTGAACAGTCTCACCCGGAGTCTCATAAGTTCCTGCCAACATTCCGCCAAGCATGACCATTGAAGCACCTGCGCCGATGGCCTTGGCGATATCACCAGGAGTCTTCATTCCGCCGTCAGCAATCACAGGAATGCCCTTCGGAGTAAGCCATTGGCTGATTTCCTGAATTGCAGAAAGCTGAGGATACCCTACGCCAGTCTTCATACGGGTAGTGCAGGCACTACCAGGACCGATTCCCACCTTGTAGGCATCTACGGCCTTGCCGGCTTTTTCTCGAAACGTCTTAACGCTGTCTATGCCCGCAAAGTTACCAGCCACGATACAAGCGCCAGATCCAAACAATTCTCGCAGATAGACCGCCTGTTTTACAACCGACAGCTGTGCGCCGTGAGCCACATCAATAATGAACGTGTGCGCGCCATGATCAAAGAGAGCCTTTGCTCTTTCAAGTTCTTCTTTTCCAAGACCGATGGAAACCATCGGCGAATCGTCACCGATGGAAGCTTGTACAAAGTCCTTAACGTTCTCTTCGATAGAACAAAATCTATGCAGACACGCCTGTGCTCCTTGATTGAGCATTGCTCGCGCCATTTCTGGCCCGGTTACAGTATCCATATTCGCACTAATGATCGGAAGTCTCATTGTCAATTCTAGAAGCTTAGCCGATAGATCCACGTCCTTTCTGCTGAATCCGTACTGATCAACAAACTGAGGGACAATTAGGACATCGTCAAATGTAAACATTTCCTGCATTACTCTAGACTCTCTTTCTTGTATGTGCCTTCGAAACTATAGACTACTTCACTCACACCAGATTCAACCAAAAACTGCCAGCAGCACTCGCAAGGCTTGGCCATGGCAAGCGTCCCGTCTTTCTGTTGCCTAAACACGTATGCGGTAGCTCCAGCAATGTCGCTATATCCGGCATTCATCCACGCCATGAATTCTGCATGAATAGACTTGTAAGTGTGCGGGCTACGCGGATGTGTCTTGTTAGTATTGAAACCAATACCCAAGACTTTGTTGCCCTTAGCGATCACACAACCCATCTTGTACTTGTGATGATCAGATTTTTCACTAGCTTTCTTAGCCAGATTGATGAAGTGGTTGTGCTTCATATTTAGTTATGTTTTCGTTGGGAAGCGTCTTGCGATACTGAACCCAGCCCCGAAAGTTGCCCGATCGAGTCTCTGGATCTATTGATGCCATAGCCTGATGTTCTGCGGGCGAGGCATGAAGTGGAGCGGAACTAAGTAAACGTTCGTAAAGTTGCATGTCTTCTGAAAAAGAGGGAACTTTCCCTTCGTGATTCAAGTACGAAACACGCGCACATCTGGCTACAGAGCATTTCACGGCAGCATCATCGCTCAGCGCTTCCATATTACCCACAAATGGCAAGTGCCACTGACCAAGAGATAAGCTGTCTGGTTCGCTATTCGTAAATGCTTCATACATCAAATCAGCCAGAGCATGGATTTCTGGCTGAGCAGCGGGATGGCAACGAAGCGCAAAGAAGTTATCCCAGTCGGTCGCGGTAACAACTACCGTAATGTGAGCCCAAGGCTCTAGAACGCGATTTGCGTACTGCTTATGTACTTCCAGGTCTGCCAGACGTTCGGCGATCTCTACGGCCCTGTCACGGCCTTCCAGCCACGCTTTAACGGCCTTATCATGATCCTCTTGATCCAAAGCTGCTCCGCCCTGCATACCTTTTTGGTTTTTGGTGAAAGCTAATGGGATAACTGGGTTGTCTTTGACCATCTGGATGGATTTCTTCACGGGAATAGCCCTGGAGCTAGAAGCGTTTCTGGAAAACATCCTATGAGTCATGAATTCAGCATGAATGAAACGTGGGTAAGTAAGGACGAAAGTAGTAAGTCTAACACCAGAGGGGGCGACCGAATCACAGACAATCTCAGCTTTTATCATTCATTTCCCTCACTAGTTTTTTCAAAATTTTCTTGAAATCTGGCGGGGACCACCATTCTTTGATGGCGATCCAGGCGCTTACTGCAACCAGGCCGCCAGGAAGAACGGCTGCAGCTACCCACACACTCTTAGGCACCTTTTTCAAACGAAAAAGCGCACTTTTGATCGCCATGCCTTATTTTAGTTTGAAACCCCACTTGCGCGCAAGTTGTTTCCTCTTTACTTTCGGTATGGAACTATTTTCCATAAATGACATGCCGTCTAAATGTTCCATCTCGTGCTGTACGCAAACTGAATGAATGCCAGTGAAAGTAGTCTTATGCTCTTTGCCGTTTTCGTCATCGTAAACGAGTTGTACCCACTCGGCACGTTCAGGTACTACAATGGTTTCGCCAGGAGCGCTAAGGCAACCCTCTTTCAGGTTAGCCGAAACCACAGAACGATGAAGAATGTATGGATTGACTAAATTGATACGTTTTCCGTCTGGACCCTGCATCACGAACATGTGCCAAGGCAAATCCACTTGATTTGCAGCTAATCCCATTCCATTGTTTGCTTTCATGGTTTCCCACATAGAATCTAAGAGAGTCTTCAACTCTTGGTCGAACACAGTGACTTCTGTGCAGGACTTAAAAAGCGATGGATGAGGGAATTTAAGGATTTCCATTCAGCACGTCACCTACGGGTTTGATCTGAATGTACTCAAGGGTCTGATTAGCTTTCTTCAACTCTGAAATCGCCAGAATTGCCAAGATCATCAGGACTACGAAAAAGAAGGCCATGCTAGCATTTTCTCTGTTTTTCCACATTAGCGTAGCGTCCATTGAAAGCTCAGAATGTATGAGTTTGGAGTAATTTGATTGCTGAGCGAATCGCAAATACCCATAGTGGGTAGTTTGAAAACCAGACTCTTATCTCGATAAGTCTTATAAACAAATCCCACAGCGCCAACGGCCATTGAAACGTGTTTTCCTGCGACATCAGTGGCCTTAGTGGCTACAAGCGCGGTAGTCTTATCCTCGGCGCCATCCACCTGCTGTCTGATCCCCACTTGGCGAGTACCAGCATCCACGGCATGATTGCATGCGTTATTATACGTAGCGCTAGAAGCAGCACTCATGCAAAAAGCAGTGATGGCTTGTGAAAACAGACCCGCCATTAAAAATCCTCAGATTCCTCTTGCCATAACTTATCTAACTCATCGTCCGACTCTGTAACTGGAACTTCCTTCTCCATGATCTTATCGAGAACTTTCGAATAATGAGACATCTCTTTATTAGACGCTGCACTCATCAATTCACCAAGGGCATGGATCGCCTCTTTATTAGTTAACTTTCCTATCTTCCAGTCTTTGCAAACTATACACATAGCCTTGTCCGTGACTCATTTCTCCTAGGTAATGCATTCCCCAAGGAAAGTCGTCTTGCTTTTTAGGCGGAAACGGTGGACTACCCTGATAGTAGTCTACCTTTGAGGTTCTATCTCGAACTATGAGACGAGAATCCTTACACTTAGGACATATCATGGAATCAATTTCCGTTTTGCTCCATGACGTGGCGTTCCACTTATTCCCGCAATAGGTGCATTCTATCTGGATCTCTAGCTTCATTTCGCTTCCTTCAACTGACTCGTAACCAGAAACATAAGCTCTATTGTAATATTTTTCACTACCAACGCAAAATCCTTATTTTCGCTAGCGTGTTCAAGCATTTTTTCCTTGAAATATCCAGGAGATATCTGTTCAGCACGCAGAAGAAGGCGACCTCCTTCTTCATCCATACCCAATTGGTACCAGTCATGAGCCAGACAAACGTAGCTCTGCGCCTTTCTTTCTAAGGGCAAGAAGGGATCATCGTTCACTTCCTTCTCATAACCGGACAAGGCCAGGGCGAGGTTCTTATGTTCTTCTGGCACATCACCAGATAACTTAGTGGAAGTCGGTGTTCGAACTGTCATCGAGATACTCCTCAGAAACCCACTTCAAGGCCCTCTTGTTACCACCAAAGTCGTATTCCACGGCATCCTTGATGACGACACCTTCCCTGACCTTTTGGACCGGGGCATACGCGGACTTGCCTTGAGTGAAGCTAAAGGCAGTGTTTCGATAGTACTTGCCCTTGTAGAGGACAGGCACATGTTCAAAGCCTCTCTGTTCACAGAACTTGGCAACCTCATCGGGCGTGAGCCACTTAAATGTCTTCCCGTCCGGTTGAAGGACTTTGACATCGAAAACCACGAAATGGTGTTCTTTCAGACCATACTCGTAGTTCTTTTGAATGCCAGGTCCGACGATCTCGCCGTAAACAATCTCCCCAAGCAGAAGCTTGTTGAAGACATCAATCGAATCAAAGCACTTACCGTAGACATCGTCGCCATAGAAGCCTTTGTAGGTTGAAGCGGCAGAAATATCCACATTGTTCGATCCATAGCACTTCTCAACCTTCGGAGCCAAACCGAACAGCTTCTTCAGCTTCTTGAGCCAGGTGTTAGCGATGAAGGGCAGTTTGGATGCGCGGGCATTGGTTCCATGCAACTTCTCCTGGATCACAACTTCGGTTTCACCTTCCTTGAACAGGTCAGGGAACCACTTGATGTTGTCCAGGCCATTGTACTTGTGGAACAACGGATGTTCATGCTTCTTGTTGCGATTCTTTGGACCAGCTGGGCCTTGAATCTTCGGAGCAGGCGGTTGATACTTCTTGACTCCCAAAATGGTCTTGAGATCTGCCTCCAACTCTGGAGTTCCAACCTTGTCTTGAACCTCATCCAAGCTGATCAACATACCTTGAGATGCAAGCTTACGAATTCGAATCTGACGAACTCGATGCTTGGTCAACTTGATCTTAGCTTCGGCGGGAAAAAGGCGATCCTCAAGCCACTGAGGAAGGATCGAATCGATCGGGATATAAATCACCTTATCGCCAATCTGGAACTTGTCCTTCGGAGCAATGACCTGAAAGCCATAGACCCAAAACACTGCTAAACGATCGGCATTGTTGTGCGGAGTTACGTTCAAGATAGTCGTATAAGGCACCTTGTAGGTACTTCCCGAATCATCCTCTTCGGCAGGAGGTTCTTCAGATACGGTCTTGTTCTCGTATTCTTCCTCTTTCTTTGCCCATTTCTTGTACCAATTGTCGGTTGCAAAAAATTTGAACATTAGAAATTCCCTTCCGCACAAGCAAGGCACGTATAGCCGCGCGAGCGCCACATATCGACCACTCTCTTACGATCATCAATCATGAAATGAGGCGTGAAACGAGTAAGAATCTCAAAATCAAGAATGATCTCCTTGATGATACTGTCGTCTCTCTGATCTCCACGAGGTCTCATGTAGAGATGAAACTTATCGCCATAAGGAGAATCTGGAACACCGTAGTTTCCCTCATTCAACTCGTACATCCTATTTCTCTTAAGCCAACCAACAGTTGCCGACCTGTGATTGTCTGGGCGACCAGAGCAAAACACGATGGCAACTTCATCGGACACCGCCGTGAGGATATCTGCACACCATTGGTTTACAGCATCTCCATTCATTTCATCGAAGAAGCCCTTCCAATCCTTCTTTTCACCCTCCGGTCTACGAACGTAATGTAGACGATGTCTAATGTCACAGAGAGTACCATCCAGATCGCAAATGACAGCGGGTGGCTTATAACCTTCCCAACCGAGTCTTTCTACAACATCTGCCTCATCGTCAGACACCCTTTCATACTTCGAGAAGAAGGTAGCCAACGCAGCTCGCGCATTAACCTCATCCTTAATGGTCTGATGGTCCTTGCGAGACATACAACGTTCAAAACACACGTAATAGGGCACATGGAGGACAACGATCTTAGTGCGATAGCCACGGGCCTTTGCAAGATCCAGATAACGATTTCTCTGAGACTTGTTGAAGTTCATCCGATCGACAACAATGCTCTTTCCAGCTAAGAGGGCGTCATCGTACAGGGCAAGATGTTCTTTGCCCTGAGAATCCTGATTAATGTAGACGGCCTCGCCCTCGATATCGGGTGTATTTGCAATAAGCTGCTTAGCTAACGTGGACTTACCCGAACCAGCGGGACCGACCAGCAATGTGAGTTGCGGCATAACCTCTCCTAAATAAGAAAATAAGATAGATAAGGAAAATAGTCAACTATCTTTTACGATCTTCGAATAGACATCATAAACGAAGTTTTCAGACCATTCATAATCCGGCTTTTCCCTCAAGGGAGAGAGTTCATGGGCTTCGTAAAGCTTTGCCAAACCTTCCTCAATGATTTCGGCCACCTGCTCGTAGGGTAGCTCACCCTTCTTGATCTGCAAAAGAAGCTCGCGATCAGGACGAGGAAACGTGATGTGATTCTTAGCCAAGAGTTCAAGGGCTTCGCTGTTCACTCGAACTGCATGGGAAAGAGCCTTCCAATCAACTCCACCGGCCAAATGAGCTTTGTGCGCTCTTTGGCCATATCCATCGAGCATCTTTCCCACGATCTCACGGGCATACTTGATCGTGGCATGAAACGGGATGTTTCTACCGTTCACACGAATGTGCGGTTGATCGATCAAACCCTTCGGACCCTTTAAAAGAACCACTTCTACTAATGGAGTCTTTTCAAGAGAAATGAAACCTTGACATTCTTTTACAAGCGCATCGATAGAGTCAGAGTACATCAACAGCTTATTGTACGGATTCTGTTTAAGAGCCAATAAAGAGTCGAGGTATTCCATAACCCTCTTCAAGGCATCCATTCTGGAACCTTTGATTCCGTACTTTGCAGCTTGCTGGCGCGCATAGCCAACGAAAGCGTTCACGTTCCTGGTGATCAGTCTTCCTCGATTAGCGTAGATATGATCCAAAAGATCGATTCCGTGTTCTCCAGTTTTCATGTACGTGAACATGTACCGAGGCGCAAACAACAGATCAAGAGCCACCGTCTGACCTTCCATGAGAAGTTCCAGATATCGATCTAGACTGAAAATCTCAGTGTCGATATCGTCCTTGTTGTTGCGCTCGTACGTAGCTTTTGGTCGAGACTTACAGATTGTCCCCTTGAACTTATGAAGTACAATCTCCCTAGCCGTAGGCAGGTAAATCGCCTTGTAGTCCAAATCGGACGAGGGTGTATCTGTACCGTACAAATGCGAACCAAACTTAAGTTCTAGGATCTTGTTCATTTACGAGACTTTCTTGAACGATTTTCATGGCGTCTTCTGCACCGACGAAATTTAGGACTTTAAAACCTTCTTTGTAGGTTTCCAAATAGTCGCACACTACGTCCAAATGAGTAAACAGCGGAAGGGGAAGCTCTTCTCCTACGACTTTTGCTACGATTTTATCGTCCTTATCGCCGTTGTCATCACAAAGAAATGCACCAACGACTTCCACTCGTACTAAAGCTTTAGGAACGATTGGATCTCCGATAATACAGACATCCAGCGGATCGCCGTCCTCGTATAAAGTATCAGGCACAAATCCATAATTGTATGGCAATGGGCTAGGAAGAGGACGATCAATATAAAGCTGACCAGTTTCCTCGTCTAGTTCGTACTTGTAAGTAGAACCCCTGGGAATTTCCACGATGGAATCAATGATCTTCTTCATTCTTCCCTCTCATCTGGTGCCAAAAACATCTGGTCGAGCGTATAAAACAGGCCCACTAAAACGAACACAAAAGCGGTAGCGAAGTACTGGTCTGGAGTAAGTAGAATAGGCTGCATACTACAAACCTAACGCTTCCAGAGCCTGTTCGTGCAACGGCACTACCGCATCTTTGACTGCTTGAAGCAAAGATGTATCTTCGGCAAGAGCAGCGTGCTCAACAGCTTCGTGTAAGTACTCAATTCCAAGAAAAAGAGCATAGAATGCTTCCTGCGTGTTATTTTCCTCTAGCGAGCGCTTGAAGCAAGCTGCAGCACGAGAGCCCCACTTCCATGCGGTCTCCACTTGAATTTGATCGTAACTCTTTTCCTCTAACTCTTTAGCTGCTTCTTCTACTTTGAGCATATTCTTTCTCCTTAAATCGGAATGTCTAAAGCGCGGCTGTCTTCCTTCAAGATATCCAATGCCTTGACAGCATCTGGAAGGGTGAGTCCGATGTACCAATGCGTAGCTACGACTTTCTCGTTCTCTTCGTGACCCGAGCCGATGTAGTTATCATCAATGATAACGAAATCCGTTACTTCCTTATGCTCGTTAAGCCACTCATTGATCTCTGCTCCTCGGCAAGAACCGCCAAATCGAAAGATCGAAGGCGTCCTATCGATCACCCTCGACGAATCAATGCCGTACTTAGCTAGATGCTCCTTTAGCCAATCGAGACTGAAGAGTTCGCGCCAAGTACTAGAGATCACGATTTTCACGTCATCCTTGCAATGCTTCAGGATATACTGAAAATTAGAAGCACAAGTAGGGTCCAGATGCTCGCTTACTGGAGGAAGTCCTTCCTTCTGTTCTTTCGTAAGCTTCTTCCTCTCAGAAGAAACTCTGATAAACGAAGCTGCAGAATTCAGCACACCATCGAAATCAAGAAAAATTACCTTCATACTTCGCTCCATTTAATGAACTGCGGTTTCGGAATGAACTCGTTAGGCTGCAGATCGTCGTAGCACCAAGTTGGCTTAGAAATTACTAGATCGACATACTGTTCAAGTTTCAACGTCCTAACAACTGCCTCTGCCCAATCCCAGCCACCTGCCGACCATACGACAACCGTATGACCACGCATTTTGTGAGCCTTCAGCTGTTCGATATGCTGATGGTGAGGAACTAACCTCTCTGTCCATGAACCGGACTGAACAAGTTCGCCGTCTGGATTCATCCAAAGTCCGCCAGGGCAAGTAAAATCGATGCCGTACTTATCCTTTTCTGCCTGAGAAGGATTCCAACGAACCAAAGTATCGTCTACGTCGAAAAAGACCGACTGTTTACAGGGAATTACAATCATCCCGTCCATATTTGCTTATTTTGCTTATTTAGTCAACTGCTTTATTTAGACTTCGCAGTTGCCAGAGGAGCAGGCAAGGCTTTTCGCGCCTTCCGTATTGTCGTCGATCTCGTATTTACCAAGTTGAGAGTAGTCGATCTTAGGAAAACTCTTGACCATCTCTTCATACTTGTCTTTCGTAATCTTTTCGTATGGCGCCTGCTCGTAAACATGCTCTTCGGCGGGCAAAAAAGAGATCCCATTGACGATATCCCAGTTTTTGTAGACCCAATCACCAACGGAAAGCCATTCATCGGGTCTAACGTAGACCGTGATCGACGCGTTATGCTCGCACCAGTTCTTTTGAACCTTTTTGTACCACTCTAACTGCTCTAAAGCGGTAACTTCTTCGGTCGTAATGCAATTTTTTGGAGCTTCGACCGGAAAAGAGACTACCCAGGTGTTCACTTTGTCTGGAGACCAGCCATTATTGTCGAAAATTGGGCAAACTGCCTTGGCTTTCTTCATCGCCTCTACTTCTGGCTCTTTTTTCTCGATCGCGGCATCGTAAATTCTCACTGCCTTGACGTAATCCTGCTTTCTTTCTCCGTTTTCTGGCGAAATAGGAACATTTTGATCCCTGATCATCCTGAAAAGAGGGTCCACTGCAGCGATTCTGTACCTACGAATGTAGTACTTTGCGAATCTTGGATGCAAACCAGAAGCAGAATCGACCAACTGAGACACTGTTCCCGATGGTTTTACGCAAGTGATGGCTGCAGGCATAGGAATTCCCATGATCTCGGAAGCTTTTTTAGCTACTTTGATCGCTTTTGCCTTGTATGCTCTAAGAGCCTCGTCAGTGCAAACGTGTGGAGCATCAAATTGACCCGTAATAGAGACTCCGAGAAGTCTTTCTTCTTCACAATTCTTCTTCCATTGCTTGCTCAGATAAGGGAAATAGGTAAAACAAGCCTGGATGATACCCATCCAGACTGCAGTCTCCACCTTATCCAACATAGTATCGATGTCGTCTTCCTCTCTCGCTACAATTTCAGAGAGATTACAAAATTCTTTATTCCTCAACTGAATCTCAGCACAAGGATTTGTTCCCGCAATTTGCTCAGCAAGGCGTCTCTTGGGTGCCATCTTACGCGCCGCTTCAAGATTGAAGATTCCGCGTTCACCGGACTTAGAGGCCACAAGCGAAGTCCATTCTTCCATGAACGTAACCATTCCTGGCTTCACATAATAGACAGCAGAGTTATTTGCCATGTAACGGCGAACAGGAAAATTACCACTCTTAGCAGATCTCATAGCTGGATCATCTAGGTCAGAGTTAGAAATCTCACTGCTTCGGCGAACTCCGCCAACCACGACGATCGAGGCAGCTTCGCACATAATGTCATGGCACTCTAAAGTAGTAAGCTTACGCCCGCGAGCCGCATGAAAAACTTGTTTGATGAAGTAGTGAAGCTGAGCCAAAGGACCGGGGCCAGAACTGCGGCCTCCCATAGTCTTCAGGCGCGCACCCTGTGGTCTTACTTTGTTATATCGAATGTCGGGATCTTGGCCAGCATACAAGGAGTTGACCAAATACTTGATCGAATCTGCCCAACCTTCTTTGGAATCTCCCACTTCATAGATTCCGTGGCTTGGACGAATCTCTTCTGGAACTGCAGGTAGTTTGCTGACGTATTTATTCTCAACAGAGAAACCAAAACCAGTCCCGCACATAAGAATGTAAAGAGCTTCGGCAAACACATCTGGATTATCAACTGCTGCGAAGGAGCAATTGTAGATCGTAACGTTATCTTGTTCTGCCGGAGCGCCAGCGGCCCACAGAAACCTCATCGAGGGCATCACGGCAAACTCGGTGAGATAGCTTTTAATTTTTCTAATCACCTTAGGAGGGATTTTTTCTCCATGATGCTTGGTGATAAAGGCAATGTAACGATCAACGGTTTCAAACCAATTTTCTCTACGGGTGAACTGATCAAGCCAACGAGAGTACGTGCGAACGTAAATGAATTCTGAGGCGGGATTCCTGAACATCAACTTCTCCGATCTTATTTACTCTATCACAGGACTTTCAGAGAAACGCAGCGTTAACGCCACTTATTTTTTCCTCGTTTGCCGGGAGGTTTTCTGAAGGAGTATGGCCCATCATGTCCACGAGAGGCAGCTTTCACTTCATCAGAAACTTCGATGAGTTGCTTCGGAGGAGCGCCGATAACACCAGACATGAACATGGCAATTTCTTGAAATGCGACAATAGGATTTTTGACCTTGTAGAACTGGATATTCTTAAGACAGGGATTGAGTTCCAAGGATCTGTACTTCTCGTCTTTCATCCAAGAATATCTTCGGCCAAGAACAGGTTCGAAACCAAAAATAGGAGTGCGATATTGATGAAAGAGTTCTTTGAGATGTTCATACTTCTGTTCAAAGAACTTCTTGACGCCCTGCGGAGTAGAAAGAGAGTACTCGTTCCAATACCCGTAACGCCATCTCTCTTTCGGGAAATTTAGCTCAAGCGCTTCTTCTAGAGTCCAGATGTAGCGGGTGATCTCGTAATGGTCTACGTAGAACAAGAAAGGATAGAACTCGCCACAAAAGGCGAGTACACTCCCGTGCCAGCCCGTCGCATACTTGGTAGTGGCGAGAAAACCTCTCTCGATAGTTTGAGTCTCGCGCTCGTACACGCACGTCTTATCGACGCCAGTTTTCATGCCCACGTCGTAATAATCGTGGAACTTCGATACGATCAACATTAGTCCGTACTGCCCTGCGGTTTATTTTTGTTCATTAGCCTGGTAATATACTCAGGCATTTCCTTTGGCGATACGCCTTCAGCGACCATCGCCTTAGCAAACAGCTTCATGGCCAAGGTAGGATCTGATTCACCTGTGAGAGTGATCAGAAACTCTACTTGCCTGCGACTGAGCCTAATGACCCCAGATTGCTCGCTCAAAGACTACTCCAGGTAGTAAACGGTGATATCGTAATCAGAGAAGACATCATTTAAGATTCCTTCGATGATCGTCCAATCGCCGCCTGCGAGTCCAGCTCCTATCTTGGGGATAGCAATTCCAAACCCTTTTGATCTGGCATAGTCTTTTACACGCTCCATGCAAACGCGAATTGCATCATAATTTGCATGGCAAATGCCACGGGGCACAAAATCGTCCTGGGTAGCACAGTTGGCGATTACCTTGCCGTCCCATTGCGGTACGAACTGGACCTCGCCTAACTTCCAGCCATCCTCATCGTACTTCTCAAGGTAATAGTTTCGCGCCTTCGGATACCTGTAAGCCATAGTCCTGGCTACGCCAGATCCGTATCCGCCACGACAGTTGCAGCCGTGTGCGATAACCTCTTCTTTGGATTCAAAAAGATCGCCCTTGATGTACTTCACCATGGGAAAGATGGTACATCAGGGGCGAAAATAAGACAATAAGCAATTACCGGGAGACTAGATCGGTCAAAGGAACTGCGTAAGCACAAAATTTCTTCATGGTCCAAACCAAAGTGTATCTCTGACCATCTTGCGACACTTCAGTGTCCTTGTTAAGAGACCACTTCCAGAGCATGTCGGCATTGCCAATGGCCTGCTCCTCAGAGAACTCTCCTGTTTGAGGGTCGAAGCCCATATACTGAATCTGCTCAACTCCAGACTCGCGCAATGACACCCTGTCCAAATGGTATGTGAATAGAGAGAGCAGGAGCTTCATATCAACGAAGGGGCGTCCGATCTTACGCAATTCTTGAGCGCGATCGAGTCCACCATTTTCATAAAAGACGAAATCGTAGTTCCCGCCCGCAGACTCATAAAGCATTTTATTCTTCATGTAATCCCGAAAATCCAGCTGGTAATTCTCCCGGTACTTCTTAGCACGATCGTTGGGCATTCCAGTAGTGATAGGATCAGAATAAAGCGTTGTGTATTTTACGACATACCTGGGAGTTTTTCCGTCGCACAGGACTCCCTTTATCGAACCTATCTTTCGCTCATTTGACTCAGAAGACCCAATAACCTTCCAAAGGGCCGCCACTGCATCATCAGGAAGCGCAAAGTAGACCTGCGACACTTCCATAGGCTTGGCTTCTTTGGAATCTGGTGTGTCATTCTTCATCCAGTTGATCAAGTCGAACGCCATCCCTGCCCAAATCAAAATGTTCATAGGCAGAGATCCGCCTTGAACTTCTTGCGCAGATTATCGTCCTCTGGCGACATGCCGACGGCTGCGTCCACTCCGCGCGTGCAGCCCTCTAACTTTGGGTCTTTCAAAGTCCCCCAAAGATCCATGTCGTCAAGGATGTCTTTCAACTTCGAGCATTTTTCTGTAGAAAATGCATCTAGTTGTTTATACTTCTCTTTTGCATCTTTGACGATATTGGTGAGAGTCGTCATCGAACTATAACGACACGACTTCATGAATGAATCAGCTTTATCGTTCGCAAGAGCCAAAGAGGAAAGAAGAATGAAACCAAAGACTAAACGGCGCATACGTACCTCCAAGAGGAGGTTAACGCACTGCATCTAGATGGTCAACTACTTTTTAGGAGAAGGTTCGAGCAATCTGAGTGCTTCGATTTTCTTTGTAGATGCTGCGAGTTCGCGTTCAAGATACTGCCTGTATTCGGCAGATCTGTTCTTGTGCTTTTCGGGCACAGAAGAAGAAAGCTTGTTCTTCACGTTGTCCGCATACTTTGTCAGGCTTTGAAGTTTTTCTTTACTCATAGCTACTCATTCTTCGAATATTTATCGCTAAGCGTTTCGATCTTAGCGTTCTTATCCTTGATGTCCGCATTTATGTAAACTCGATCGCCAATGGTTACGGAATGCTTGTTTAGAATCTCCGATGTATCAATACGTTCTTTTGTTCTTTTTGCAGCTTCATTCACCGCATCTTTCGTAGCATTGTACATGTCGATCACAGCCGCTCTGTCACGCTCCGTTGTTGCATCGCCGACATTTACGACTTCAATTTGGTATTTATCACTAGGACTCTTATTATCCAGATAAGTTATCCCGCCTTCAACACTTTCGGTCTGAACTCCAAGCAAAGTCAAAGGTAGTCTAGGCATTTCTTCTGCATTTAGCCCTAGCAACTTCTGTAACTTTTCCTGATCCAAAAACAAGAAACAGAACATGGCAAACGTTCCCTTGCCAGACCCAACAGTGTCGGCGAGAATCAACATTGAAGGCATGGCAAGATGGCCGAGGATCAGCCCTTTCTCTTGTAGAATACAAAGATCCTTCAAGAGTAAAGCAGTTGCTCTTTCGATGTCGTCTTCATGAAAGGCAACCGAGAGAAAGCTGCAGGGAGACGCCGCTCGTCTAGGACCAAACTCTGGAAGGTATGGAAGCAACTTCAAATTATCAAGTTCGAAGAGATATGACATTCGATCTTCGAAAGGCACATCCTTCAATTGAAACTCACGAAGGTATTCATTGATTGGGTTAATCAAGAATCTATTGATGAATCGACTGATGCTACCAAGAAACTTTTCTTTGAACTTGTTCTCATAGATGTTGTATTGATGGACCAATGAATCCACCTTGACCTTTTCCAAAGATTGCCTAACTTCCGGGCTATCTTTTAGAATCAAATCTGTAATGTCTTTTGCTTGAAGGACTCCTTCTTTAGGCGTTCCATCAAATTCCCAAGTTCTGTAGGGAAGGAAGCTGACTTCTGTCTCACCTTCCTTGGCCTTAATGTGATCTCGAACTAGATCCTCAGCAGATCTTCCCGTAAACTTGGCAATAGCCAACTGAGTCGCTGGAACCCGATAGTGGCGCAACTTATTCTCGCCCATGCTTCGAGCGTAAGTCATAGAGAGATCAACGATTGCTAGAGGTCTTAATTCGATCATGTTAGTCCTTCAGAACTAGAGCACGATAAGTACCATTTTCGTCAACTTCTACTCTCAGTCCGAGAGCGCGATTGGCGTCAATGTAGAACTGAATGTCCTTATCCCTGTAATGCCCAATTTCCACCCAAAGTCCGCGATCGAACTTTCGTTGGGGCTGTTCCTCAAGGAGCTTCTTTCTATCGACATACTTCAAGTATGTTTTGCCATTATGCTCAGCTAGTTCAAACATACCGGGATATATCACAAAAGAAAAAGGGCACCCTTTCCGAAGGGGCGCCCTATAACTGTAATGAATTACGGATTACTTACAGTTTGAAAACTAATTATGCGGGTTGTTCTTGTGATAGGCCGGACGAACGATGATCCTTTTCTTGATCAGATCTTGCCTCTTCCTCTTCATTAACTCCCTGTACCAAGAAGAGTTAAAATAGATCTCCTCTTCCTCGGGAGTGAGAATAACCAATCTCTGATGCTTCGAAACGTCTTTTTCCATACTACTTCCCTTCCTTTTTATTTCTCTCTGAGAACCTTTTTTCCAAAAACGTGAGCTGCTCCTTGTAGTAATCGATAGTCTTTTTCAAGTCTTCACACTGAGCGATAGTCTTCTGAAGCTTTTCCACAGGACAATTCTGTTGAGTGCTCCATTTTCTATGTGTATCGCATCCAACATTAATGGCGAGATTGACAGCTTCATCTGGGTCGAACTGATCGATGTTGTCAATGCCATGTAGATCATTGATCCCGCCACAGTCATAAACGGAAATATAGACTTCCACTTCAGGATTGAGCCGCTCTAATTCAGCGATCAGTTCTTTAACTTTCATTTTCTTTCCTCTTCGCAGCCAACTGCGCCTGACAGCCAGGGCAATACAGAGCCGGCCTATCTAAGACATTTTTGTACCTATCACGTTCTTCGATCAACTCAGCAATCCTGGCTTCTACTTTCTGCTGAATGTCCCAAGCCACCGAAGATGGAACCTCTAGATAAAGACAGTCTAACGCTTGTTTCAATGCTTTCTCCGCTTCTGTCATGTGGTGCCCCTACAGAATCCGCATCCAAAACGAGCGCACTCAGACTGCCTGTCTGTTCCGCGACAAATGCAATCAGGATCATCTGGCCCATCTTGATCGCCACGTCCATGATCAGAATGTAATGCCGCTCTATAGCCAATGTTGTAACCTGCCTGAAAAACAACCTTCTCGCAGCAGTTATCACAAACACCATAGGAATCACATGGAGGCTCGCACGGAAATACTTTCTCTATGAACGCCTTAGCCTCTTCAGAAAGAGGGGCATCTTTCCTCTCTTTTGGTTCATGACGTGAAATAGCCCATGGGTCCATCTCGTCCACGCCAATTCCCAGAAGTCTTTCGTAGAAAGCTCTCTTAAATAATTTGGTCATACTTTTCCCGCATTCCTTGGATGATATCTTTCGATGATCTCTTCTAGAGAAATACATTTCTCTTTTTCTCCAGCCCTATTTTCTCTGATTAACTCTTCCATGGAAAGGGGCGACATGGCCGATGTTCCATTCTTATCGGCGCGATCGAGTCGGGCTCGATTCTCGGCATAAGAAGAATGACCATGCCAACTATCCAAGTACTGAAGCATCTGCTCGCGAGAGACTATAAATGTCACCGGAGCATCCACAATAGTGGACCATTCAACGTATTTATCTTCGGCTAATCTCACAATGAATCGGGGCATACTATTTATCCTTGTCCTCTTTGAATTGGTAGAAATAGTCGAAATTGTCTTCGCTCACCCAGCGAGAAGTTCCCTCACAGGTGAACTCATGGTGAAAGACCTTCCAATCAGGTCTCTTGTCGAACTTCTTCGTAATGAAGGCGCCGCCGTCCATCCAAAGAACCCGATTGTTCGGCTGACAGAAAAGCTGATTCACAGGGTTGCCATCTTCGTCTTCTAGGCCGAGAATTACGTGACCGCACTTATGGCCGCCAGCCATCTCTGCGTACCCGAGATTGTATTCAGGAGAATTGCACCAATCCAAAGTAAACAGGTACCTGCCGGTAATCCACTTGTGATTCTTCAGTTGGATGCGAACCTTAGAGTTCTTATGATGCTCCCAAACAGTACAGCCCATGTTGGGCGAGTAGCAGTCCCAAAGCTGAAGCCAATCAAGCGGATAGTTCGAGTGCTGTGTATCACCCACCAAATAGTGAATTGGAACCCGATCGTGGCGGCTCCCATACTCGGTCATGACATGAAACATGAGACAGCGGCGCGTGATAGAGACGGCGCCAAAGACTTCGCAGAAGACGTACTCCTTGGTCGGAGCATCGGGCAGCTCATCGTACAAGAAGTTGCTCTTGAGATACATCCCGAACTCAGGAACTTGAACGTTTGGGTTCATAACAGTTCCATCTCTGCACCATGGTCACATTCCTTGCAAATCCAAAACTCTCTATACTGATGCCGTCTCTCACCCTCTTTGTATGAGTAACAGAGCCCACCTTTGAGCGGAGACCCATCTAATTCGGTGTAGGTTCGAGAAACTTCCCCATCACACTTGACACAATTGTAATTCGCAGTTTCAAAACACATGTGAACACCACGAACGATCCGATGGTTATTTTCGAAATCGTTATACCATTGATACCTACCCTTGTATTCTTTTGAGAATCTCTTCTGACAATCTCTACAGTAATTATATTCGCTGTAGTGATTCGGATTGTCCTCATCTCCAGGAACATCTGATCCACCACCAACCAGCGTCATCATAGTGCCGCGATTACTCACATGTTTACTGCCACAAAACGGGCATGTAGTTTCTGAAGAGTACCCTTCAGGAATCTGCTTAATGACAGTGTAAATACTAGCGATTGGGTATTTCATGTGAAGTCATCTCCGTCCGAATCGTAACCAAACCAAGGGCTGAACTGCCTTTGGCGTCTGTTAGGAGTTCCAGCGAAAGTCAATGCCCTCTTCTGCTTGTCAGACAAGAAGCCACGTTTGTCGAAGAAGGCGCGGCAGCTTTGGACGAAAGCAGAGTGCGGAACTCTCTGTTCGGCATCTAGAAGTTCTTTCGGTGTCGGATCTTCCGGCTCACCGAAGTAGTCATCATTGTCGTCATAGGGATCTGGCTCCCCGGCTTCAATGTCATCAATGAGTTGACTTTTCATCCGTCCCATCTTGAATAAGAAGATAACGAAATAGAGAAAATTAGTCAAGAACCTTCTCGGCGGCGCAGCCGCCGTAAGCGCTAGCAGGACTTTTTCATTAGACTACTTAGAGAGTAGGTTATAGTGGTGATGGGAATGAGAAGAAAAGAGAGATAAAATCGCAGCAAGAATCAAGACATTTCGGAACATCTTGGGCATGGCGGAAAGCTCGGGAATACCGTCACGATGGAGGGAAATGCCGAACATCATCGACACCCAGGCACCGAAATGGAAAAAATACATGTGAAGGAAGTTCATCGTAAAATACAGTTTTTGTGGATCATACCTGTTCCAGTACAAGCTGGACAGGCTAACTTGAATGTCCAGCCTTTATGCTGAGTTCTATTTTGCCTACCCGAGAGTACCCTTCCTATGTTGCTTTCTTGAAGATTCAACTCTTTGCCAGCCTCTCTTATCGACTGAAACACTCGTTCTTCTTTGGTAATCAAATTAATAGCTATAATAGGGATTCTCGCAGTTGCATAAATCTTTTCACGATGAGCCTTTCTAGCTAGCGAATCAAAACCTTGGCGATATTTGGACATTTTTCTTTTACATTCTTCAGTTCTTTTTAAGCCTTTTAGAGGACTGCCTAAAGCTTCAAACCTTGCCTTGTTATCCAGCTTAGTCTTCGCTTTATGACACTTATTGCAAAGAATGCGAACATTGTCTAAACCGATGGATTGACCTCCAAAACACACCGCTTTAATGTGGTCAACTTCTGGTCTCAACTCATAGGGAACTAGCCTACGAAAAGCCCTGATGTAACGCTCAATAAAATACGATCTCGGAAGTCGTACGATCCATCCCCTTACTTTCCTGAAAGCATCTTTCAAATAAGGAGTATAGTCCAGCTTACATTCCGAACAACTCTTTCCATCACGCTTCAAAAGAGCATATAGGCCGTGCGCTGATTGAGGGGCACACCAAGATAATGCGCTCAAAACACACTTATCCGAACACCATTTTTGTCTTTTACCCGGAAGAATAGATAGACACCAAATACAAAGTTTTCGACCATCTTTTACGATGGACTTGAAGTCACTTAGATTTAGTCTTCTTTCTTTGTAACTTTTTGTCAGTTCTACGACCTGGGGATTGTTTGACTTTCGCATCGTACTTCTCTCTGAAAGCTTTCCAGACTTCTAGCACGTCAAATAGGGGCACCATGACGTAGTGAGCCTTGTCCTTAGGAAGACCAATCTGGGCCACAATTTTCCTCTTGTGTGGGATCGATACGATCCCTTTTAGAAGGGCGTTCAGATCAGCTACTTTTACTTCGATTACTTCTCTCATGTTTGCTCCAACAGCGCCTTGATTTCGACTAAGGTCTTAAGAATCTCACGCAAAAGGTCCAGTTCGGGAGTGATCAGTTGGACAGAAGGGAATGACGGGCCTGGCTGGACAGGTGCCGGATACGGCACCAAGGGCGCAGGGACTGTCGGACTAATAGGTTGAAGGGGATCTCCAACATATGTGTATCCGGCGTGGAAAGCACACAGACTGCACGGACCTACATGGTAACAGGCGCCGCTAGGATTTGAACAACGGCAACACATCAACTACTCCTAGGCTCGTAACAGAGGTTATCTAGGAAGTTGTTGGCGGCCTTATTGGCGACATCGAGGAGGATGTCACTGGGAAGCTTCTTACCTAGCTGCCTTTGGTACTCATCATAGAAGGCCATGGCGATGTTTGCTTGCCAGCCGATACGATAGCCGGGATCTGCTTTTAGAGCCTTGGTTAGAACCTTAATTGCGTTTTGGATTTCAGTCATCATACCCTTCCGGTAGTTCCGGTAATGGAACACTCATACCCCTCATATCATGAGTGCAATCAGCGCAATAATGGAGTATCCCATTGGTCAGGATATAGTGACAAACTTCCTTGATGGGATTTCCTTGGGCATCGTATAGCCAGGCATTCTTACCTTCTCCGATCCATTTCCCATTTTCGTCCTTATTGCGCATGAGTCCTGTATGCATAAAAGAAGGAGTAAAAGTGGGCTTGTTCAGATCCCCATTGACGAAGGTCCACCCATCTGGAAGACGGTGCATTTCCTTGCAGGCTGGACACCAATGAACATAACCGTTTGTAGCGCGACGGAGATAAGGAGAGATTTTGCCCATACCAAAAGGTTCGGGCCAAAAGCAGGGTCTTGTACACTATAATGCTCAGAAAGACCCCATTTTGGACATTATAGTGTACAATCCATGATCCCTTAGGGCGGATAAGGACCAAGCAGATTTATACATCAGCTGATAATTTATGCAGTATTGTATAAAAACGCTGTAACTCAGCGAAATAAAAAAATTTTTTTAAAGACAACATCGGGGTACTATTCCTAGAAAAATTTTTTTATGGAGTGTTCATGTTCCAGTACACCAGGGGTTTAGGCAGCCTAATACACCAAACCCCGATAGACGGTATCTATGTGAATTAACTGGAGAATTCGTATTCTTGCAGGGATCGTGCCACTAACATGTGTCCGTCATTCTCCCAACATGTGTCAGATAGGACAGGGAACGGGATATGCAGTTAGCACGAATAGGGCCATAGAGCGTTAATGCATTTTAGGGTGCCAAAGGAAATAAGGCATTAGGGAATGGCGTCCTATGCAAGTAATGGCCTAAACGCTATAAGCTGTGGATATGACGAAGCTAGTCAGATTGGACACGTTTAAGGCTTAGTCAGTGTAAACAAGTTCGACGAAATAAAGTGATAGGGCAATAAGGAAAATAAGGGTTTAGCGCGGCATGTCATATGCAGTCAATCTAAAGTATCGGAGGAACGTATATGTTGCGTCTACTAGTCCTATTGGGATTCCATGGCAAGTCTCACATGGCTAAGCAAGCTATGATCATCCAATGGAGTCATGACAACGGGTTAGGTGCATAATGACGCTAACTCTCATGTT